GTCCGTACTTGCCCCAGCTAAGCTCCCGGAACCGGAGCGACCTCCGCGAAGGTGCAAGTACGGACGGTCCACGCTCCGGGTAACCCCCCGGAAACCCCAAAGCCGTCCCGTCTCAAATGCACCTTGTCTGGATAGCTGGATTCGAACCAGCAATCCCCTGCTCCCGAAGCAGGTGCCCTGCCAAATTAGGCCATATCCAGTTGTGAGGACGAGCTGTTCCACTCGGGGTGCACAACCCTCGTGGTCAAGCCAGGCGATATCAGCTCCCGGCCACGCACTGCGGGACTCGAACCCACACCTCCGGCAACGCCGGTGTTCTGCCGTAGAACTTAGCAACGCGCTCATCCTCGTCGTCCCAGGAGGAGTTGAACCTCCGACCTCCGCTTTATCAGAGCGGCGCTCTCACCAACTGAGCTACAGGACGTTAGATGCTGACCGGTCACACCCGGCATCTCTCTCCGGCCATGGGGTGCGAATCCCTGGGTCCATTCGAGGCTCTTAACGAATTTGAGCTACAGCATCCACCCGAGAGGACCATCGCGTCCCGTTGGTTCGCGGCCGACAGCGCGGGGTCCGTCTCGGAAGATTTTATTTTGTTGTCAAGTCTAAAGGATCACCCGGGCAAGGAATCGAACCTGCTCCTCCAGTACCAACCGGCGGGCACCTTCGCGACGGTGGGTCCGCCGGTTCTGCGCAGTCGGTCTGGCGATGCGTCCATACACCACCGGGGTCCTCGCCTCCAGCCGGGAATCGAACCCGGACCCGCCCGCGCGCCGCCGTTGGGTACGGCGTGGGAGGACTCGAACCTCCCGGTACGTGGCCTATCTGGAGTAGGGGTACGCGCGTACCCCACAGAATCACCGTTCGTCTCCGCCCTCTGCAGCGGGTGAGGAGCTCATCCCGGATCTTCCTGCCGTGGCACCGGGTGGGATCGAACCACCGGCCTCTCCCTTTTCAGGGGAGCGCTCTTCCTACTGAGCTACAGGGCCATCACGCGGGGCAAAGGACGCCTAGGATTCGCCCCGCGCTATTCCCCGCGTGTCTCCCAGGTCATCCGCCCTAAGGGCAGAGAGAGCCAGGCTCACATCTCGGGGACCACTAGGTGGGAGGGTGGGCAGCCGGGTGAAGGTTCCAGCGCACCGCCCTGGGGGCTTCCTCCTGGTCAAGGCCTTCACACCTAGACCAGGCATACGTTCCCCCACCACGAGATACCGGCGGCTGACGGCCGCTGGTCTCGGGCCCACTCGCCGACACAGCAAGGCTCGAACTCGCTCCTCCGGCTGCGCGAACAACCGGTGTGCTGCCGTGAGTGGCTCCCATTCGCAAAAATCCCCGGCCACTCGCTGTTACACCATGCGTCGTTGGCGAGGCGACAGTTGCCGCCTCGCAATATGTGGATCACGCTCTTGAGTTGTAAAGCCCTCCCCGGCGCGACCAGGGCTATCCGCTGTGGCATGACGTCTCCGGAGCCAGAGACCGATGGGTTGACCGGCGAACGTGCACCGTTGGCCCATCGCTGGGGCCATACCCCCGGAGGGGCAGAGGGTGTCCCAGGTCCTACGCAGGATCACCGGGGGTCGAACCCGGGCCAACAGCTTGAGGGGCTGCCGAGCTACCACTACTCCATGATCCCTGGAGCCGGGCGGGCGGAGGATCTCGCCTCCGGAGATTCCCTAACCCGGCAAGCACGACGCTACCACAACTCCAGGGATCCTTGGTAGGGGGTTCTTCAGATGATCCCGAAAAGTCGCAGAAGCACCAGGATAACGACGATCACCAGGATGATCCACAGGATGCTGTACATGCTCCAGGCCTACCCGTTAGGGCCCGCAGCATTCCCAGCCGCCCTCCTCGTCGGAGCGGATCATGTCCACGCCGCCGACGATCAGGTCCCCGCAGCGGGTGCACTCGCTGTCGTAGCTCGCGACGATCCACTTCGGCCGGTGGGTGCTGCGCAGGTGCTCCCGGGGGTCACGCTGCCCGGGGTGGCGCTGCCACTCGGCGCGGCTGTCGGGGTGGCCGCCGGTGGCGAAGGGGCTCGCCGGGCCCTCAGGGTGCGCGTACGGGGTCTTCCGCCCCAGACACTCCCCGCACTGCCCCGGCAGCATCTCGTGGACGCAGCGGGCTTCTGAGTCGCTCATATGACACCGATCCCATAGTCGATGGTCGTGATGAGGGTCATGAAGAACAACAGCGCGAGGAGGACGGGGCTCGCAGACGGCCGCCTGGCGGCTGCCCTGGCCGAGAACAGGAGCCCGGCCAGGGCGAGAGCGGCCACCAGGAGCAGGCTCACTCGGCGTCGATACCCGCGTCGCGGAGCTGGCGCCGCAGGCGGCCGATGGTATTGCGGCCGTCGGCCAGGGCCTGCTCCAGGCCATCCTTCTCCGCCGTCAGCCGCCGGTTGGCGTTGCGTGCCTCGGTCAGCCCGTGATCCCGGCGCTCCAGCTCGGCCCGCAGGGCGGTGGCCTGCCCGAGGTGCTCGTTGTCCTCCTCGATCACCTGCCGGACGTAGACGATCGCGTCCAGCAGCTCCTCGTACAGGTCACGCAGGCTGTTGCGGCCGTTGAACGGCTGCAGGAAGGACCCGTACCGCTGGTACCCGACGCTCTTGCGGTTCAGCATGTCCACGACGACCAGGTCATGCATGCTGGGCCGGTCGTTCGGTACCGGCAGCGGCTGGTCGCCCTCACGCGGCTGCTCGGGCTCGATCAGCTTGCCGGTGTCCCAGTCGCGCAGGCGGCGGTCGACCAGGTCCGAGAAGCGCTCCTCGACCACGTCCCAGCGCGGCAGGCCGGGGCACAGGTAGATGTCCTCGGCTGAGCCGCCCTCGATCAGCCAGCGGTGCCAGCCGTGCTTGGCGTCACGCTCGCAGATCATCTCCGGGTACTGCTCCCGGTAGCGCTCAGGCGGCGAGCTGAGCACGATCTTGGTGTATCCGGGGCAGTGCGCCCGGCCGTGCCCGAAGGGGCGATCGAAGAAGTGTCCCTCGTGGGTCTCCTCCTCACTCCACTTCGGGCACGGCTCCTCGCCGATCTCTTCGTTGCTGCTCACGCTGGATCTCCTGTGGTCGTTTCGGGCGGGGAGTGACGACGGACGCGTTGCCGTCGAGGATGCGGGCGGACAGGCGGGCCTGCCGGGCGCCTTCGAGGTCGCCTCTCGCCTTGCGCTGCCGGGCGATCTGGTACCACATATCCCTTATCGCCCGGCGGCCGTGGGGGTGGTCCGGGGCCCAGGACATCAGTGCTTGGCGGCTTTCTTGGAGCCCTTCTTGCGCTCCTCCTCGACCTGGACGGCGATCATGCGCAGCGCGTCGGCGTTCGGGTCGGTGATGCCGCCGTGCTCGCTGATCGCCAGCGCCCCTCCGAGGATGGCGTCCTCCAGCAGCCTGATCCGCTCGGCGTCATTGCGCGCCTGGGCGTTGCACTCGCGCACCTCGTGCTCGGCCTCCTCCAGCCGACCGGCGAGCTGGGAGTGCATGTCCTTCACGGCCGGGTAGCCGGTCGGGTAGTCGATCCCGTACTCGACCAGGAACTCATTGATCCGGTCGAGCTCCTCCAGCGCCTCCTGAATGCCCGTCAGGGCCTGCGCTGGGGTGAAGTTCACGCTGATCTTCACGTGCCGCTCCCGTTGGGGTTCGGGGCACCGGGGAGGATGCCCTTGTTGACGTCGTCGACCAGCTTGGCCTTCTCGGCCCGCATGCCGGTCAGGGTCATCTGGATCTGCTTGTCGATCTCCTCCGGCCGGGGCAGCGGGTGGCCGAACATGATCGGGGCCATCATCCGCTCGTCCAGCGCCAGGCCACGGATGGTCAGCAGGGCGACGAGGGAGACCGCCATCCCCTGCGGGGTCGGCAGGAGCTGCATCCAGCAGTCGTACTGGACGTCCTCGCCGAGGGAGTTGCGGGCGACGGCGTCCGCGACGACGGCGCGGGCACCGTCAGTGATCGTCGGCTGCATCGGATTCCTTCTTCCAGGATTGAATGGGCTGCGGGACCGCGAGGATCTGGGCGTCCTCCTCGGTCGCCTCGCCCTTGATGACCCGGGCGAACCGGGAATAGGCGTCCATGACCGGAATCCACTTGTGGCACTGGTCGGACGTCTTGTTGGCGGCGGCCTCGGTGAGGACCGTCATGCCCTCGATCAGGGCCTGGTCGATCGCGTCGGCCTCGTAGCCGCCAGGGAGGGTTTTCACTTGGACCTCTTCCGGGAGATGGAGAACATCAGGCGGCGGTCGGCGGCCGTGAGGAAGGCCTCCTCGTCGGCCACGTCGTCACCTAGGAGTGCGTCCTGGACAGCGTTGCGGGCCAGCATGTTGTCGACGATCTGGCGCTCGACGGTGCCGGTCAGGACGAAGGTCATGCAGTGCACGCAGGCGGCCTCGGAGTCGATCCGGTGGATCCGGTTCATCCGCTGGATCCGCTTGGAGTGCGTCAGGCCACTCTCGTACTCCACCACGTAGGTGGCCTCGGGGACGTTGATCCCGCGCGCCCCGGCGTCGGAGGTGAGCAGCACGGCTGGCTCGTCGGACTCGCGGAACGCCTGGATCGTCTTGTGCTGTTCGACGGCGGACAGCCCGCCGTGATTGAGGAAGAACGGCAGGCCCGCCTGCTCCAGATCCTGGCGCAGCGCGTGCAGCACCGACTGGCCGAAGTAGGTGAAGACCATCGCCTTGGCCCCCTGGCCCAGCACGAGGGGCTTGAGGTACTCCAGGAGCGCCTCGGACTTGGCGCTGGGCACCTGGCCCAGGTACTGGGCTCCCAGGCCCGCCACGAGCTCCTGGGCGAGCTCTGAGCGTCCCCAGAGCAGGGAGGCCGGGTGACCGGCGATCTGGCGCAGGATCATCCACAGGCCGGGCACGTCCTGCAGGTCCCCCTCGTCGTCCCAGGCGAGCCCTTCCACGAGCTGGTAGAGCTTCTTCTCCTCCGGCCGCATGTCGACGTTGCGGACCTCTTCGACCTGCTGGGGGAACTCGGCGATCACGTCGGGGTCGGTCTTGCGCTTGCGGATGATCATCGGGGCGCACAGCTCGGCGAACTCCGGGATGTAGCTCCGGTTCCAGATCGGCGCGCGGGCGACCACCCGGTTGCCCTTCTTGATCTCCCGCCAGGCCTTGATCGCGTTCTTCTCGAACTCCCCGACCGTCGGCATCAGCTTGGGGGCGATCAGCCGGAACTGGTTGAACGCGGTCTCGATGTCGCGCTCGACGGGGGTGGCCGTCAGCCCGTACACACGCAGCCCGGGGTTCTTCTTCCGGAGCTGCTTGAGCAGGTAGGCGTGGTTCTTGTAGAGCTGGGAGGAGCGGTTGCCCAGCTTGGTGCACTCGTCGTAGATCACCATCACCCGGCGGCCCGCCAGCCACTCCAGGAAGGGTCCCTCGGCCAGGGTCTTGCCCCGGCCGGAGGGGCCGGTCACCGTGACGGCGCAGTCGTTGCGCGCGGTCTCGTAGGTGGTGATGACCACGTCGGCCCCGGCGGCGTCCAGCTTCTTGGCCCGCGTCGGCCCGTGGTAGACGTACGGCGTCAGGGTGGTGTACTTCGCGAAGTCCTCGGCCCACTCGTGGATCTTGTTCTTCTCGGCCACCAGCAGGACCAGGTCGACGTCCTCGAACTCGAACGAGAGCCCGCCGATCCCCATGGCCGCGTGCGACTTGCCCATGCCGGTGTCCCAGATGAAGGCGGCGCGCTCCAGCAGGTAGCCGTAGGCGATGCCGTCGACCTGGAATTCATAGACCCGGTCGGACCGGTAGACGGGCTTTTCAGGCACGCTCGATCACGACCACGATGCGGTAAACGCCGCACTCGCCCATCTGCTCCCGGGCGATCAGGGTGTCCCCGGCGATCACCATCAGCGGCGGTTCCATCGGCATGTCGTACGGGCGGATGAGTATCGCGGGCTCCGAGCCCTCCACCATTATCTTGCCGAAGACGTCGTGGGTGCGCGGCGGGAAGGCAATGGCGGAGGCGTAATGGTGATCCTTCAGCCAGTCCACGCAGTCCTGCATCTCGGCCGTCGGGTGTACCTCGAAACGCTCTTCGCTCATGCCGGAATCGCTCCCATGTCGTAGAGCTTCTGCAGGCTGATGGGCAGCTCGCCGAGGTCGAGGTCCTCCATGCTGATCTCGAAGACGAACACCGCCTCCACCGGCTCGCCCTTCTTGTGGACGGCGTCCAGGACATGCCAGTCGCCGAGCATGTGCTGCTGCAGGACCATTTCGTCGTCCAGATACAGCCCGGACCAGTCATCGTCGTGAATCAGGACTGCGATCACGGGGATCCAATCTTCGGGGGAATGAAGGCCAGGCCCGTATCTCCCCCACGGGATACGGGCCTGGCTGGTCAAGCGGCGACGGGCTCCAGCCCCAGCTCCCACTCGAAGAGCGAATGGCCGGGGGGCAGGTGAACACGCTGGCTGGAAACCAGCTCGTGATCCCTGACCGTCATCAGGTCGACAGAAACGTCCCCGTATCCGGGCGAGCAGAGCTCGGCACGGAACACCACGCGCTGATTCTGGGGGTCGACCCGGCGCTCTGCCGGAATCCCCCGGTAGAAGTTCACGGTGCCGTCGGCGTGGACATCGCCCACGCGGAAGGCCCAGGGGCCCTCATCGTGCAGGGCCCGCTCCAGGGCCCGCAGGCGGGCCATGCGCTGGCTGATGACCAGCTCGAACTCGGCGGGCATGATGGCTTCCTCGGTGGTCTCTACCAACGTTTCTAGGAGAAGCGTACAGGACTACCGTGGATATGCCCAGATGAATGGGGGTCAGTGCAGGTCGTCGATCAGATCGTCGAGCTGAACCAGCGCCTGGAGGTTGTTTCCGCCGGAGAACAGATCCCGGATCCGGCGCAGGCGTGCCAGCGCGTTCTCGTTCGGCACGACCTCCTGTTCGCCGGACATCGGCGTCAGGAGGTACTCCTCCAGCTTGAAGCCGGGGGACAGCGGGGTCTGGGTGTAGGACCCGACCTGATACGTCCGGCGGATCCCGTCACCGAAGGTGAAGCCGATGCGCTCGACCGGCCCGAGCGGCATGCTCTGGTCGCCGCTCTGGATCGTGACCTTCATACGACACTCCTGATGACCTCATGCGGGGCACCCGGATTGGCACCCTCGCAGATCTTGATGAATGCCGACAGATGGGGATCGCAGCACAGGGCGTTGCAGACTTCCCAGACGGCGGGTGCCCCACAGTCGGTCTGACCGGGGACCTTCAGCGTGCACAGCTCAGCCATCGATCTTCACCACCTCGATCACGGGAGGGTTCTCCAGTCCTTGGGTGAGCTCGCGCAGGCCCGGCAGGATGTGGGCGTCGCAGACCCGGAGTTCATCCCGGGTCTTCTCGGCGCGCAGGTACCAGTAGGCCACGATCGTGCACCGGGCCGTCTTGTCCTCCAGGAGCGGCCAGTCGATGCCGTCGCAGGCGATCACGAGAGCTTCCAGGAGGGCTTGTAGCCGTCCCTGGTGGCGTAGATCCCTGCCATGATCCGGATGCCCGCCTCGGACTGCTCGATGAGCTGCTCCTCACCGGTGAGGTAGGCGAACGCCAGCCGGTTCAGCAGATCCATCTTCCCCAGGGCGTCGTCCACGTGCTGCTGGGCCAGCAGCTCCATCCGCCCCTGGTCGATCTTGAGCTTGCGGATGAGCCGGTTCGGCTTGACGTTGATGAGCGTGTCGCGTGCCCCCTTGCTGGCCGCCAGCTCGCCCGTCAGCACCTCCATGGTCCAGTCGTACATCTCCTGGACCTCCTCGGGCAGTTTCACGCGCTCTCCTTCCAGGTGTAGATCCAGACCGATCCGGCCTGGCGCTTGACGACCTCGCCCCGGCGATACGTGCCGAACCCGGGTGTGTCCGCGTTCCCCTGCGGGGTGTGGACGTGCACCTCCTCGCTGGGGTCGCCGTCTGGGCCGGACGGGATGTGGAGCAGCTCCCCGTCGCGGGGGCCACCCCACAACTCCGCGTGGTGACTGAGCATCATCAGCGCATCCTCATGACGACGAAACTGCGGCCGACCTTCTCCGGCAGCGCGGTGGCGAAGCAGTTGTGCATCCACTTCACCCCGGCCTTGGTCCGGTACTTCGCCAGCGTCATGCAGCGCGGCTCGTCGTCCTCGTCCTTGTAGACCAGAACGAGGTGCCACTGCTCAGGGAAGAAGCGGTCGAGAAGATTTTTAAATGATTTCACGCGTCCTCCCGGGGCTTCCATTCGATCGCCTTCTGGTGGGCCAGGGCCGCCTCGATCTCGCGCCAGTCCGGCAGGTCGTACCAGGCGCCGAGCCGGACGTACGGCAGCCCCTGCTGGCCCCGGATCTTGTACAAGTCCCGGCCGCCGCGTACGACGAGGATGTCCGCCAGCGGGATGCGGTGCTCGAACCGCCAGTCGTCGAGGAAGGGCCAGTCGCTGGTGACGGCGATGATCTTCACGAGAACACGTCCCTGAGTCCGTACCGGCCCGCCTGCTCCCCGTGCAGGCGGTTGGCGTAGTTGATGGCCTCCTGGGCGATGGCGAGGCTGTAGAAGGGCTTGATCTCCCCCTTGAACGGCACGGTCACCTCGCCGTGGGGGCAGACGAAGACGACCTCCCACCGCTTGACCAGCTCCAGGCGGCAGGCGATTCGGAGCCACAGCTCCTTCATGATCAGCCCTCCCCCTCGGCGGTCAGCAGCCAGTACGGGCGCTTCTGCTCGGGGCGGATGTCCAGGAGCTCCAGCGCCCGCTGGAGCTTGGCGTTCCACTCGTTGTAGGGGTATCCGTCGAGCTCGCTGCGGGTGATCGGGAGCGTCTCGCTCTGGTGCACCGAGTACTTCTTGGTGAAGATCACATAGCCGGAGTACTCATGATGCCCGTGCGTGTCGAGCTGGACCCCCACCTTGCGTGCGGCGGCGGCCTTGGCCTCGCGATAGGCGTCGTACGGCGGCGTGTCGAAGTCGTCCCGGCGGAAGTCGCCGATCTTGTCGAGCAGGAAATCGTCGGCGTCCCCGCAGAAGTCGGGGTTGTCGGCATTGAGCCAGGGGCGGCTGAACTCCTCGAACTCGCCGAGACCCTCGATCTTCCACTCATGGTCGTTGCCGCCCAGCACGTAGCCGTACAGGAACAGACCTTCGATGCTGCTCATGCGCTCTTCTTCCTCTCGCGGTTCCGGCGGTACTCAAGACCCGCCCGGCGCAACTTCAGGATCACCCGGTCGAGCGAGTGGTGGTCGGACGCGGTGCTGGGGGAGAAGACCTGCTCACCCTCCGGCGACCGCCAGGAAAAGTGCCCGCCCCGGGTGTGGGTGATCGTCCACCCCTGGTCGATGGCGGCCCGTGCGATCGGCCGCCACTCCTTCTTCATCGCCTTGGGGATCCGGCGGTTGCCGTTGCTCACGAGGGATCCTCGCCCATCCGGCGGATGCCGACCAGGGCGTTCTCGATCATGCGCAGGACGGCCTGAGACTCGTCCTGCGGGCCCAGGTACTTCAAGTCCAGCCCCGCGTACGTGTTGGGCGGCGGGGAGGCCACACGGTCGCCCAGATCCTTCAGGGCCCGGCGGGCGTACTGCACCTGGGCCTCGGCACGTTGCAGGCGGCTCTTGACGTACTCAGCCGTCTGGCTGGCGGCGGTGGCCGTACCGATCGTGCCACCGCCGCCCAGCACCTCAAAAAGCTCGTCTGCCAGGGTTAGGTCATCGTCGAGCCACTCGGCCCGTACGGTCGCCTGCTCGATCAGGTAGCAGGTGCCGGTGTAGAGCTCATGCTGGCGGGTCTCCGAAAGCGAGGAGAACCCCTTGAGCTCGTAGCGCAGGTAGCGGTCGACATCTGATGGCGTTATCGCTTTGCGCCGGATCAAGAGCCGGGCAATGCGTTTCGGATCGGTATCGGGGGATGCCATCCCCGCACTCTACCAAGAAAGCCTGGAGCGGTCGAGCACTACTCCCAGTAGATCTGAGAGCCGGTGTTCGCCCCGCATATCGAGCACTGGTACGTGATCGTCACACGGACCCGGCCTTTGGCATCCGGGGAGTCGCGCTTGGTGACGCTGGTCTTCTGGTTGCAGTCGTGCTCTTTCTCGGGCATGCCTACCTCCCCCGGCCGCAGGTGCAGCGGTTGATGGGGTAGTGGCAGATCGGGCAGTCCGGGACCTTCGGGGGATCCGGCTTGGGCTCGGGCTTCGGGTCCGGCGAGTCGCCGTTCGTTCCCATCAGCGGTTCTGCTCCTTCAGGGCCTCGGCCTCGCGCTCGCCCTGCTCGATGCGGTCTCGCTCGGCCTGCTGCTCAGCCGCCACCTGCTTCTCGTACTGCAGGCGGGCGGTCTCCTTCTCGTCGCTCACGGGTCTCCTGATGCTCGGGTGCGTTGGAGCGGTGTAAGGTGCGTCCACACCTCGAAAATGATCGAGGCCACCCGGTGAGTCCGATGCTTGCAACATCGGCGGGCAGCCTCGATTAACCAGACGAATTGGGGCCGAGTCTAACGTGCCTATCTCAGCGCGCCAAGTTCCGCGCATCTCCGCAGCTCTCCAGGCTTTCCTGGTGAAGCATACCGGCTCCACGAGAGCGATCTACGAGTCCCGCATCTACGCCGCCGTCGGCTCCGGCATGACCGAGCTGTCCGGCGTGCGTGCCCTGGAGGCCGCCAGCGGCCTCGGGCGCCAGACCCTCCTGGACACCCTGCCCGACCAGGGCGCCGCCTCCGAGCACGGCCTGATCGTCGGCCTGAGCCGGGGCACCTTCGACTACGAGCACCCTGAGGTCGGCGAGTACTCCTTCGCTGACCTGGGGAAATCCGACACCGGCTGGATCCGGAACACCTTCGGGCGTCAGGGATTTATCTCTGAGTCCAGGGGAGGGGTGGTCAGCCCCCTGTCTGTGGTGAAAGACCAGGTAGAACCCTCTCAGACCGGAGGTGCTCCGGATCTCGCCGGTGTTCTCCGGACGGCCTCGGACAGGCTCGGACGCGAGGAGGTGCGCCTGGCGCTGGACCCCTCGCTGGACTCGTGGGCCCCGTACGGCCGGGATACTCCGACGCGGGTCGGCCACCGTGGCTGGGCCCTGGCGCTCGTGCTGGGCCTGCAGGACTGCGAGCTCACGCTGAGCCAGGTCCAGACCCTGACGGGCCTCTCCGAGCGGCAGAATCGTGCCCTGGTCGGGCACCTGGAGACCGCCGGGCTGGCCAGCCGGGTGAGGCGCGGCCGGGAGACTCACGTGGTCTTCCTGCTGGACAGCGTGCTGGTCAACCCGTACGCCATGTCGTATGATCCGGACGCAGACCGCGCCGAGAGGGCCCGCAAGAAGCGCGAGCGGGCGCACTGGGAGGCGGCCTGCCTCCGCAGTCGCCGGACTACCCACGGCCGCGAGGCCCGGCAGCTCATCCGGTTCTTCCGCCCAGACGAGACCACGCCGCCCCAGGTCATCGACCTGATGCGGTACCACAATCAGCTCCAGCTCGCCAAGCTGCTGGAGTCCGAATTCACCTGGAAGGCCGCATGAGTTCTCTCCCCACCCACCATGAGCTCTACGAGCCCGACGTGGCCGCCGCCCTGCTCGACCAGATCAACGGCGACGGCGACAAGGCGTACGCCCGGCTGGAGCGCATCTACGACAACGCCATGCTCAACGGCAACGAGACCACCGTGCCCGGCATCCTGGCCGCCTTCCTGGTCCTCTGCCGGATCGTGGCGAACATGCATCCGGAGGACGTCCGGATCTTCCTCACCGACAAGATCATCGAAGGAGGGGCCGAAGAGTGACCACTCCCCCGTCCGTCCCCTACAAGGAGCTGGCCCTGGCCGTCGTCGATGCCGACGGTGGCTCGCTGGGGCTCCACGCCAACCGCGTCGAGCAGGTCAGCGTCGAGGTCATCTACGACTCCGACAAGCCCGACCTGCTGGGCCGCATCCCGCCGCGCTCGGAGAGCCCGGACGAGATCATCATCCGGATCACGCGGCCGAAGAGCTACACCCTGACCAGGGAGATCATCTGATGGACACCCCCGAAGACGCCGCACGGGCCGAGGCGGTCACCGAGGCCGCTGAAGCCATCCGGCGCGACCGCGCCCAGATCAAAGAGCTCCACGCGAGCCTGGAGAAGCTCTGGGTCAAGGTCACCCTGCTGGAGGGCCTCAGCTCCGAGCCGGAGGTGGGCCTGACCGTCGGCGACGCCCACGCCCGGCTCGACCGGCAGCAGGAGTGGCTGCAGACCCTGGAGGGTCTGACCCGGGGCAACATCTCCGACGTCGAGCACAAGCTGACCACCGACCGCGAGCGGGACACCGCCATCGCCCAGGCCTTCTTCTCCCTCGGCCAACTCGCCGCCGACGTGCAGATCATCAAGGCTCAGATGGAGAAGTACGGGCGGGAGGTCCATCCGGACCTGACGTCCAAGAACGACATCACCGCCAGGATCATCAACGCGACGGTGTTCAACGTGCTGAACGACGTCATGGAGGGGCTGGAGACCCACGAGCTGACCCGGGCCAAGGTCGACCAGTTCGTACGCCTCCTGGAGGCCAACCAGCTCCAGCTCGTCCTGAAGGTCGACTGAATGGTCATCCGGCTGCAGTGGGCCATGCGCCGGATGCTGGGCTGGAAGCCGCTCAGCGATGGCGATCAGCGGCTCGTGGAGCTCGGGTACGAAGTCCACAACATGAACGAACTGCTCAAAACTCTGCTCCAGAGCAACGGCCGGGCGCTCGATGGCGTCGGTGAGGTCGCCGAGCGCGTGGCCGCGCTGGAGCATCGCGTGAAAGACCTGGAGGGCTCGTGACCAACCCCACCGAGTCGATGGCGGAGTTCATCCTCCGCCTGGAGACCACCGACGTGATGCCCCCGGCCCCGGCTGACCCGCCGACGGCGGTGTCCGTGGCCAGGATCGCCGAGCAGTACCCGTGCCTGTACTGCGGGAAGCCCTCCAACGCGGCGCTGCACTCCGACCACAAGCTGTTCGGCCCGCGCTGGCTGGACCTGTGTATGCACTGCTACATGCTGTTCGTGCAGGCCTCCGACGGCCGCGAGGAGAAGGAGCTCAGGACATGAGGCCTCTCACTATCGGCCAGCCGTCCGCCAACCGTATCGAGGACACGTTCCCCCACGTCAACCAGCGGATCTACGAGCTGGTGCAGGCGGTGAACGACGCCAACCGGCGCATCGAGAACCTGGAGCACATGGTCCGGTTCCTGGTGGCGCACTACGACGGCGGCAAGTCACCGGTGGAGGGTCTGGCCAAGGCGCAGGTCGACTATCTGGAGGCCACCCTCGGCGCGGCGGAGCTGCGCTCGCGTGCCCGGCTGCCGTTCACCAAGGAGGACGACGGATGACCAAGATGACTCCCATCGGGCAGATCCAGTACCTCGAAGGCATGGTCCAGGCGCTCATGCGCGCCACGGTGGCCGCCGAACGCCGCCGGGGCCGTACGTGGGTCGAGATCGGCGAGGACTTCGGCGTCGGCCACTCCACGGTGCACCAGCGCTTCGCCGGGTACGTCAAACAGGCGATCAATCCGAGTACGGCCTGGCAGGCCATCGCCGCGCTGGCCGCTGAGAACGCTCAGGAGACCCCTGAGGTCCCCCTGGGGTTCGAGCCCCGGCTGAACACCGTCGAGGCCCTCGTGGCCCTCCTGGTGGACGAGCAGGGCTATGACTGGGAACGATCCTTCGAGGAGGCGCGTCTCATCCCTGCCTCTCCCCGTAAGGAAGTGTCGTGATGGCTCTCGAAGAATGGCGCTCGTCCGACTGGCTCGTCCGGCTCGTGATCGTCGCGTTCGCCGTAGTGCTCATCGCCATCATCGGCGGCGTCGCCTACAACCAGATCTCCGCGACGAAGCGCTGCCATGACGTCGGCGGCCGGTATGTCAAAGAGGGCTACCGGTACGAATGCATCAAGGGCGAACGCGTCCACCCGTAACTCTCCCCCGAGGTGATAATGCGCAGTTGGTACAAGGAGCATCGCGGCCCCATCCTCTTCACCGTCTTCCTGGTCGTGATCTTCGGCGGCCTCGCCGTCATCGTCACGTTCGCGATCATCAACGACTCGGCTTCGGAGCAGCGCTGCCACGACGCGGGCGGGCACTGGGTCCAGCGGAAGGCCGGAGCCGAGTGCTGGGTGGGTCACAAGATCAAGGTGTAGGTAGGTAGTACCTACCCACCCTCCGTAGTACGGTACGACGGTAGTAAGGACCCACCTACCGTCGTACCGGAGGACCCATGTACATCTGCATCGACGACGAGCGCGAGCGGGCGGCCATCGTCGCCACCCGACCGGCTGAGCGTCACAACGTCGAGGTGCGCTTCATCCACGGCCTGACCGACCTGTCCGGCGTCCCGATCGACGACCTGCTGGCAGAGATCCGCCTGCGGGCCAGCGTGGACGAGGGCCTGGAGAGCACCCTGGCCTACGACACCGATGGCAAGGCAGAGCCGATGAAGCCGGACCCGCACCTGCTGGACGACGTCGAGCGGCACATCGAGCCTCGCAGCAAGCCGAAGTCCAAGGGTAGGTAGTACCTACCCACGTACGTACGGTAGTACGGTAGGTACTACCTACCTACCCCCACCCGGAGGCCTCGTGAAGATCTGCCGCAGGAAGACCCCGCCCGCCGAGACGCCCGAGGAGGGCAAGAGGCTCGGCGACAAGCTCCAGGAGGCTCTTGGCGACGTCGGGCAGGCCCCGCCCAAAACCCGCGCGCAGGACATCATCGACCGGTCCAAGGGCAAGAAGAAGCCGTAAGCGCCTGCTTTCAGATCGTGACCATGGTCCGTAACCTGGCTCCCTAAGACCACAAGTCGGAGGGAAGCATGTTCCGGAACATGAAGACCCAGGCCACCGTGGATTATGTCGACGGTGGCCTGTGGATTGTCTGCGGGTGCGGCCAGCGGGTCGTCGAGCTGAAGATGGGCAAACCGTGGCCGGACATCGTCGCCGAGATGACTCGACACGAATGTCCCGAAGACAACCGAAAGAAGCGGTAGCAGGCTCTAACCATCCTTGGTAGGGTTCGCCCCGTCGATATGACGAGCGTGAGCCCCTCCATCGTCCGGAGCGATCTTCCCGGCCGCTAAGGTCTAGGCGGCTATCTGCCCAAGGGCTCTCGCCGATCTCAATGGTGAGAGCCCTTTGCATGCGACAAGGAAGGACGAATGGGGTGAACATACTGCTCAAGGGCGTTTTGGGGACGCCTGGGATTCAACCGGAAGCCGACGCCGTGGGCGTCTATGCGGCCCCCACCGAGGAGTTCCACGGGCTGAAGCTTCCGGTGCCGGTGCTCTTCTGCGAGCCGTACGGCGTGCTGCTGGAGGCCCGGGAGTTCTGCTCCCGCGCGCTGGAGTGCGAACCGGCGCTGCTGCGCCTGCTGTGGGCCCCGGAGAGCGCTCTGGAGGTCCGTACGCCCTTCGGCGACCAGCTCCGGGAGCTCCGTGGCGCCTTCCCCTCCCTGGGCCCCATGCGAGAGGCCTACGGCCGCGCGCTGATGGCCGAGCTCCGCGAGGTCGCCCACCCGGGCCTGCCCGCCGAGGAGGTCGAGGGGAGCGCCCTGCGGCTGCGCCAGCTCGGTAACGAGGCGCTCTCGCTCTACCGGACCGGCCAGATACTCGCCACGCCGGAGGACCCCGAGGACGTCGAGGCGTTCTGCTGGCACGCCGGGCAGGGCCACTTCGACCGGATGCGCGACTACGTCCTGTGGATCCAGGCCGAGCTCAACTCCGAGACGAGCTGGCGGAACCTGGACAGCAAGCTCCCCATCGAGCCGGACACCGCCCTGATCGAGGAGTGGCTGCGGTACGTCCGGACTCGCTACTTCATGGTCGGCGACTAAAGATTTTAAAATGATTGCTCTCCAAGGATTCCTGGAGTAGCGTGGACCTCGCCACGACACGAGGAGAGACCATGCAGAAGCCCCACGAGTACAACGCCGCCGTCAAGGCCTGGTTCCTGGCCACCGCCGGGATCCCCAGCCAGTTCACCGGCGGGGCGAACGACAAGCAGCTCACCGATGCGTTCCGCGAGCACATCAAGACCTGCCCGATCACCTGGGACATCCAGCCGGACCTGGGCACGATCGAGGTTTGGGTGGGCACCTTCGCCGAGAAGGCCCGGTACCGCGCCGTCACCGCGACCGTCACCTGTGCCTGCAAGGACTATCGCTGGCAGGATCTGTCGGTCTGCAAGGACAAGCTGGCCATCGGCGACATCATCCGCGCGGTCGTCCTGCACGAGGCCCGGTCGTGATCATTCTCCTCGTGATCGCCGTCGGGATCATCAGCGCGACCTACTCGATCAAGTTCATCCAGTCCAACGACTGGTTCGACCTGACGATCGCGCTGATGTTCCTGGCGGTCGACCTCACCATCGCGGTGACCCGGTGAGCAGGTACGTGCCGCCGTCGCGCCGCCGGGGAGACCGCTGGGTCTACCCCCGGCGGAAGCGGTGCTTCAAGTGCCGTAGCTACTTCGGCTTCATCGTGATCGCCGGACTCTACTGCTCTAAGGAGTGCGCCCCGCCCCGGCCGATCCCCACCGGCTCCTACCGCCAGCACGTGAAGGCCGACGGCCAGCCCAAGCGTGGCTGGCTGACCGAGGAGGAGGCGGCGACCTATCCTGACCGGGCCCTCGATCAGGACGTCTACCTGTGCGAGTTCTGCGAGGAGTGGCACCTGGGCACCCTGCGTGTAAGGAACGGCCGCCCCTGGGTGGAAGCCCGCTGAAATCATTTTAAAATCTTGTTGCTCTCCCCATAATCCTTGGAGTACCATGGCGATACGCCACGAAGGAAGGATCTCCCCGATGACCACTCAGGCCCCCCAGCTCATCACCTTCTCCGACTTCGAGCAGGTGCTGGCCCGGACCCTGGACGGGTACACCGAGCGACCCCAGCAGCAGGCGCTGGCTGCCGCCGTCGAGGGCATCATCAACTCCGCGCGCCAGGGTGAGGTCAAGCAGCTCCTCGGCCAGGCCGGGTGCGGCGTCGGCAAGTCGATCGCCTACTCCGGCCCCGCGATCATGGCGGCCCGCAACCACGGCATGCGGGTGGTCATCGCCACCAGCACCAAGGCGCTGCAGGAGCAGATCGCCACCAAGGACATGCCGTTTCTGGCCGAGCACATCGGCGGCTTCACGTACGCGATCGTCAAGGGCCGGGGCAACTACCTCTGCGAGGAGAAGGCCTCCAACCTCACGGTGATGGACATCCCCTCGCTCGGCGACATCCGCCGCCAGATGGAGGAGGGCGCCTCCGGCGACCGCGAGCACTTCACCGGCCAGATCACCAACCGCGAGTGGGCCAGGCTCTCCAGCTCCACCGCCGACTGCCTGGGCAAGAATGACTGCCCGTTCGGCGAGGCCTGCCACGCCGAGAATGCCAAGAGCCGGGCTCGCGACGCCGACATCGTGATCACCAACACCTCGATGCTGATGCTGGACATCCAGATGCGCCGGATCAGCGGCGGTGAGGTGGCGATGCTCGGCGACTACGACCTGATCATCATCGACGAGGCGCACGAGCTCCCCGAGATCGCCACCAACGCCCTCTCCTCCGACCTCCGGGGCAGCCAGTTCGAGCGCCTCGCGGTCGACGCCCGGACCTTCGCCGACGAGCAGGACAGCGAGGCCCCCGCGAGCGCGGCCGTCAACGAGGCCGTCATGGCCCTGTGGATGGAGCTGCAGTTCGCGATGGACGCCCAGCGCCGCACCGACCGCAACGCCACCTCCCTGAAGGTCACCCAGTCCTGGATCCTGGAGCGCGAGGAGACCTTCTTCCGGATCATCGCCAGCCTGAAGGACCTGGCCAAGCAGGTCGAAAGGGTCGATATCGTGCGCGGCGGCGACCAGGCCTCCCGCCAGCGCAAGCGCCTCAAGAAGCGCTGCTACAACATGATCGACAAGATGACGCACCTCGTGCTCGACGAGGACGACCAGACCGTCCGCTGGATCGAGATGGAGACCCGCGTCTACCGGGGCACCGAGACCACCGACATCCTGCTGAAGATGTCCCCCATCGACGTCTCGGCGTTCCTGCAGAACAACCTGTGGACCGCCCCGGTGGTCATGGTCTCGGCCACGCTGGCGACCGGCTCGGACTTCGGCTACATGACCGACACCCTGGGCCTGCGCAACCCCGAGGTCATCGACGTGGGCACCCCGTTCGACTACGCCGAGCAGGCCTGCCTGTTCGTCCCGCCCGCGAGCGCCCCCGACCCGAGCCCGCGCAACCGGCAGCAGTGGGAGACCTACGCGCAGATGACCATGCTGGAGCTGGTGCGGACCAGCCGGGGTGGCGCGCTCCTGCTCTTCACCTCCGGCGGCTCGATGCGCAAGGCCCGCGAGGCGATCGGCCCGATGCTCCAGGACATGGGGCTGACGGTGATGATGCAGGGTGACGCGCCGAACCGCTCGCTGGCCCAGACCTTCAAGGAGGACACCCACTCGGTGCTGTTCGCCATGAAGAGCTTCTTCGTCGGGGTCGACTTCGCCGGGGACTGCTGCCGCCTGGTCGTGATCGACAAGCTCCCCTTCCCGGTCCCCTCCGACATCCTGTTCGCCGCCCGCGCCGACGCCGTCAACCGCCAGCACAAGGACAAGTGGGCGTCCTTCAACTACCTGTCCATCCCGATCATGATCCTGACCCTCGTCCAGGGGTTCGGCCGCCTGATCCGGAGCCACTCCGACCGGGGCGTGGTCGCCATCCTGGACAACCGCCTCACCACCAAGCCGTACGGCAAGCGCATCCTGAAGGCGATGCCCCCGGCGCGCCAGATCTCCACCCTCCAGCAGGCCGCTGAGTTCTACCAGGGCTGAGAAGCCCGCCAGGCCCCGCCGCCCAGAGCCCGTCTCCCGACAAGGGAGGCGGGCTCTCGCGCTGTCTGAGGGCTCCTCCGCGCCCCGGAAGAGGTGACAGAGGAGGTGAGATGGGGACCTACGACGAGTACGAGGACCCGCATTTCGTCCCCGACGACAGCCCGGAGTTCATTCAGCCTCCGGCGCAGGACTCGGGGATGGACGCCAGCGGGCCGACGGATCGTAATGCGCCCCCTCAGCCGGACGTCGAGTGGCCGGAGGGGTGGGACGACGATGCCGACGCGTAGCCAGTACGTCGCCTACCTGAAGTCTCTGGAAGGCGGCTACGGTCCCAACCGGGGCCTGGCAAATAACGACAATCCGTACAATACGTGGTATTACGGTCATCGCGTCAGCGGGGACAACTACGCGTGGTGTTTCGTCACGGAATGTTACGCCCAGAACCACTTCGACATCCTGACGCTCAACGGCGGCAAGGAGGCGTACTGCCCCAACGCCAAGGCTCGGGCCATCCGGGCTGGCGCGCGGGTCGTCACGCACCCGAGTTCGACGGCGGGGCTGAAGCCGGGCGACCCGGTCTACTACGACTTCAACAAGTCGGGCGAACCGGAGCACACCGGCACATTCGTCAAGGCCATCAACTCCACGGAGTTCTACGCGGTCGAAGGCAACACCGCGACTTCGTCCTGGAGCGATGCCCTGGCGCTCAAGAGGCGCAGCATCCACGACGTGCTCTGGCACATCGAGCTGCTGGGCGTCGATGGGGACAGCACGAGTGAGGAGGATGACGTGCCCAAGGCCGTTTCCCTGGGCGTCGCCAAGCCGCCGAAGGTCAAGACCACGCCGGTCGGGGCCAAGACGGTCTGGAACACCCTGGAGTACGACACCGAGTACGACGACGCGGGCAAGATGCACGCCGACCCGAGTAAGGCGACCCCGTCTTACCCGTCCGTGCTTACCGGCCCGCATGCTTTCGCCATCCGGCAGGACCTGCACTTCGCCGGTCTCCCGGAGGGCACCGACCTGCAGGTACGGGCCATCGAGGTCGACGCCAAGACGAACGACTACGTCAGTTCGTACGGCATCGACGAGCGCAAGGGCACCGAGGGCGACACCTACGTCAAGTACAACGACGCAGCCGCCTACGTGGACAAGGGCCACAAGGTCCGGGTCCAGTTCGCGGTCTTCGAAAAGGAGGGCCTGGACCTGTCCAAGCTCGGCCTGAAGACCGCCCCGATGCGCCTGCACTACTGGTAACCGGCATGCATTCGGTGGTCGCGCTCGACGTGACGTACTGGAACCTGCTGATCACCATGGTGGTGCCCGCCGCCGTCGCGGCGGTCAACACCCGGTTCGCGCCCGGACACGTCAAGGCCCTCACCCTGGTGGGGCTCTCGATCGTGGGCGGTCTGCTCAACCAGATCGTCGCCCAGGGCGGCTCCTTCGAGGTCGGCAAGACCCTGTGGTACATCGCGGTCACCTTCGCCGGTGCCGCGCTCGTCCACTTCGGCCTGCTGGCCCCGCTGGGAGTCACCGGCGCGAACGGCAAGATCGCAGTCAATCTGCCCGGGGGCCTCGGCCCGGCGGGCACCGACAAGGCCCCGCCGCTCGTGCCGGGCACCGTCATCACCTCGGCCCCCGTGGTCACCGCCCCGGCGGCGTCCACCCCGAGTGACGCGGTGCTGAACGGTGACGACGGCGACGAGGGCCGCTGAGTAACGCGAGGGGATGACGTTGGCTCTGCCTGCCGGGCTCACGACCGTCGAGGTCACCGGTACCTACCTCAGTCCTGAGGGAGTGCCGCTGACCGGCCAGGTGTCCTTCGACATCCCCTCGCCACTCGTCGACTCCAACGACAAGGTGATCCTGGCCCCGACCACGATCCGGCGCACGCTGGATGTGGAGGGGACCTTCCAGGTCACCCTGCCGGTGACCGATGACACCGACCTCACGCCGCTGAACTGGTACTACACCGTCAGCGTGCGAATCGACCGCTGGAAGACCGACAAGTGGTCCTTCCAGCTCCCGGCCACCGTCGGGGACACCGTCGACCTGGCCGAGCTCGCCCCGATCACCTCCCCGCTGGAGGTCTTCGGGGTCGTCACCTCGGTGGAGGGCCGCACCGGCGACGTCGAGCTCGACGACCGGTACGCCCGCCTCGGCAGCGACGGCAGGGTGCTGACCGGCCAGCTCCCGGCCACCGGCGTCGCCTCGGTGAACGGCCACTCCGGCACCGTGGTGCTGAGCTCGGCCGACGTCGGCGCGATCGGCACCGGGGCGCGCGGGGCCAACAACGGCGTCGCCTCCCTGGACGGCTCGGGCAAGGTCCCGGTCGGCCAGCTCCCGGCCAACCTGAACATGCCGGTGACCTTCGTGGTCTATGACCGCAACAGCCAGGTCTGGGCATCCCGGCCCGGCGGCGCTGCGCTGGTCTGGTGGATCGGCCCGACCTTCCCCGGCGGCGCGCTGCTGCACGACCTGTTCACCCAGACGGCGGAGTAGCGCGTGACCGCCACCTTCCAGCTCACCGGCGCGGGCTGGATCCAGCTCCCGGGCGCGATCTCGACGGCGCGCATGATGGTCGGCGCGGCCTCCTCGCACTCTCCGCTCACGCCCATCCAGTCCTGGAACGCCCTGGCGGCGCTGGTCTCCCCGATGGTGATCCGGCGCTCCTACGACACCGACATCCCGGCCACTTGGGCGGCCTCCCAGGGCTCCTACGACACCGGCCAGCGGGCAAGTGTGTGGTCGTGCCATCCCGACATGACCGCGTGGCTCAGCGGCTCTCTGGACGCCGCCTGGACCGCGTTCGTGAACTCGATCCCCGACGACGGCTACCCCAAGTTCATCATCGGCTGGCACGAGCCGGACGTGAAGGAACGGGACGGCCTCTACACCGCCTCCCAATGGCGTACGGCGATGGCCCACATGTCCGGGCTCATCCGGGCGGCCGACAAGCCGAACGTCTACGTCGCCGGGTGCATCACCAAGGACCTGTGGACCGACCTCGGCGCGGCGCACGGCCAGGAGCCGGACGACTTCTGGATCGAGGACTGCTTCGACGTCTACTCGATCGACGGCTACGACACCGCCGCCGGGTCGATGTGGGCGGCGGCCATGCCCTGGTTCCGTGAGCACGACATCCCCTGGGCGGTCTCCGAGACCGGCTACCTGGACACCGACCCGGCCGCCAAGGCGCTGTGGCTGGCCGAGACGGCAGCCTGGTGCGCCATGCAGGCCTCCGGCGGCTGGCCCTCGGCCGTGTGGATGTGCTGGTTCGATTCCGAAGTCGGCGACGCCGGTGACCCCACGCCCGGCACGACCCCGGCGGAGATCTCGGCCGCGAACAAGATCTGCCAGCGTTATCACTACGACCCGACAAGCTACGGGAGCTGATCATGGCCATCGGATGGCGCGAAGCAGGCCAGGTGGTGGCCGTCAACGACACCAACGGCAGCCTCACCCTGACGATCCCGGCCGACGTGCAGGTGGGCGACGGTCTGCTGATGTGCGTCGGGGTGGCGGCGTCTGCCGCCTCCTTCACCGTCTCGAACTCGCGCTGGCAGATCCTGCCGACCGGGATCAGCGTGGTGAGCTCGCTGTCCAGCGCCTTGTGGCGGATGCCGGTCAAGGCGGGCGACGCCGGGACCACGGTGACCGTCTCGATCCCGACCGGCACGGGCATCAAGATCCGGGGCTTCATCCTGCCCTACAGCCTCACCGACCCGGTGGACCCGATCGCCATGGTCAAGGTCACCACCGCCTCGGGCGCGGCCAGCCGGTCCACCCCGCTGATCACCCCGCCGACCGCCATCGCGGGCACCTGGGGCCTGCAGATCGACGTGGCCAAGAACTCCGGCTCCGAGACCGACTACACCGCCGTCCCGTCCGGCACCGTCCGGTGCAAGAGCCTGGGCACCCTGGGCGGCCACATCAACGTCTGCGCGGTCGACTCCAACACCCCCATCACCGCCAACGGCTCGGCGACTTACGGCGGCGGGGTGTTCTCCGAGACCACCTCGGGGCCGTGCATCAGCTACACCCTGGCCCTGCGGCCCAAGGGCACCACCATGGCCGCCCAGCCCTACCGTGACGCCACGATCGACGGCTGGACCGGTACCCCGGCCCCGGCCACCGGCGTGCCGCTGGCAGCCGACGTGGGCGACCTGCTCCGGGATGACGCGAGCTACCTGGAGTCCAGCGTTGACCCGACCTCGCAGGTCCTGGTGCTCAAGCTGCAGCCGATGCCGGACCCGCAGACCTCGGCCAACCACACCTTCGAGTACGAGATCGGCACCGCCGGGGGTGCGACGACCTCCAGCGTCCTGGTCGAGCTCATCCAGTTCACCGCCAATACGGTGGTCGCCTCCTGGACCGAGACCAACCTGCCGGACGGGGTCACCGCGAGGACCAAGACGCTCTCCTCCGGCCAGGCCGACGCGATCACCGACTACTCCGACCTGGCCCTGCGCATCACCGCGACGGCGGCCTGACCCATGGCCACCGTCCAGGTCTTCGGGGCGCGCCTGGCGACTCCCGAGCCGCCCGGCGTCGTACGCGTGTACGGGGCACGCCTGACGGTGCCGCCGCCGATCACCGTGCGCGTCTACGGGGCGCGGATGAAGGCTCCCCCGGCGGCGCAGGTGCGCGTGCACGGGGCCCGGATGCGGGCGCCCGCCGTGGGGGCTCCGGCCGTACGGCTGTACGGGGCGCGCATGAAGACCCCGGCCGCGCCGACGGCCGCTGTACGGCTGCGCGGCGCCCGGCTGAAGACGCCGACGCCCCTCAGCCCCTCGGGGACCAACCTGGTTGTCGGCGGCCAGCCGACGGCGGCTGCGATGTACGAGCGGCTGGGAAACTCCTGGGTGTGACTCCAAGCTTCCCTTGAGTCGTTCCATGACGTACGATCGTGACGTGTCCTTCGGGGGCATCTTCATCGAGTTGTGGCGAGGTCAGGCCCGGGATCCTCAGGACCCCGGGCCTGATCATTTTAAAATCTTCAGATCTTGTTCCTCCCTAGAATCCTTGGTAGAGTGGGGGCACGCCACGAAGAAACCCCGAACCTCTGGAGGCGCACATGACCGAACTCAAGACGATGATCACCCGGGGCCGTCTCGCCCTGAAGGACGACAAGGCCACCCTGAAGTCCGTCGCCACGGCGATGGTCGCCGGTGAGGCCGTCGAGGCCCCTGAGACGGTCCAGCTTCCGCCGCTGCCGACGAAGGTCGAACTGACCGAGGCCGACAAGCAGGCGATGGACGGTCTGTCCATGTTGTTCTGCAACGTCGTCCCGGAGTCCCGGCGGACGCTCACCGAGCAGGAGCTGCGCACGCTGCACCTGGAGCGCGAGGCTATCCGGATCGTCACCGGCAAGCTGACCAGCCGTGACGAGTCGATCAAGGAGACCGTCCGGAACCACATGGACGCCAACGCCGAGGCCAAGAACCTCGCGGTGTCCAGGGCGCTGGTCGACTCCAAGACCGGCGAGACGATCGTCGCCGCCACCCCGCGTGACGCGCACGGCCACTACGTGCTCGCCACCAAGGAGCAGCGCGAGGAGGTCCGGATCCCGGGCACCGACCGGGTGTTCACCCGCGAGTACCGCGCGCCGAGCACCGGCGTCGACACCGAGAAGCTCCTGACGATGTACGAGGACGGCGAGATCTCCCGCGAGGAGTACCTGGCCTTCACCCGCAACATCCGGGTGATCGACTCGGACAAGGTCTGGGACTTCGTCAAGAAGAACCCCGAGCGCGGCCTGAGCATCCTGGCCGCCGTCACCACGCACGGACTGCCCAGCACGGCCTTCAACGTTCGCAAGGTCAAGTAAGCAGTCCAGCGCATCACGCAGGGCCCGAGTCTCCAGGGGGAGGCTCGGGCCAGACCCGTATGGAGGAAACATGGGTACCCACGCTGAAGAAGCCACCCGCCTCAGCATCCTGGCCGATGGTGTCTCGCCCGAATCACTCGGCCGGGACTACTGGATCTATGACCAGATGCTGCCGGTCCACGAGGAGCTCGTGGATGAGGATGGCAACCCCGTGCCCCTCCCCAACTTCACCGTCAAGGAGACCGCGAAGATGTTCTTCGCCCGCTCGGCCGACTGGCTGCGCTGGCGCGGTCGCGCGGTCCACAACGGGCACAAGGCAGACGACGGCAAGCCTTGCAACGACCGGTGCCACCCCCTGGGATTCTTCGTCCTGGACGATGTGGTCATCGAGCCACGGCGGACCGAAGCCGGGGCGCGGTTCTACACGCTCGCCGACGTCGAGCGGATGGCACACGCGCTGGCCCAGAACGGGGCCCTATCCACAGAGAAGCTGATCGACACGATCATGCTGATCAAGTGGGAGGCCCGTCTGTATGAGGTGGACATCGAGAATGGAATCCAGTAACGGTCCTACCGGACCTTTCTCCGCTGGGCCTGGCGCACACGGCTGCGAGGCCTGCCAGCGGGGAGATCACGGGTACTGCGCGTGGATCCTGGCCCAGGAGCGGGCGAACGAGGGCGAGTGGGATCACCACTGCTTCGTGAGCCTGCCCTCCCATGCCTACTGCGCCTGCGCGGCGGCCGACGAGGATATTCACCTGGACCCGCGCGACCCCGAGGAGGAGGCCCAGATCGATAACGAGCCGGAAGAGCCCGACGGCGACGAGCTGGTCTCCTACGGTGACCCGGAGCTCTCGGAGATGTGGGAGGTGGTCTTCCACCCCTACCAGACCACGCCGGTGGAGTTCGAGCAGATGTCCGAGCGCGTGGCCGACCTGGCCTACGGTGGTGGCCACCCCCTCGCCCTGGCCTGGTTCGACAACGACGGTTTCGGCACCGGCAGCCGTGAGGATCGCGAGCTGATCTTCACCTGGGACGTGAACGACCCGATGCCGGAGGTCCCGATCTTCGAGGGTCCGACGTTCGTCGAGGGCCGCGAAGCAACCCTGGAGGACTTCCAGCGCGACTGCACGCGGCTCATGGCGAGCCTGGGGTACGAGGGGTGGACCAGTGCCCAGCGGATCGTCTCGGCCATCCGGCCGGTGAAGATCATCCACATCGACAACGAGCAGGAGCCCGCAAGCCCGTGACCGACGACGCCACGAAGCCCAAGATCGACCTCTCCCTGACCCAGATCGTCTCGGCCGCCCTGGTGACCGCCACCACGACGGTGGCGGCCTCCTACTTCGGCACGACCGGGGGCATGATCGGCGCGATGGGGATGAGTGCGCTGTCCACGGTCGCCAGCGCCCTGTACAAGCACGGCCTGACCGTCATCCCGGCCCGGGTGAAGAACGGCAAGCTCATCCCGGCGGAGCGCCGGTGGAAGATGCCGCAGCTCAAGCGCCCGCAGTGGATCGCCCTCGGCGTGCTGGCCGCTGGCCTGTTCGCGGGGATCATCCTGCTGCAGACCGTCGTCGAGGCGGCGGCGGGCAAGCCGGTGGCCAACATCGTGCAGGGCACGCCCGGCCACGGCACCACCCTGGGCGGTGGCGGCAATGGGCCCGCCCCGTCCCCCTCACCGTCCGTGGAGCCCTCGCAGAGCTCTGGCCCCAGCACGACCCCGACGGCCGTCCCCCCGCCCGTCTCGACGCCCTCAGCGCCGTCTCTGCCCCGCGTGGTCCCCTCCTCGCCGGTGCCGATCCCCTCGCCCGACCTCCCGCAGGTGCCGGTGGCGCCGAGCGCGGGACCGACTGGATAGGAGCTCCATGGCCAAGCTCGTATGGAAATGCGGGATGTGCGGGTTCTGGAACCCCGTCGTCTCCCTCTGGTGCCTGCGGTGCAAGGCCTTCCGGGGGAGGGGCTGATGGATGAGAAGGTCCTGCTCGTGGACGGGGACAACATCCTCATCCGCGCGGTGAAGGCGGTCGAGTACGGCCGCTCCAGCATGACGGCCGCCGACGGCACCCCGACCGGTCCCCTTCTGATCTTCATCAACAGCCTGTCAAGGTACGTGTCAGAGGTGAAGCCCGACCGGATGGTGATCTGCTGGGACCACGGGCCGTGCCTGTGGCGGCGGGCGCTGTACTCCGGGTACAAGGCCTCCCGCTCCTACGTCGCCGACGTCGTGGACCCCGTCGGCCAGGAGCCGGAGCTGAAGACGATCTCCCGCGCGCTGGCCCGGGAGTACTGCACCTTCGCGGGGCTGTCCCACGTCGACCGGGCGGGCTGGGAGGCCGATGACCTGATCGGCGCGTACTGGCGGCTGCACAACCAGGCGCTGTGGGACCGGGTGACGATCCTGAGCAACGACAAGGACTTCATGCAGCTCCTGGACGCCCCGACCCGGCAGGTCCGGGTGTCCTCGGCCGACACCCCCACCGACGTCTGGGACGAGTTCAGGGTGGTGACCGAGCGCGGGTGCACCCCGGAGCAGATCCCCTCGGTGATGGCGCTCACCGGCGACGCTTCGGACGGGGTGCCCGGAGTGCGAGGGATCGGCCCTAAGACGGCCGTCAAGCTCCTGAAGCAGGCAGGCTGGGACCTGGACCTCATCGACAGCCCCAGGGTCGCTCAGGAGCGCTCTGCGGTCCGCACGTACCGCAGGCTGGTCGACCTGCGGACCCCGCCGGTCGACCACAACGGCTTCTCGCTCGATGTGGCCCCCGTCTCACCCTTCCGCCCCACCTTGCCAGGAGATGTGATGTATGTTCATCTCACAGCATTCCTGGAGCGCCTGGGGATGAACTCCGTCGTGGAGCGTATCCAGCAGGCGACGCTCTGGCGTTAGTCACCAGGCTTTCTATGGAGTAACTGGCCAATCCCTGCCAGCGGTTATGCTTGACCATCCCCCGAGGCCCCTCGTACGCTCTCGTCGAGTCGTCTTCAGGGTGCAACACCCCAAGGATTTTATTTTCTTGACGAATAAGGCTTCCCCGCCCTTTCTTCGTCGTGGCCCGGCGGACGAGGGGGCGGGGCTCTCTCCCCGTCGGAGGAAGGTGACACGCGGTATGGAGGTCCCCCGGATGGGCTCATCGGTCTCGGCGAAAGCCATGGCCAGGGCTGCGGTGGAGAAAAAACGGCTCATCTTCAATATCACCGGCGACTGGTCCGTCTGCGGATATCTAGTCGGGATGGACGACTTTCATTGGGTCGTCGCGGAGCTTGATGGATCCGACTCTCCCATCATCAATCTCGTGCACAAGTCGATTCCCGTCGTGACGTTCACGGCATTCACTCTCCAGAGTGAGGCTGAAAAGTTCCGTCAGAACGTGGAAAAGATCGGAAAATCATTCTGGGATAGCTGCAACAAGCAATATCTCGGACGCAATTCATAGGGGGAACGTTGCAGTATTTCGCAGCCCAGACCACTACCACCGTCCGGGAGCGCACGCCGGACGTCCGCGAGACCGTCAAGGTCACTCCCCTGAGCGAGAGCGCCTCCCATCTGCTGGTCGGCACCGAGTCGTGGGGCTGGTCCGAGCTGAGGGACTACGTCATCCGTGAGATCGAGGCCCGCCATGGCAAGCAGGCCCGCGACCCCCGCCGGGAGAAGGGCACCTTCTCCAGCTTCCTCACCCGCTTCCCCGACGGGCAGGCCGTCCGTATCGCCCGCGCCGCCTTCGAGATCTATGACGGCTGGTGGGCCAACGCCCCGATCAGCGTGAACCGCTTCTGTAAGGGCTCCGACGAGTATTTCGCGGCCCCCATCCTGGCCAAGCTGGAGAGGTGACCATGAGCGACTCGGCCGCCAGCGAGCCGCGTTATCTGGAGCCCAACCCCCAGGTCGTCATGCCGCTGAGCACCAACGACTGGAACCGGCTGCAGGAGACCCACTCGGGCCTTTGGATGCATCCCGAGGCCTCATGCCTGACGTGTGAAAAGCAGGGGGAATTTCTGACGGTCCGGGACGGGCAGGACGTCCTGATGCAGTGCGACTGCACTGAGCAGTGGCTGCTGCACATGTGGCTGCTGAACGCCGGGATCGGCCTGGCCTACCAGCGCCTGGGATGGGAGCAGGCCGACGGGGTGACCGAGGAGACCCTGATCCCCATCGACGGCTACCTGAGCGACGTCGATGTGCTCTCCGGCATCGGGCACGGCCTGACGCTGTGGGGGCCGCCCGGCACCGGCAAGACCCTCCTGCTCACCCTGATCCAGCGCAAGCTGATCGCGCTCGGCTTCGACACCTACTTCGTCCTGTTCAATCAGCTCGTCAATCTCCACACGGCGGGCTGGCGCGACGACGGGGCCCGACGGTACTTCGAGCGCCGGGTGATGAACGCCGAGCACCTGTTCATCGACGACATGGGCAAGGAGAACTCCAACCGGGGGGAGATCGTCGGCTCCCTGGTGGACGAGATCCTCCGGCACCGGATCCAGCACGGCCGTACGACGTTCGTTTCGGCCAACCTCTCGCCCGAGACGATGGAGGACCGGTACTACACCGGCACCCTCGGCCTCTTCCAGGAGGTGAACCGGATCATCGAGATCCAGGGCAGCAGCTATCGCGACCACCGCCGTGAGGTCATGGCCAACCAGGCCCGGCGCGGCATCCGGTACCCGGTGGTGATCGGGTGATCCACGCCGAGCGCGTCCTGCTCTCCCTGCTCGACGACGTCGAGGCGCTGGAACGAATCGCCCGCTCCGGCTTCGACCCGGCAGTGATGCCGACCCAGCCGCTGCGCCGGATCGTCACCTGGGCGCTGGAGGAGTTCCACCGTACGAAGTGCCTGCAGGCCCCCTCCCGCGAGGCCCTCATGGCCTCCTGGACCCAGTCCCTGGAGGACGCCGAGTACGAGCTGATCGAGGAGGGCTACGAGGCCGACTCGATCGACTGGGCCATGGAGTGGCTCAACTCCAACTACCTGCACGCCCAGTGGCAGGCGCTGGTGAAGAAGTCCGCGCCCGCCGTGGCCAAGGCCGCCCCCTCCGAGCGGGTCGAGCTGGTCCAGGACTTCGTCAGCGACTTCGTCCAGCTCTCTTTCCAGGTGGGCGACCAGACCCATCAGGTGACCGTCGGCGAGGGCATGCGGCGGATCATGCAGACCTACGAGCGCCGTAAGGCGGGCACCGGCGGCGTCGGCCTGAAGCTGGGCTACGAGGAGATCGACCAGCACACCGGCGGCGTCCAGGACGGGGAGCTGGCCATCATGGCGGCCGGACCGAAGCAGGGGAAGAGCTACCAGCTCGCCCGCAGCGCCCTGACCGAGTTCGAGGCCGGGGCCTGTGTGGCTCTGTACACCCTGGAGAACTCCGTGGACATGACCATGGAGCGGGTCATCTGTATGGCTGCCAACGTCGACTACCGGCGCTGGCAGCGCGGGCAGGCGACCGAGGATGAGGAGCTGCGGGTCCAGCTCTACTGGGACGAGCGGATCAAGGGCAACGAGGACCGCTTCAACATCATCCATCCCCTGCCCGGGGAGTCGACCCCGGCGGCGATGGTGAAGCGGGCGCACGTCCTGGGGGCCGACCGGCTCTACATCGACCAGCTCACCTTCATCGAGCACCCGAACCCGGCGCGCAAGCCGCGCCACGAGATCATCCGCGACATCCTGCACGAGCTGAAGTCGCTGATCTCCGCCGGGAGCTCCCCTCTCCCCTGCCTGCTGGCTCACCAGATCAACCGCGAGGGCGTGAAGAAGGCCGAGCAGAGCGACTCCCTGGAGATGTGGATGATGGCCGAGAGCTCCGAGGTGGAGCGCACGGCCGACTGGGTCTTCGGCCTCTACGCCAGCCAGATGGAGCGGATCGGCGGCATGGCCAAGCTCCAGATCCTGGCCTCGCGCCGGGAGACCCTGAAGAACTGGCGGATCACCTGGCGGCCGGGCGTGCGCGAGAGCGTCGTGCGCTCGGAGTTCACCGCGACGGGAGCATCATGACCGACACCCCCACCGAACGTCCCTCACCCCCGGCCGCGAACGTCGGGGGTGAGGTGACCCCTCCTGATCTACCCGCGCACAATGCCTACACGGCCTGCCCGAAGTGCGGCACCACGCTGATCGAGCACCACAAGATGCGGTACCACGAGGCGGCCATGCCTTTGGACCTGGGCCGGGACATGCAGCATCAGGAGAGCTGCGCCCGGATGGCCTCCCTGGGCACCCACGTCGGCGAGCACCTGTGCCACCTGTGCGACGTGTGCGGGCACGGCTGGGTCTCCCAGATCGCGGAGCCCGCCGATGGATAACCCCTTCGGCACCGGCACGCCGCCGGTCAGCGGCCCGTTCGAGGCGGGCATGCTCCCCCGTGCGCAGAAGGAGCAGCTCTGCCGGGACCTGCTGGTCGAATTCGGGGCCGAGCGCATCTCCGTCGGCGGCCGGGAGCGTGACGAGCTCGTGCACGGCTGCCTGGTCACCGCCTACCACCGGGATCAGCGCCGCAGTCCGACGGCCGCCCTGAACTTCGACAAGCTCACCTACAACTGCTTCGGCTGCGGGGCCTCCGGCGGCCTGCTGTGGCTCATCGCCACCTGCCGTAAGAGCACCAGCGAGCAGGCCCTGGGCTGGCTGTCCAAGCAGACCGGCACCGGCGGCCACACCACCGACGCCGAGACGCTCCTGGCCTTCCTGGAGGCGGTCTTCGCCGACAAGGCCAAGCCGCCGCCGATCCCCACGTACTCCCCGCGCGTGCTGGAGCCGTGGCTGGCCATCCACCCCTATCTCACCGACGGGGCGCCCGATCTCGGCCTGAAGGGCCGCTACCTGCCCGAGACGACGATCGAGCGCTTCAAGCTCGGCTGGGATCCCGAGGCCGACCGCATCGTCCTGCCGCACTTCTGGAAGGGCAAGCTGGTCGGCTGGCAGACCCGCCGGATCTGGAGTGATGGCAGCCCGAAGTACCTGAGCTCGCCGGACTTCCCCAAGGACCGGACCATCTTCAACGCCGACGACCCGATGATCGCCAAGCACGGGTATGCCGTGGTCGTCGAGTCGATGATGACCGTCTACGCCCACGCGCACGAGTGGCCGGTGGTGGCGACCTTCGGGGCCGAGCTCACCGAAGCCCAGCTCCGGCTGCTGCAGGGCCTCCCGGCCGTGATCACGTTCTTCGACAATGACGAGGCAGGCTGGAAAGCGACGGAGCTCGTACGCGACCAGCTCGACGGCCGGGGGCCGCTGGTCTACTGCGTGGAGAGCCCCTACACCAAGCGGACCGACGGCGGCGACTTGTCAACCGATGAGTTCGGGATGATGGTTGATCAATCCGTTTACGGCTCGACCTGGCAGCGGCCGGACGAGCTGGACCTGATCGAATACCAGGAGGCAGCATGAGCTTCAGGAAGCATGGCAGCGCCGACGGCAAGGTGACCGGCACCGAGGGGCCCGTCACCAAGACGGCCGCCGCCGACCAGCCCTGGACGCCGGAGGACGATGACGAGCTCGCCAAGGAGAGCTCGCGCGGCGAGACCGCCGACGAGGAGTAGCGCATGGGCTTCCGGGAGTCGCTCGATCTGAGCGTCATCGTCAAGGACTACGAGGCCTTCGGGGGCACGGCACCGCGTCCGGCGACAGCGATCCCCATCCCCGAGGAAGCCTCTCCGATCCCGAGGCACCCGGTGGCCTATGGCCTGCGGGGGACGCTGGCGGCCAGCTCCTGCATGGGGCTGGCGCCGTTCCGTCCGATCGTCTGGGACACCAACGGCTACTACCGTGCCCTCGGTGTGCGCACCGACGCGACCAGGAAGGAGCTCAGGGAGGCCTACCAGGCCTGCAGGGGCGATGAGAGCGTCTGGGTGACCTACGCCTTCAGCCAGCTCCTGAACGAGGCCGTGCGGCGCTCCTATGACGCCACGCCGCTCGGTGAGCTGTTCCTGGACGAGTACGTCGAGGCCGACATGAAGAAGCGGGCCGCAGCCGAGGCGGGCCGCCGTACGGCCGAGGCGGGCGAGCCGATCAAGGCCGAGACCGTTCTGGGCGAATGGGGCTATGACCTCATCCCGGATGAAACCTCATCCGAGTCGGGTGAACTGGAACAGCTTGACAACCCGCCCCCGCCCAAGCAGGATTGGCGCTACCAAGAAATCTGGGGGTGGGGGTACTACCTCTGGAGGACGCGGGACTTCGACATCTTCCAGCTCCGGGACTGGCAGTCCCTGCTTGTCGCAGAACTGTCGGCACGGGGATGTAGCGTCCGGTTCGCAGTCGGGATCGGCGGTGAGATCGAAGGGGGAGTGGGCTTCAACTACGGGGATCATTTTGTTTTCTTCATCCCCGCGCTGACCCTCCCGACCGAGGAGATGGCCTTTCAGGTCGTCGAGCATTTCCTCAAAGCGACCCAAAGCGACTAAAAGCGAACAACGAGCGAAAGCGAACCGCACATGACGGAAATGCCCTTCGGCACCGGTGGTGACGAGGCTGAGGAGGCTGGCCGGTCGAGTTTCGACAAGGTCAGGTACTTCTCCCTGAAGAACAAGGGTGACCAGGCGATCATCCGCATGCTCACCGAGCAGAACGTGTGGCCCTACACCCAGCAGCACGGGTTCGTCCCGACGAAGGCCGCCCCCTCCGATCTCAAGGAGGGCGTGAAGTGGCCCAAGACGATGCCCGCCATCTGCCGGAACGACCCCAAGCTGGTGAAGAACCTCCCCGGGTTCGGTGACTGCTACATCGACTCCGCGCCCGAGTACCAGGGCAAGAACGAGTGGGGCAAGGTCATCAGCAAGACCACCGTCAAGGTGTGGGCGCTCTGCGTCATGCGTGAGTACGTTCTGGACTCCGAAGGCAACAAGATCGGCCTGCGGGACAAGACGGTCGAGATCACCGACAAGGACGGCAACACCAAGTCGGTCCTGGACATCCAGGTGATCAACATGTCCACGAAGAACTTCTTCGGGCATTTCACCGGGATGTACCACGTCTACGGCACGGTCCGCGACCGCGACTACGTCGTGACCCGCAAGGGCGAGAAGAAGGACGTCGACTACCCGCCGGTGCCGCTCGACAAGGTCGAGATCGTCAACGAGGACGGCACCAAGTTCTTCCACCAGCCGGGTGCCCCGACGTGGAAGGTCTACGAGGACTCGATGGCCGAGCAGGGCATCGACCTGGTGAAGACCATGCTGGAGCGCTGCTCGACCGAGTACTTCAGCAAGTTCTTCGTCCCCGGCGAGGGCGAGACCCCCGCGCAGGTGGCCGAGGGCAGTGGCGAGACCGAGGCGGCCGACGAGGCTCCCAAGCCCTCCCAGGAGCGCCTGGCCAGCATCCGTGACCGCATCCGCAGTCACGGCGGCAAGGGTGAGACCGAGGACGCGGCCGAAGAGGCCCCGGCCGAGGCCTGATCAGGTAGCGCGCGACGCCCCGCTGGCTCTGTCGAGTCGGCGGGGCGTCGTCGCCCGATGGGAGTCGCATGCTGCACCTGATCCAGACCCTGCATTCCAACACCGTCGTGGTCATCGACGGCCAGAGCCTGCCCGACCACTGCCTGGTCGAGGACGATGAGGGCCTGCGCTGGTACGTGCTGCCGGACGCCGAGACCGTTGACGTACGTTCCTGGGCGAGTGCCTATGCCGGGGGCGCGGCCGGGTTGGTCCACCCCGCCCCACTGCGGGCCATGCTCACCGAGACCTTTACGGAGCGTCGCCAGGAGGCCCAGACGGTCTTCAAGCTCGCCCCCGAGGTGTGGACCCCCCTCGCCCGCTTTCCTCGCTACCTGGAGCTCCTGAGCGCCGTGCAGACGGCCCCTGAGCCTCGGCCCTCGGGCGGGTTCGTCCAACTGCACACCCACGCCGAGTACAGCCCCATGGACGGCCTGTCGACGATCCCCGAGCTCGTCAAGACCGTCGCCGAGGACGGCAACACCTCCCTCGCCCTCACCGACCACGGCACCTGCGCCGGGCACCCGACCCTGCAGCGCGAGTGTGAGAAGGCCGAGCTGGCACCGATCTTCGGGATGGAGGCCTACTTCATCGACGACCGGCTGTACCGGCCGGACAAGGGCGATGAGGAGGGCGTCAAGCGCCGCCGGGCCTACAACCATCTGATCCTGCTGGCCAAGGACGATCAGGGCCTGCGCAACCTGTGGGCGCTGAGCACCGAGGGCTACCGCGACGGCTTCTACCACAAGCCCTGCATCGACTGGGACTCCCTGAGCCGTCTGCACGAGGGCGTCATCGCCACTTCGGCCTGCCTGGGCGGCCCGATCTCCCGGCTCCTGCTGGACGGCAAGGACACCCTGGCCCGCCAGCGCCTGGGCCGCCTCCTGGACATCTTCGGCGAGGACTTCTACATCGAGATCCAGCCCTCGGAGCTGGACGAGCAGATCCGGCTGAACCCGATGCTGATCAAGCTCGCGCATGACCTGTCCGTACCGGTCGTGGTGGCCGCCGACGGCCACTACCCGACCGCCGCCGACAAGCAGGCCCATGACCTCTGGCTGGCCTGCCAGACCGGGCCGAACAACGAGAACTACTGGCACTTCGACCACTCCATGGGCGAGGCGGAGGCACGTAAGCGGCTGAGCTACCTCGATCCACAGGCTGTGGACGAGGCTGTGCACAACACCGTCCGGATCGCCGAGCAGTGCACCGCGCGCATCACCCCCAAGCCCAAGACCCCCGTCTTCGCGAAGAAGGGCGGCCACGACGCCGACGTCCAGCGGCTGCTGGACATCTGCCTGGCCAACTGGTCCAAGATCGCCGACAAGCCCGACCAGGAGGCGTACGAGGCCCGCTTTGAGCAGGAGATGAAGCTCCTGATCGACAAGGACTTCTGCGGGTACTTCCTGCTGGTCTGGGACTATGTCAACTGGGCCAAGGGCGAGGGCATCCTGGTCGGCCCCGGGCGCGGCTCCGGCGGTGGCTCGCTGGTCGCCTACCTGGCCAACATCACCGAGCTGGACCCGATCGAGTACGACCTGATGTTCGAGCGGTTCCTGACCAAGGGCCGCACCTCGCTGCCTGACTTCGACATCGACTTCCCGGCATCCCGCCGGGCCATGCTGCAGGACCACCTGGGCGACCGGCACGGCAAGAGCCACGTCATGCGGGTCGGCACCCACCTGAGGTACGCCTCCAAGGGCGTGCTCGGCAAGCTGTTCTCGGTGCTCGCCGATGAGCTCCCGGAGACCTCGTTCGTCGACAAGAAGGCGATCAGCGACCTGATCAAGGAGGCCGAGGCCAGCACCGCCGGACTGGGGCTGTCCTGGGAGGAGCTGTGGATCCAGCAGGGCGACGTCCTGGAGCCGTACCGGCAGAAGTACCCCAAGGTCTTCCAGTACGCCGAGATCCTCGTGGACCGGCTCTACTCCTACGGCAAGCACGCCGCCGGGATGGTGGTCTCCACCGACGAGCCGCTGGACGACCGCTGGCCGATGCGCCGGGACGAGGACGGGGAGAACATGATCTCCCAGTTCGAGTTCCCCGACCTGGAGTGGCTCTGGCTGATCAAGCTCGACCTGCTGACCCTGCGCACCCTGGACACCGTCCAGGACACGATCGACATGATCGCCGAGCGGCGCGGCGTCAAGATCAACGTCTACGACTGGGACGAGGAGCTGCGCGACCCGCAGGTCTGGGAGGAGATCGGCGCGGGCAACACCCTGGGCATCTTCCAGATCGAGACCAAGTCCGGCACCAAGCTGTGCCAGCGGATGAAGCCCCAGTCGATCTCTGATCTGGCCGACGTCGGCTCCATCGTCCGGCCGGGCCCCACCCGCTCGGGCCTGACGGAGGCCTACCTCCGGCGGCGTGCCGGAGATGAGCCGGTCACCTTCCCGGACCCTCGCATGGAGGAGTTCCTGGGCAAGACCTACGGCTGCATGATCTACCAGGAGGACATCCTCACCGCCTGCATCGTGCTGGCCGGGTACGACGGCGACGAGGCCGACCAGGTCCGCAAGATCCTCGGCAAGAAGAAGGTCGAGCAGGTCGCCGCCGCCGGGCAGAAGTTCATCGCCGCCTGCGTCAAGAACGGCATGGAGACGGCCGCCGCAGAGCACCTGTGGGCCCAGATGGCCGAGTTCGCCAAGTACGGCTTCAACCGTGCCCATGCGACCGCCTACGCCCTCGTCAGCTACTGGACGGCCTGGTTCAAGGTCCACTACCCCGTCGAGTACCTCACGGCCATCCTGACGACCGTCAAGAAGGAGCGCGCCTTCGAGTTCGTCGGCGAGGCCCGTCGGCTCGGCGTGACCGTCCTGCCGCCGGACATCAACGAGTCCGGCACCGGCTTCCGCGCGGTCTCCAACCTGGAGATCCGGTATGGACTGGAGTCGATCAAGGGCATCGGGGAGGCGGCCGTGGCCGACCTGACGGTGGGCCAGCCGTACGCGAGCTTCGAGGACTACCTGGAGCGCAAGGGCAAGAACGCCAATGCGGGCGTCACCCGGACGCTGGCCAAGATCGGCGCGTTCGACTCCCTGGTGCCGCACCGGCGCGCCCTGGTGGAGCGGCTGGAAGCCGAGCACGACGGCTCGGCGTTCACCTGCGTTCACAAGGACGAGCTCGTCGTGGTCGACATCAGCATGGGGCCGCGCCGTCTGGAGGTGCTGAGCAACGGCATCCCCTGTACCTACGACTGGGACGCCGAGCCGCCGGTGATCGGCAAGTCGGGCAAGAAGCTGAAGCTGAAGAGCGTGCCCAAGAAGTGCACCAAGGCCTGCCGGTTCTACACCCCGCCGTCGGCGGTCGACCCGGACACGATCGAGCCCTACACCGAGGAGGAGATCCGCAACATCGAGGCGGAGATGCTCGGCGGGCACCTGAGCAGCACGCCGTTCGATGCCCTTCCTCCCGATCTACGGGAGGAGTTCCGGGATGAGGCGGAAAGTATGATCACTGGCCCGGAGGGTCTGTACACTCTTGCCGGGATCGTCGCCCGTTCCAAGCCCCACAAAGACCGCAACGACCGCAAGATGGGCTTCCTGCTCCTCACCACGGAAGCCTCTGACATCGACGTGGTCGTGTTCGCGGATCACTGGGAGAAGTACTCCGCCTCGTTCACGGTGGGCTCGCTCGCCGTCTTCGAGGTGTCCAAGCGGTTCAACCCCAAGCGCGGCGAGGACGGCTACACGCTGTCCTCGTTCATCAAGATCTAGGAGTCGCGTTGGCCAAGAGCGGGCTCGAAAAGCTGAAGGAAAACCTCGCCAAGAACTACGGCGACGCACGCACCTCGGTGCCGACCGCCGCCGTGCCGCAGTACACCGTCACCACCACCGGCTCTCTCACGCTCGACTACGCCCTGGGGGTCGGCGGCTGGGTCGGCGGCCGGATGCACGAGATCGTCGGCGTCGAGGGGGTCGGTAAGACCACCCTGACCCTGCGCTCCCTGGCGGCGCTGCAGCGGGCCTACCCCGACAAGGCCGTGGCCTACATCGACATGGAACAGACCTTCGACGTCCGCTGGGCCATCGCCAACGGCCTGGACCTGGACCCCGACCGGTTCCTGCCGCTGCAGCCCGACCACGCCGAGGACGTCTCGGACATGCTCCGTGCGGTCTGCTACGAGGGCGACGTCTGCGGAGTGGCCGTCGACTCGATCGGCGGCATGGAGTCCAAGAAGGCCCTGGAGAAGGAGGCCGAGGAGGTGACGATGGGCAAGAACGCCCAGGTCATCACCCGGATGGTCAAGAGCACCGCGACGCTGGCCCGGCAGAACAACATCACCGTTCTGCTGGTCAACCAGTACCGGGCCAACATCGCCTCTCCCAAGGGTGGCGACATCTCCGCCGGACCCAAGGCCCTGCGGTACGCCACCTCCACCAAGGTGGCCATGCGCAAGACCGGGGAGCCCGCCGTCCGGCTCAAGATCAACGGGCAGGAGGAGGAGGTCTCCCGGCAGGTGCGCGCCCGCGTCGAGCGCAACAAGGTCGCCCCCCAAGGCCGGGTCGCCACCTTCTGGATCTGCAACCAGGAGGTGGCCGACGCCCACCTGAGCGTCGGCATCGACATGGCCGACGAGGCGATCTCGCTGGGCACCATGACCGGTGTCATCGGCCAGCGCGGGGCCTGGTACGACCTGCCCTCGGGTCAGAAGTGCAACGGCCGCGCCGCCGCGCTGGAGACCCTCCGCAAGGACCCCAGCGCGGTCGAGAGCGTCCGTGACGCCGCCCTGGCGCTGCTGAAGCCGGTGACCGCATGAGCCCCGTGCTGCAGGGTCTGGCAGTGACCTTGCTGATCATCTCCTTCATCCTCGCCGTGGTCGCCATCATCGGCGAGGTCATCCTGCTGCGCCGGGTCGACGCCCTGACGGCGCTGCCCGCCACCCGTCGGGCCGCCCAGCAGGCGCTCGTCGAGGAGTCAGCCCCCGAGACGCTGCAGGAGTGGGAGGAGGCCTGGCAGGGCGACTCCCGCCCGCAGGCGCGCAAGGCGATCCCGGCCGACCCGGACGACATGCCCCGGCCCTGGAAGTTCAACGGGCCGCCGAACAAGCGGAAGTGCCACTGCCACGGTCGCTTCCTCGTGCCGGGCGAGGAGATCATCTGGTGGCCGCGCCCGGACCTGGCCGAAGGAGCCGTCGAGCTCTATCACTTCGACTCCCTGGAGGGGCGCGCGTGAAACCCATCGGCGGCGGCCTGGACCGCAAGAAGATGTCCGCCAAGCACGAGAAGGACGTGGCCGGGCTGCTCGGCGGCCGGGTCCCCCGGGGCTCGGGCAACCAGTGGCACAACCCCACCGACGGGGTGAACCCCCACGGTGGGACGTTCGCCTTCTCCTGGGACTGCAAAGCCACCCTGGCCAACAGCTTCTCCCTGACCCGGATGACCTGGTCGAAGATCAAGGAGCAGGCGAGCGGCCTGCGCCCGGCGGTGCCGGTGCGCTTCTACGACGACTTCACCTTCCGTACCTACGTCGACCTGATCGTGGTCGACCTGAACGACTTCGTGGAGATGAAGAACCGGATCACCGAGCTGACGGCCGAGGTCGAGCGGCTGCAGCGCGGGCAGGAGGCGATCTTCTGATGATCAAGTACACGATTCAGATCCGCACGGATTACCGGCCGTGGTGGGCGCCCTGGCGTAAGCGGGTGCCGTTCGAGTACCGCACCTGGCGGAACGACCGCCGGGTGAACGACATCTTCAACATCGAGCTCTTCCGCTCGATCTGCGAGCCCCCCTCGATCAAGCTGAACGGCATCCAGGTGAAGTGCGCCGATGTCTGGGTCGACGGGGTGCTCTACATGCAGGTGCCGGACGCGACCGCCTCGCTGACCAACAGCGAGTTCCACATCGCGGGCGACGGCAAGGAGATCACCACCTACGACTACGCGGCGGAGCCGGATATCGCCAACCACATCTACTGGCCGAAGGAGTTCGAGGACCGTGGCTGAAGACCCGTCTAAGGCCCTTACCGAGGAATACGACCCGTACGCCATCCGGGACGACCCGGATGCGCACCCGACGCACAAGATGTACGCGGAGATCAACATCGGCGTGCTGGAGCGGGGTGAGATCTGGTCCAAGTGCGCCAACTGCGGTACCCCGTACGAGCTCACCGAGGCGTGGAGCAACGACACGGTGTGCGGCAAGCCGTGCTTCAACGACTATGCCGCCTACCTGAACAATCCGGGGGCCTGGTGAGCCCCTCCCCCTTCGCCACGATGGCGGACATGGCCAGCAACAACCTGGTCCTGAAGCCGCTGCTGTACCGCTACTTCCACGAGGCGCAGTTCCCCGACGAGTTCACGATCACCTACAAGAAGGGGCAGCTCGGCGACCGGGGGCCGGACGGCTGGTTCCATCCCTCCGAGCACCCCCTGATGACCGAGCGCCAGCTCTACTACTACCTGACCGACCCGGACGGGTACGAGGGCTGGAAGCCGGACTACGCGATGCGCATGGCCACCCTGATGGGCTCGGCGCTGCACGACTTCGTGGAGATGTGTCTGATCGACCTGGGGCTGCTCATGAAGCCCTCAGGGACCTGTGTGGCCTGCGGGCGCCCCCAGCCGTCCCGGTGCAAGGAGTTCGGGGCGATCGACCGGCAGACGCGCTCTCGTGGCCATACAGACGGCCTGCTGAAGACCGGGAAGGGGTTCGAGCTGAAGTCGGCCCACCCCTCCACCATCCAGTCGGTCGCCGACAACGACCTGGAGGCCTTCAAGCGGAAGTGGCCGCGCTACTGGGCCCAGCAGCAGGAGTACCAGCGGATGATGGGGCTGGAGGAGACCATCCTTCTGTTCTTCGGGATGGGCACCCCCTGGGAGATGCGCGAGTTCCTCATCCCCCGCGACCCGGTGTTCCAGTTCCAGACCGAGCAGAAGTACCTGAGGGCGCGCGAGGCCGCCGAGAAGGGCATCCGGCCGGAGGCCTGCTGCGGCCCCCGCTCCAAGATGTCCAAGGAGTGCCCGGCGACCCATTGCGAGATGAAGCGGCTGTGAAGGAAGAGACCGTCCGGCTGCTCCAGGATCGCCTGGGGACGTTCCGGGACAAGAACTTCAAGATCGTCGAGCCCAAGAAGCCCTGGCAGCCCCCGGAGATGGAGGACTTCGCCTGGGACTGCCGCGTGCAGTCGATGGACCAGAGCCTCACCAACTTCGGCCTCGTCCGGTTCGCGATCGAGGACGGCGAGGTGATCATGCTGGACAGGGACACGATCCGCCCCGAGCGGCACCCTGAGCTGATCACCTTCGCCGAACACTACGAGCTGGCCTGGACGCTGGAGACCCACCTGCTCAAGGTGCTCTTCCCGCACGAGACGGTCATCGAGATGCCGCCGGTCTTCGGCAACCGGACCGAGTCGATCCTGCTGTCCGGCTACGCCGTCTACGCCGCCTGCAAGGAGGTCGGGGCCACCTTGACGATGGTCTCCAAGAACCACGTCGGCGCGGTGCTCTGCGGCGACCAGAACGCCTCCAAGAAGCAGGTCGGTGAGGCCGTCTGCCGGTACATCCCCGAGGCCGTCGGCCGGAAGTGGAACGAGCACACCCGTGACGCCGCTGCTCTGGGCCTGACCAGGCTGTACGACATGAAACGGGAGAGTGTCAGTGGCTGATGGGAAGGTGGAGATCGACTTCACCGCGATCAACAATCCTCACCACGTGGCGGAGCTGATCGCGGTTGCGGTGAAGCGCGCGATGTACAGCGCCCAGGGTTACCCGCCGGAGGAGTTCGGCTGGAAGATCACCATGAACGGAGAAGTGATCGATGAATACGGACGCTGAGGAGCGCCAGGTCGCCCGCAAGGTGGCCGAGGAGATCGCCACCCAGGACGAGACGATGGAGGTCGACCCGCACCCGGACCGTACGAGGGAGTTCCGGACCCCCGGCTTCGCCCGGATGCGCCTGAACTGGTCCGGCGAGGACGGCGCGGTGATCGCCGGGGTCATCGAGACCGTGGACATGATCCTGATGGAGCGGTTCCCGGTGGCCTACGAGGTCATGTACGAGATCTTCAACGTCGTGCGGGAGCCCGAGGTCGACGGCACCGGCCAGCCGATGATGGACCACCTGCAGCTCCCGATCTGGCGGAAGAACGCCTCGGGCACCTACGTCGAGGACTGGGGCAGGCTCACCGACCGGCTGCGGGAGAACTCCCTGCACAAGATCACGCTCTACCTGATCGAGTGGGAGGAGCACAAGGAGAACCTCTGGGGCGAGGCCATGTTCGCCAAGGCGGCCTGGGAGGAGCGCTTCGCGGGGGGCTTCCTGAGCGCGCCGGGGACCAAGCCCACGGTCGACGCCGCCACCAACTACGGCCGGGCGGCCAGCATGGAGGAGCGGTACTTCGCGATCTTCAAGACGCTGGTCTCGCGCCGGGCCGACGCCCTCACCCGCTCGATGGAGCGGCTCGGCCAGCGGCTGAAGGACACGACGATCCGGTAGCCGTTCAGCTTTCCTGAACATCGCCGAAAGCTGAACACGTGGCCGGGCACCCTGGACTTGCACCAGGGTTCTCCGCCCTCCAACGGACGGTGACCTCACCGGGTCCATTCATCTCATGCCGGAAATTTGCGCGCGTCCGGGCGAGGTGTTCCCAGTACCCCCGAGGGGGCTCGTTGATCGATACCCGAGCTTTGAGGGTATCTGGTCCGCACGGCCCGACCAACCTTCCTTGCCAATCACCCCGCTGGGTGAGTTAATCTTCAACCAGCGGGGTGATCCACTTCCGCCTCCCCCGACTACAGGGGGGCGCTGCGTCTGGGCCGGAAGGGGCGAGGTCGTCGAGGGTTGAATCACAAGCTGCTGCGTGAGCTCTTCCGCCATCTCCAGGCCTTCAAGGCACTGTTCGAGAACGAGGGCGTCGACAGCATCACCTCACCTACGGGCGAGGAATACTTCCTCTACGACATCGACTACCTCTACGAGTGCACCCAGACACGCGTACGGCTGACCCCCGTCTCACCCCCCGAATACCTTCTCTCCCCCCGGCAGCGCCAAGCCATTGAGCTGTTCCTCTATTGCAACATCCGCGAAAAGGATGTCGCAGTGCTCATGGGCGTCTCGGATACGAATCCGATTGCGATCTACGCCACGCAGGGGCTGAACAAATTGTGCGCCCTGATCAACTCTGGCCAGTTGAGCCGTTATCGGCCTGTGCTCGATGGAGGGATGGAACATGCGAATTCGCTATGGGGTGAACCAGCCGCTGGAGGAGATGGCCAACGAGCTGATCCGCCAGTCGCTGGCCGGGGTGACGGCCCGCTCAGCGAAGGCGGACATCCTGACGCCATGGAAGGAACGCGACCGTCTGAGCCGCGAGGTCTACAACTCGTCGGGCACGGTCGACCCGGCGACGCGACGGGGGATGTACCACCGCGCGTGGAATTCACAGCACTCCCACCTGAACTCACGCGATGGCGTCGCGCCCCCGCGCCGGATCCCGACGGGACTGGCGGAGTTCGTGGACAAGGAGTGGCCGTCGAACCCGTTCTGGCCGGACGACCCGAGCCCGCAGGAATAGATCAGCGCCTTTACCGGCTCACCATTCGCTGGGGCAAGCAGGTCCGGCTGAAGTGCGCCCAGTGCACCAAATACATCAAGGGCGGCGCGGAGGGGCATCTGCACTGCAGTTGTGGCTGCGCCTATCGTCAGGTCCAGGACGACTATTACGAGATGATCGAGGTGGACCGTGACGCAGCCGTCGCGTGAGCTCCTGCCGCAGAGCGTCGCTCAGGTGCGGATCGGCAAGCACGTCTACCCGGTGAGATCGGTGCCGACCTGCACTGTCTGCCAGAGCCCGCACCGCTACTCGATCGAGCGCGAGCTGATGTACGGCAGTACCTACAAGGCCGTGCACACCTCCATGGAGGCGCTCGACCCGCCGCCGCCGACGGCCGAGGCCATGGCCCGCCACGTGGTGAACAACCACATGCCGCTCCAGCAGACCTCCCAGCGCCTCATGATCGAGCGCCGGGCCGTGGAGATGGGCAAGAGCATCGAGGAGGGCGCAGAGAGCCTCCTGGACGCCGCCGGGGTCAACTCCGCGATCATCGAGCGTGGCTTCCGCCGCCTGCAGGACGGCGACATCGAGCCCAACATGAACGACCTCCTGCAGGCGCTGAAGCTCCAGGCCCAGATCGACGCCGCCACCCCGTCCGGCTCGGTCGACAACGAGGTCTGGATGGAGGCGATGATGGAGGCGATGAAGATCGCCCAGAAGATCATGCCGCCAGAGATGTGGGGTCGGTTCGGGGCGGAGCTCGCCGCCTCCCCGGTGGTGAAGGCGATCCAGGGGCACACCGTCCCCGGCGAGGTGGCCGAGGGATGACATCATTTTATTTTCTTCCTACATCTTGTCCTACTCCAAAGAAGCTTGGTAGTCTGAGGGCTCCAAACGCCACTGGAGGTGGAAGATGTTCCTTCGCGAGATGAGCGGCGACACCCTCGAAGACGTCGCCAACAAGCTCGGGCGTGACCTGCGGTCCTGGACCGGCCCGGCGATGGACGTGGAGCCGCACCTGGAGGAGCCCGAGCCGTACTTCGTCCTGGGCGACGACCGGGTGCAGGTGCCCGCCACGACCGCCACGGTCAAGCAGTTCGCCAGCTTCGTCGGCCTGCCGCCCAAGACCGCCCTGGAGTTCCGCGACAAGGGCGCGGATCTGCAGCAGCTCGCCTTCAAGACCTACCTGGACCACATCCCGCACGAGGTGACCGTCCGCTTCGACGACGCTGGTGTCCACGAGATGTGGAAGGCCTCGCTCCAGCGGGTGCCGGTCGATGAGCTCGTGCAGGTGGCCATCGACGTCATCGCGCCGAACGCGCCGGTGGTGGAGTGGTCGGCCGACGCCGAGGAGTTCTACCTGGACGTCGTCGCCCCCGCCGACCATGACTTCGGCCGCGTCGGCGGCCCCGGCGCCGTCGGCGACATCACCGCCGGTGGGATCGTCATCACCCAGAACCGCAAGGCCAACCAGGCCCCGCAGGTGAACACCAAGCTCTTCCGCCTGGCGTGCACCAACGGGTACGAGAGCGCCTCCTCCGGCCGCAAGGTCGACTCCCGGGGCGCGTCGGTCGAGGAGATCCTGGCCGAGCTCAACCGGATGGCCAACCAGGCCTTCGCCGAGGTCGAGGCGCAGGCGCACAGCTTCTACGAGACCCGCAACGAGGCGATCGTGGGTGACCCCACGCAGGCGATGATCCGCCTGGCCGACGAGTACGGCCTGCCGGAGCGCACGTCCGGCGCGCTGGCCCGCCTGGTGCCGGACGTGATCAGCGGTCTCGACGATGGTGAGTCGCTGAGCATGTTCCACTTCATCAACGAGATCACCAACTACGCCAACCAGGGCAACCTGATCGAGCACCGCAACGTCCGCCGGGCGCTGTACCGCGCCGGTGGCTCCCTGATCAGCGAGCACCACGAGCGCTGCGGCACCTGCCGCCAGCGCCTGAGCTGAGCAACGACGAGACAGCGGGGCCGGGCCGACACCCGGCCCCGTCTGCATGAGAGGAAGTGCCATGGGCGTCGACACCAGCATCGAGCTCTACGACTCGGATCTGCTCGTCATCGAGGCGGTCCTGATGATGCTGAATGAGAAGGTCGGCACACGCCGGAACATCCAGGCCTTCCACGACGAGATCATCGGCCGGTTCGCCGAGGGAGTCGACGGCGTCGGCTTCCGCGTCTCGGTCACCTGGCATGAGTACGCCGTCGGCGGCCAGAAGGTCGATGGCGCGATGCCCGAGATCATGATCCTCGGTCGGATCGAGGAGGAGACAGAGTTCGACCGCGAGCGCCAGCAGGCGCAGGTGGTCGGCAACATCCTGGAGCTGCCCGGCCAGACCAAGGGCGAGACGCTCAAGATGGACAATGAGCAGGTCAAGCAGTTCATGGAGCAGCACAAGCAGACACACGGCAGTGGCTGCGGTCCCGACGAGGAGTAGGGAATGGCCCTAGCTTCCCGATCTCCCCTGGTCCAGTCCGCGACCACAAAGCGGCGTAGCAAGCTGCCCCCGGCCGGGCCGGTAGAGGTCTTCCAGTGGTTCCACGGGGTGCAGGTCCCCGACCCGATCACCTTCGTGGTCGGGGAGCAGTGGCTGAACAGGCCGAATCTGTACCCGCGCCAGGCCACCATGCTCAAGATCATCTTCCTGCGGGATGACCTGTTCACCGCCTATGACCATGCCGTCATCCAGGAGTGGATCGAGGAGTTCGACCCCAAGACCAACCCCGAGGGCATCCAGCCGGACGTCTACGAGCGCATCACCCAGCTCAAGGCCGAGGGGCGGCGGTGGTTTCGCGAGGTGCTGCTGGCCGTCGGCCGACGCGGTGGCAAGGGCTACATCTCCGCGCTGGCCATGGCCTACATCCTGTGGTGCTACATGGCCAAGGGCGACCCCCAGGACTACTACGGGATCGACCGGGACAAGAAGCTCACCCTGCTGGTGTTCGCGGGCAAGCGGACCCAGGCCAAGGAGAACCTCTGGCGCGACGTCTACAACGTGATCACCGGCGGCCCCTGCTTCGGCCCGTACATCAACAACGCCACCACCGAGAACCTGACGATCTACGCCCCGCACGACTTCGTCCGGATCAAGGAGCTGGAGGACCGGGGGATCTCGCCAGCGATCGACATGGCGACCTTCCAGGTGCTCCCCCGCGAGTCGACCAGCCTGGCCGGTCGAGGCCCGGCCTCCTTCATTCTCGGCTTCGACGAGATGGCCCACGTGGTCAAGGCCGTTGCCAAGGCCGACGCCGGGGAGGTCTACGACGGCGCGACACCCAGCCTGGACCAGTTCCGGCAGGACAGCTTCATCGTGGCCCCCAGCTCGACCTGGCAGATGCTGGGCAAGTTCTACGAGCTCTGGGAGCTCTCGCTGGAGACCGATGACGAGACCGGCGAGGCGCTGTACCCGGAGAAGCTGATGATCCAGCTCTCCTCCTGGGGCCCGTACATGGACTGGGAGGACGCCCACCGGATCCCGTTGTTCCCCGCCGACTTCCAGGGGGACCAGGGGGAGTACGTCGAGGTCAAGCACCCCACTCTCAAGCAGCTCAAGGGGCCGGTGCAGGCCTACGACGCCCAGATGCGCCGGGAGGAGCGGGCCAACCCTGACACCTTCCGGGTCGAGCGTCTCTCGCGCTGGGCGACCGCGCTGGACGCCTACCTGAACGAGCGCAAGGTGGACGCGATCTTCGACCCCTGGCTGGGGCGGCCGGAGGAGTACGGGCGTGCCGACCTGCGCATGCAGTCCAAGGGCCTGCTGGTCACCACGTACAAGGCCCATGGGGACCCGGCGGAGGTCAACTGCAGGTTCGGTTTCGCGGTCGCGCACGAGGAGATCGTCTGGACCAAGGACGAGAAGAATCGCGACGTCCCGGTGGCGCATGCGGTCTTCGACCTGATCCACCACTGGGACCCGGCGGACTTCCCGGATCACACGATCGACTATGACGAAGTGCTGGACTGGATCTGGGACAAGGTCGTCACCAAGTTCCACCCCGAAGAGCTGACGTTCGACCAGTTCAACAACGTCGCCACGATCCAGCGGCTGCAGAAGAGGGTGCGCGGCACCCGGCTGCCCAAGCGGGTCAGCGTCGAGGAGAAGACGGCCACGGCCCAGCTCAACTGGACCCGCTTCGAGCAGTTCAAGGCCGCCATCAACATGGGGCTCGTGCACGCCCCGCAGTACGACTTCGCCCAGCAGGAGCTGAAGTTCCTCACTAAGCCGGACGGCACCAACCGGGTCGACCATCCGACCAGCGGTCCGGTCCAGACGAAGGACATCGCCGACTGTATGGTGGAATGCGTACATGTCCTACTCGGGGAGCAGATGAACAACTTCCTGAACAAGGACCTGCGCGGCTTCGGCCTGCCGGGCAGCATCCCCGGCGGCGTCGACCCGATGCGGCACATGGACGGCGGCGAGCACCGGACACCCCAGGAGGCACTCTCGGGGTTCTCCCGGGCGCGAGGTGGCGGGAGGCCCCAGGGTGGCGGCTACAACCGCCCGCGCGGCCCAGGCCGCCGGGGCGGAAGGTACTGACTGTCGCGATGGTTGTTTCGAGGGCGGCGGTCTGGCATGGTAATCGGGTCGTCAGCGGTGGGTGAGCCGGGTCTCTGGCGGGACCTCTCAGGCCCCGAGATGGCCTCTCAGCGGTCCCGTCGGCTCAGGCGACTCCAATCCGGCGGGACCGCCTTCCTTGGCATCGAGCTCAACGGCTGGCGACGTGACCTCTGACAACCGCCCTGCGTGGGAGTACCTCTGCGACCTGTGCGGTCACTCCCACCCGCTCCACCGGAACGGCACTTCCCGGTGCAGGGCCATGGGGTGCAAGGCAGGCCCGAACGAAACTCCCTGTCCCGGCTTCATCGTGAAACCCGACGAGATAGGTGAACCCAATGCCCGTACGGCTTCCGGTCGGCGGACCCCGCGCTCTAGCTGAGCACCTGGCCGATACCGAGCTCCCGGACCTGCGCCCGGCGGACATCGAGAATGACATCCGCCGCCACCCGCGCATCTACTACGTGGACTACGCGGCCCTGTGCGCCACGAAGAAGACCGAGCCCCTCTCGGTGGGCGTCTGGGTCGACCTCTGCATCGGCTGAGCTGTCAGCGGCTCTCCTGCGGCGCTGAAGAGGTGAACCAGGGGAGGTCCAGGTGGCGATCGTGCGCAAGGTGCGGGTCCGGGCACCGCGAGGCAAGGAGCCGTGTGCCGACTGCGCGGCCGACGGCTGCGAGACGTGCGACAAGACCGGCTTCCTCCCGGCCGGGTCGGCCCCGGCACGACGACGCTCCTGGAGGGCGGCTCGGTGAGCGACTTCGACTTCTCCCACGAGGAGATCAACACCGGAGGGACGAAGTACCCGACGAGGGTGCATCTGCGCGCCCACCACCCGGACGGCTCGGACGCCGGGTCGATGCACTACTTCCCGCCCAAGCGCAAGGGCAGCCCCGTCACGGTGGACACCCTGCCTCACGGTGACGACCGCGCCCGGGGAGCCGGGTCGGCCTTGCTGGATGAGATGGAGCGCCGCCACCCGGGCTCCCGCGTCGTCTACATGGACGAGCTCCACGAGAAGAACAAGCCGAAGCCGGGCGATCCGAACTTCAACGCCAACCGCGACTACGGCCTGCCGACCGACTGGGAGCACCACTTCCCCAAGCTCCCCGGCCAGATCCACCGGGGGATGGGCGTCCGGCTGGACAAGTACACCGCCGGGGACATCAACAGCGGGGACATGCCCTCGGGCGACCAGGCCAAGATCCTGCGCGGCGCGATCGAGAACGGCGGCCCCGGCGGCATGCACTGGTCGGCGGACGAGTCCAAGTCCCACCAGTTCGCTCACCGGAACGTCATCGACCCCCGTACGGACATCCCCGTGGTGCTGCACGCCCGTACGCCAGGGCTCAAGGACGTCGAGACGCGTCCTGACGTGCTGCGGAACAAGGGCGTCTGGCCGCACGACCACATCTCCGGCGACGCTGAGGTGCCGATCCGCAAGAAGCGGCCCGTCCACATCACCGGGATCTCCTGGCTCCCCGACGCCGACCACCCGGAGGCGGACGAGCACGGGTGGGTGCACCACACCTTCGCCGAGCCGCTGGTGCACAACGCGTCCCAGGGCTTGGCTCCAAGGATTCTGGGGAATACACTGGGTGAAAGCCACGAAAGGGGCCGTAATGAGCACCGAGCAGGGCGGGGGAAGCCTCGTCATCGTGTCCAGCCGGGAGCTGGCGACGATTCTGGCCGAGCGGGAGAGCTCGGGGGAGACGCCGGTGACGTGGGAGCAGGTCAAGCAGCAGAACGGCCTGTGACCTTCCACCCTCAGGCGGCCAAGGAGTTCGGCAAGCTCGACGGGCAGACCAAGCGCCAGGTCCAGAAGACGATCGACGCGCTGTCCACCGGCCAGCCGACCCAGACCCACTACCTGGACGCCCCGCTGAAGGGCTGGCAGGGCACCAAGGCCTCGCGCGGCCACCGGATCGTCCACAAGGACACCGACGACGGGGGCCTGCACATCGGCTACGTCGGCCTGCACGACTACGAGAAGGCCGAGCGCCGCCTGGGTGCCCGCGAGCCCTTCGAGTTCGAGTACGCCCGCAACACGATCCCGGCCCCAAAGATGCCGGGCGACGTGTACGGCCAGGACATCGAGCCCCACGGCCGGTATATGACCGTGCGCTCCCAGCCGGGCAACTACGTCGACAACGAGCGCATGAAGTGGGAGTTCGGCCAGCACCGCTTCGAGAACCCGCTGCACCTGGACGCCGAGGGCTGGAAGCAGCACCTCTCCGACATGCACGGCGGCAAGACCGGCCGGGAGCTCTCGCAGGCCGTACGGGACGCCGGGCACGACGGCATCGTCACGCATGAGACCTGGCGCGGCCAGCGCACGCCTGGCGAGATCGTCGACCTGACCGGCTTCAAGCGGCGCAGCAGGCTGGCGCGTACGGCGGCCGACGATGATGACGACTACCGCATGCAGCACCGGCCGCCGGATGCCGACTTCGGGGCTCCGCATCACGATCTGACCCAGATCCTGCCGGACGACGTCTACACCCACCCGCAGTACTACGACCCGAACGGTCAGGGCGGTGACTGGCACGACCGGAAGACGTTCCAGGACTCTTACCACCAGATCCAGCGGACGCGGGACAAGCCGGAAGCTAAGGTCAAGATCTACCGATCCCTCCCGGCCGAGTACGCCCATCAGGGCTTCCGTCCCGGCGACTGGGTGAGCACCTCTCGCGACTATGCGATCGGGCACGGCAAGCACCACGCCGACTCCAAGCACGACTGGCCGGTCATCTCCACCTCGGTACCGGCCAAGCACCTGCAGACCAGCGGTGACGACCTGCGCGAGTGGGGCTACACCGGCCCGCACAAGGAGTGGCCCGCCGTCTCGCACAAGGGCGGCTATCACCAGGAGATCCGCCAGCGTGCCGACGGCACCATCGCGCCGGTGAAGCGCCGTGCGCCCAAGGAGGCCGCCGACCGGGCGCTGTTCACCGAGAAGCAGCCGGAGGACATGCGCAACCAGGGCGGCACCGACTGGGACCGCGTTCACCCCACCCTGCCGCCGACTGTGCACCGGGGCGCAGGCTTCCTGCTCTCGCCCAAGGACCACGCCTACGTCCATGACGCCTCGATCCCGGCGGCCGACCGCGCGCACCACCTGATCGGCCTGATGAAGGGCAAGGCCTACTCCGGCGGCATCGGCAAGCACTGGAGTACCGACCCGTGGGTGGCGCATCACTTCGCGGCCAATGAGGCCGGGCGCAACAGCGACGCCTACGAGACCGAAGCGCCGGACTACAAGTGGGGCACCGACGATGACGGTGACCCGAAGTGGCGGCCCGCCACGATGGTCATGCTGCACGCCAAGACCCCGGCTCGTGCCGACCTGGACGAGACCCACCACGACGTCTGGGGACGCGGCGTCGACTACGAGACCCACCACGAGAAGGAAACGCCGGTCATCGCCGGGCGGCCGGTCCACGTCACCGGCATGTCCTGGGGTACCGAGGATGATCCCGCGCCGGATGATGACGGCGAGCCCCAGACGCTCTGGCAGCACCACGAGGACGACTACGACGGCCCGGCGGACCCGCCGCAGCACGCCTACCCGCATCGCCACACCTTCCCTGGCGGGCAGGCCCACACCGCGACCTGGGAGGACGAGACGTACGCGGGCTGGGAGCCGCACCAGCGCGCGGTCTCTGAGGCCCAGGAGGCCGTACGGGCCGAGCACCCGTACCTGACCGCGCCGCTGCCGGACTCCATGAGCGAGCGGGACGAGGAGCTCCGCAAGGTCCTGCGCCACGGCGGCCACCCGCGCGCCGACGACGCGTACGTCCACATCCACCGCGACCCGAACCGGAGCAGCTCCAACTCCGGCATCAGCCGGGAGACCGGCGCGCCCATCGTGAGCCTGCACCCGAGCCGGGCCGATCGCGGCACCATCACGCACGAGGCCGCGCACATCCTGAACGACCACGACCACGGCAGGCAGGTCAACGAGGAGGCCCCGGACCACTACGTCCACGGGATCGGCTTCGCCCAGCACTACGCCCGCATGCTGCAGCCGTACGGGCCCCGCACGACGCCGGGCGGCAACTACAAGCCCGGCGCGGGCGACCTGTTCCTGAACACCTACTACCGCTCGCTGGCCAAGCAGAACCGGGGCTTCGCCCACACCGCCGCCCGCGCCCTCCCGACCGACCGGATCTTCGGGCCGACGTACGGCCTGGACCATCGGCTGTTCAACGGCGAGGTGATCCGGCCGGAGGTGCGCAAGGCGGTCATGGACCGGCTGGACGAGGTCTTCCGGGTGACCTCGGGCCTGCTCGACTGGTCCTCCTACATGCGCGTCTACCTGGCGGGCTCGGAGGCGAGCGAGTGGACCAGCCCGACGCTGGAGGGCAACAACGACTTCGACACCTTGATCGGCGTCGACTACGACCAGGCGCGGGCGCACCGTGACGACAACTTCCTGACCATGACCGACGGGGAGATCGACGACGTCCTGAACGACATCCTGCGCCAGTTCTACAACGACGAGGACTGGCAGGCCCCGTTCGGCGGCGTCTGGCACCTGACCGGCTACGTCAACCCGGACGCCTACGACATCCGGGACATCAAGCCGTACGCCGCCTATGACCTCTCGGACAGCCGCTGGGCAGTCAAGCCACCGCACCTGCCCTCCTGGGGCCCGGAGAGCTTCCCTGAGGGCCCCGCGCTCTGGCATGAGGCCTCGGCCGTCGCCGACTACATCGAGTCCATCCTGGAGCTCCCAGAGCCGTACAGGACCCAGCAGGGCGGGGCGCTGTACGACCACCTGCACTCCGACCGGCACCGGGCGTTCGGGCCGAACGGCGAGGGCTGGTACGACCCGGGCAACGTCATCGAGAAGTACCTGGACCAGCTCGGTCTGTGGGCCAAGCTCCTGCACCTGAAGAAGAACGCCGAGCACGGGGCCTACGACCCCGGTGAGCAGCCGATGCTGGAGGCGACGGCGCTGAGGGTCTATCACGGCACGTCGGCGGAGAACGCGGCCAAGATCAAGCACGAGGGCCTGACCTCACCGGTCTACGACGAGACCCACAACACCCTGTCCGAGAGCCGGAGCCAGGCCCTGGAGCTGGCCCGGCGCCGGGGGCGTCAGGACCCGGCGGTCGTGGCCTTCGACGTGCCGGACGAGGCCGTCGGTGAGCACCTGCACCCGCCGTACGAGTACTGGGGTGGCAGCGGGGTGGCCAACACCTACGCCCTGCGCAAGCCGCTCCCGCCGCACTTCGTGGCCACGGCCAAGGTGGCCAACTCCGACGGCGACGACTGGATGGAGTGCGACCAGGGGCACGAGCACTGGGGCACCAACGGGGCGGCCGGTCTGCTCCTCCGCCACCACGACCCCGAGGACGGCAAGACCAGGTACCTGCTGCAGAAGCGCTCCCCGTGGGTCGACCACCCCGACACCTGGGGGATCCCCGGCGGCGCGCTCGGCCACGGGGAGCACCCGCTGAAGGGCGCGTTCCGCGAGGGGATCGAGGAGCTCGGCACCCTGCCGCCGGGCGTCCGCCGGAGCCACACCACCACCGACGACCACGGCGGCTGGGCCTATCACACGGTGGTCGCCGACAGCCCGGAGCGCTTCGAACCCGGCGGCGGCCAGGACGACCATGAGAGCGACGGGCACGGCTGGTTCACGCACGGGGAGATGCAGGACCTGCCGCTGCACCCCGGCTTCGCCAAGAGCTGGGACCGCGTCCGCACGAGCCACCCGGGCAACAGCACGGTGCATGCGGCCAGCCACCACTGGATCGCCAACGAGCACAACCTGCGGGGGCCGGGGGAGCTCGAAGACGAGGACGAGGCCCCGGCGTACTTCCATGGTGACCGGGAGAGGCGCAACGGCCACTTCGATCGGGCCTGGGACCACCTGCGGCCGGAGCAGCACGAGAACATCCGGAAGAACCTGAAGGCGCTGTCCGCCAAGAAGATGATCGTCGGCACCAACCATGCCGCCGAGATCTTCGACCACGGGCAGATGAAGACCCTGCACGAATACGATCCCCACGAGCGGACGGCGGGCTACCTCTTCGACCGTAAGGCGCTGGAGCGCCACGTCCTCGGCGTGCCGGAGAGCACCAACCCCGACCAGCAGCCGATCTACGGGTCGATGCACGATGATCCGGTCGAGAACAACTACGGCCGCTACAAGCTGGAGCTCAAGCCGCATGTGCGCGCCCGCGCCGGTGTCACCATGGGGGACTCGCTCAACGAGAAGCTCCGGGGTTACCACATCGACCATGTGCCGCACCTCAGCCATGCGGAGATGAGGGAGATGGTCGAGCCCACCGAGCTGATCAACCTGGCCGAGAACGAGAAGCCCAAGTCCTACATGGAATTCCAGGTCCACGGCGGGATCGGGGTCCATGACATCGCGAAGCTGCACGTCCATGAGGATCACGGCAGGCCGCTGACAGAGAAGGATCACCAGGTGATGGACAAGGCCCGCGATGCGGGGGTCGAGGTGGTCCACCACAAGCCGGACCCGAACTTCGGCCTGACGGATGATCAGGTCGCGACGCTGAGGGGGCACCGATGAGGATGGATCTCGGCGGCGGCCGGTTCGCTGACGTCCCGGACGGGGCCAGCCATCGCAGCCTGATCAAGGTGATCAGCCCGGACGGCGTCCACGAGGTGTCCTGGGGCGGTCTGCAGGGCCTGTCCAACGGGGAGCTACCCGCCCGCCGGACGCCCAAGACGGCCGACTACCACCTGCAGCACCGGGCGCCGGACGAGGAGTCCGGCAAGCCCCTGCACCACTACGAGGGCGGCGACGGGGATGAGCACGTCGACATCTACCGGGCCGTCCCTCACGATGTCCGGCACATCGAGCACGACTCGTGGATCACCACCAACCCCGAGTACGCCCACCAGCACGCCCAGCAGTACGACGGGTCGGAATCCTGGCCGGTGCTGCATGCCAGCGTGCCCAAGAAGCACCTGTACTGGGACGAGAACGACCCGAATGAGCACGGCTACCAGGGGCCGGACATTCCCGAGGCCGACGTGCACGACGAGGAACACGGCGTCATCTCACGGGACGAGCACGATGAGGCGCACCCGCAGCCGAGCGAGGAGGAGGCCGAGCGCGGCGGAGAGCACTTCCACGGCACCGCCGTGCACCTGCCACCGAGGGCGCACCAGATCGTCCACAACCCGAAGAAGCCCATGGACGTACGGGCGCGCGTGCTACTGGGTCACCTGCCCAAGGAGGTCCAGCACAACTCCGGGGGCCCGTGGGAAGAGGACGCCGACGACGCCGAGCTGGAGTCGATGAGCCAGGCCGACGACATGGGCCCGCACCCTGAGCACGGCACCCCACCGACGCAGGTCGTGGTGCACGGCAGTCCGTACGGCAGCAAACCGCACGGCATCTCCTGGGCGGACTCGGCCAAGGAGCCGCTGGTCTTCCACCGCGACTACGCGCACCACACGTTCGGCGGCAAGACGGCCAAGACTGCGGTGGACGCCACTGGCTCGATGATGGTCGCCTTCGTCCCGCCGAAGAACGTGATCGACCACCTCGTGCAGGAGGGCGGCGAGACGGCCGACGAGCTCCACATCACCCTGCTCTACCTGGGCAAGGAGTCGGCGTTCACGCCCAAGCAGGTCGCCCAGCTCCCCACCCTGGTGAGCCAGTGGGCCAAGGGCCAGCACCCGATGCAGGCCAACACCCAGGGTGCGGGCACGTTCATCAGCAAGGACAACCACAAGAACAGCCACGTCATGTGGGCCTCGGTGAACATCCCCGGGGTGACGCGGGCCCACGACGGCCTGGTGGACTTCCTGCGCGGCCACGGCCTGACAATCAAGGAGGATTTCGGGTACATCCCGCATATAACCCTGAAGTATGACAAGTATCACGTCCGGTTCCTGCCCAAGGTCGAGCCCATGACCTGGGACATCACGCAGGTCTGGTTCTGCCGGGGCGATGAGTGGACACCGTACGTGCTAGGACGTTGACTCCAAGGTTTCTTGGGGTACCTTGGAGTCAAGAGGGACTGCCATATCAGACAGACCCGACAGTCTCAAGGAGATCCCGATGAGAGATGGCACCAAGATCGCCCTGTTGGTCGGCATTCCGCTGGTCGCCTACGGGGGTGTCGTCGGCTCCATCGTGCTGAAGCACCACGTCGACACGATGTATCGCGAGCAGGGCATCGATCAGGCCGACAAGACCACCAACGGCTGGATCACCGCGATCGGGGTCTTCCTCATCCTCGCGATCACCATCGCCACCGTGGTGCTCGCGATCCGGATCTCCCGCTGGCTGGCCCGCCGGACCCTCCAGTTCGAGGCCTCCATCGCTCACCTGGACCCTGAAGACCAGCTCGCCGCCCGCCGTCGGCGCAACGCCGTTCAGGCCGCGCTGATCGTGGGAGGCTCCATCGCCGCGCACGAGCTCATGAAGCACCGCGAGCGGATGGCGGCCGAGGACCTGGAGCGCACCCGCGAGCGGAACGACGACATCACCCGCCAGTCGCACCACTACTACGAGGACATGCGTTGAGGCTTCCGAAGTTCCCCGAGCGATCCTGCCGCGAGCACGTCGAGGGCAACGGGCAGATCGGGCTGTGCAGCGTGATCTCGGGTCACCCGGGTCCCTGTGGCTCCCTGACCATCCCGGGCTCCATCAAGCGGCGGGACGCCTGGGAGGCCGACAATCCGGACTGGGAGAATGGGCTGGCTGAGCACGATCCGTTCGTGTGATGCCTTTTCTTGCCGGATACTCCCAGAATCCTCGGTAGAGCTGCTACGGTTAGTCCCTAGATACCTCCTCATATCGAAGGAAAAGGGGACAACCATGCCCAAGCCCGTGGAGACCGAAGCCCTGCTCACCCCCGCCGAGGTCGCGAGCATGTTCCGCGTCGACCCCAAGACGGTCACCCGGTGGGCCAAGGCCGGGAAGCTGACTTCAATCCGCACCCTGGGCGGCCACCGCCGCTACAAGGAGGCGGAGGTCCGCGCACTCCTGGGCGGGCTCCCGGCGCAGGCCTGAGCCTCTCCCGCTCGACCCGAGCCCCCGCCCTCACCGGCGGGGGCTCGATCATTTTAAAATGATGGCTGGAATCGCTTCCCTCCCCAGAATCCTTGGAGTAGAGTGGCGTTATCGCCACCAACGAGGAGGAAAACCCCGTGAAGAAGATCCAGACCGAGCTCGTCGAGACCTTCCAGTACGGCCCCGAAGCCCTGATCGGCCGGACGATCGCCGCCTACGGCAAGCCCGTCGGCGAGATCACTGGAGTGCAGGACCACGAGGGCCACCGGTATCTCGCGATCGAGGGCCAGGAGATCCCCTTCTGCTTCGGGGCGAACAAGGTCTTCGAACTGGTCGTGGAGGAGCCCGAGCTGACCCGTGACGGCCCGGCGGAGAACCTCGCGCCCAACCAGCGCCGCGTCGGCCCGATCGTGCTCACCCGCCACGCCAGCGACCAGTGGACGATGGTCTTCCTGAACGGGCCGCACTACACCTACCTCCGGGTCGACGAGCTGATGATGTACGCCGTCCAGCGCCTCGGCGTGAACCTGGTCGAGCTGGAGAAGAAGGTCCGGGAGCTCAGTGAGGCGGCTCCCCAGCGCCCGGAGAGCCCCGTGGAGGCCTTGCTACGCGGCTTCGAGGAGCGGGGCACCATGCTCTGCAAGGCGGAGCGCACGCGGCTTACCACGGCCTTCGAGGCGGGCCGGAAACTCGGCCAGGACGAGGGCTACCGCCAGCACTGCGACGAGATCGACGAGTCCGGATACTGATGAGCACCTTTCGCGAGCTGGGGGACGGCACCCTGCTGGATGCCGTCCCCAACGGCACGGACCATCTGATGCTCCTCGCGCGGGTCTCCAGCGACGCGATAGAGGGCACCGGGGTCTTCCTCGGCATGGCCGACAAGAACCGGGCCGCCGGGACGTGGAAGGTCATGGGCGTCGGGCCGATCTGGGACATCGAACTGGAGGTGTCCATCTACCAGCCGTACACCTCGTTCGCCCAGCGCATGGGCGACGCCCTCGCCCTGCTCTACACCGCCCACCAGCTCCACGAGCTCCCCGTGGACCACGACGTGAGGAACGACTGAAATGGCCGACAAGCGCCGTCCCACCCAGTACGAGACCCGCGCGGCCATCCGCCGCCTGGAGGAGGGTCTGGAGTCCCTGCGGCAGTTCCTGGACCCCCAGAACGACGACTGCTCCGTCCCGGCCGAGGTGCGCGAGGCATCCAAGAGCTACCTGCAGTCCTGGGTCGAGGGCCCGGCCGAGGGGGCCCTGAAGATGCTCATGCGCTCCCAGGAGGGCAAGCCCACCATCAACAGCCACTGGCAGGACTACTAGGAGGCACCGTGTGGCCGTACCGGACTGAGACCCGGGTGGCGATCAGCCGCCCGCCTCGCGACCGGCCAGGGGAGGCCGTCACCGTCTACGGACTGGTGGCGGCCTTTACCGCTCGCGAGGCCGAGCTGATCGGCTGCCAGATGGCCACGGCGATGCACCCCGACGCCGTGATGGCCATCTCCAGCAAACCGGCGATCGAGATCACCGATCTCGGAGAATCATTTTAAAATCTCTTCCACTCCAGGAATTCTAGGAGTAGAGTGACGTTATCGGCACCAACGAGGAGGAACCCCCAATGATCAGCACCATCGCACATGTGACCTACCAGGTGGTCGCCAACGACGCGGGCCTGCAGGGCGTCTCGATCGCCCGGGACGTCACCGCCGACGGCACTGAGGCCTGGCGAGTGGTGCTGGAGTACGCGCAGGCCCGGAACGTGGACGTCCCGGTCGCCAACGCCACCGAGGCCTGCGAGCACGCGATCCACGTGCTCCCCGAGGACCAGCCGAACACGACCACCGACGCCGTCAAGGCCGTCCGTACGATCCAGGACGCGGTGCTGTACCGCGCCTACTCCCTCGCCCACACCTACGCGGTGCGCCTGGAGGAGAGCGGTCACAACCCCAAGCTCTACGTGAACTACCACGAGGGCACCGTCATGAACGGCAAGCGCTGGACCGCCGACGTCTTCCAGGTGCAGCTCTCGGCCAAGAAGGACTGGTTCTCCTCGCACCTGCTCGTCTCCTGGCGCACGCTGGCCGAGGGCGCGCCCCGCCGGACCACCTCCCGCCTCACCGGCACCGTCCACCAGTCGCGCAAGGCCATCAAGATCAAGAGCGCTCGCGACCTGGACGCCTGGGTCTACGCCCTGGCGAGCTGAGCCCGCTGAGGTAGATTCTTTGGAGAGATCGGCCTACGGGTCGATCTCTCCCACTTTTCTTGGTAATGTGACAGAGCACCACAGAGGAGGGCCAATGGCTTCTCGTGAAGAGATGGCCCGTGAGCTCATGCTGATCAGTGTCGCCCTCGGGCGCGTCGCCGCTTTCAGGGGCATTGGCGACGCCAGTCCGACCGTGATGATGGTCGACGAGCTCGTCCGGGATCACGAGGAGCTGGAGGCCCGCATCGACGCGGCCATGATGCTCTTGAAGCAGCTCAACGAAGGCATCATCTGGCCGGATGGCCATGATGACTGGAGTTGGCAGGTCAATGAGCTTGCGCGGCTCCTACAGGGTGGGGCTCGCGTGCCGGAAACCCCCGAAGATCTGGAAGGACACGAATGACCCAGGGCTACAACTACCTCGCGATCGGCGGCTCGGCGGACGGTCAGCAGATCGTCCAGCAGTTCCCCGTCAACTGGATCGAGATGGACGTCAACGGCCAGCCGCAGTCCTACCGCAAGGTGCCGGTGCCGGTGTTCGACCGGGTCTTCGAGGTGCTCGTCTACGAGCCGCTCACCAAGAACCGCGCCGACCTGTCCACCGCCCTGGCCCGCTCCCTGCTGAGCGGCCCGGCCTCCGCGCTGTGGGAGGTCGGCTCCCCGCTCACCCCGCCTGCCACGCAGGGCGACGGTCAGAGCTCCGTTCCCCCCACCCGGCAGCAGCCTGCCGTCGGTGACGAGGCGTCCCGCTAGGACGCTCTCAGCGCCGTAGGGCCCGGTCCAGACGGGCCGGGCCCCGCTCTCCCCCGGAGGTACGCATGAACCGCTTCATCCGCACGGGCCTGGCGGCGTCGTTGACGCTGCCCCTGCTCACCGGCTGCTACTTCGCCCACAAGAGCGACGCCGACAAGGGCGGCGATGACCCGGCGCTCAACGCGCCGACCTCCTCGGCGACCAGCACGGCCATCCCGGAGGGCGGCGGCGACGTCGACACGCTCTGGGGCAAGATGAAGGACCCCGCGCCGTTCCTCGCCTACATGCACGCCAACGAGCAGCCCTATCTCGACTCCCTGACGGACAACTCGATCATGCAGGACGGGTACGTCGAGAACTACGCCTACATCGCGTGTGAGGACCTGCGGAAGGGCAAGACGGTGGCGCAGACGGCCGCCGACGCCAAGGACGTCCCGGAGCTCGTCCGCATCACCAACATCATGATCAGGTTCATCTGCCCCGACCAGAAGGCCAAGATCACCTCCTGATCCGGCTCGACTGCAGGCCCTGCCCTCCCGTCATGGGGCAGGGCCTGCAATATGTCCGAATCACTTCCACTCCAAGAAATCCTGGAGTACTGTGGCTAGCAGTCACGAGGGAGTGCACATGAATCAGCAGGAGTTCGTCGAGGCCGTACGCGATGGTCTCGCCGAAGCCGGGATCGAAGTCCAGATGATCAACGGGGCGACCCCCATGATGGTCCTGGCCGTCGAGCCCGACGTGCAGGTGATCTGCTTCGGCCACCCCCGGTATCCCGGGAAGCGCTCGAACCAGTTCGAGGTCTGCCTGCGCGACCATGGCCGCAACCGGGCGCTCGACTGGATCGACGAGGTCGCCGACCAGATCACCGGAGCCGTCAAGGCCGTCATCGACGCCATCACCCCCACCGCCCCGAAGGAGTAGTCCATGGCCACCGTGAAGCTGTTCGCCGCCTCGAACACCTGGGCCCCCGGCGACGACGCCGCCCGGATGGCCGGTGTACCCAAGCACGCCATCGGCAGCAACTGCATGAACGTCTACGTGCAGGCCTACACCAAGGCCGAGGCCAAGGAGATGCTGACCGGCTTCGGCGTGACCGAGGGCCGGGCGGAGAACATCGTCAAGGAGCTGCGCGTCAACAAGGGCCCTCTGCCGCACAGCATCGTCAAGCTGCGCGAGGTCGGTCTGGTCGGCGAGCGTGAGCGTGGTGTCTGGGCCTACTACGAGTTCAACGCGGGCTCGCCCGTCCTGGAGCTCACCAAGACCGGGCCGAAGATCGTTGCCAACGTGCAGCTCTGGACCCCTTCCGAGCCGCTCAACGTCGAGCCGGTCAACACCGGTCCGTACCGGCTGAACTGGCGGAGCGACCCGTCCATGTTCAACCGGCCGACCGGCTTCTTGAACGGCCTGCCGATGTTCCGGATCGAGGACTCCTACCCGAACCGGGGCTACCAGCTCGTGACGAACCTGCCCGGCTGGGGCCAGAAGAAGTGGGACTGCCGCAACCACATCCACGCCTACCAGACGGCTGACCGGCTGATCCAGTCCTACCTGGACCGGCTGGGCGCGGCCTTCATCGAAGGCTGATACCGTCCATCGCCTGAGACCCGACCGCCCCGGAGCGCGGTCGGGTCTCAATCATTTTAAAATCATTGCTGAAAGTGCTTCCCTCCCTAGAATCCTTGGAGTAGAGTGGCCTTATCGCCACCAAGGGAAGGGAATCCCCCAGATGAGCACGAACCGAAACCTCTCCGCCCCCCGTAACGAGTTCGACCTGGGCCGCCCGCTCGCCACCCGCACCGGCAAGGTCATCCACCGGCTGGCGCGAGTGCACGAGGACCGGGGCCTGGCCGAGACGAGCTGCACCAAGTTCCTCCCGGCGATGCAGCCCACGCTCGTCACCCGGACCGACCGCAAGGGCCGCTGGGGCGTCCTGCTCGGTGGCGGTGTCGTCCCGACCTGCCCCGCTTGCCTGGCCGCCCACCACGCGGCGATCGGGGCGGCGCGCGAGGAGAGCCCCCGGGAAATCGCCCTGGCGAACATCTCCTCCGCCCCGGCCACCCAGGCGGGCCACGACGAGCTCACCCGGGTGTACGGCCAGAAGGACCCCCAGACCGCCAAGGTCGGTGACCTCGTCTACGGCTACTCGCGCGGTGCCTACCGCCGGGGAGTGGTCATCAAGGTCACCCCGACCAAGGTCGAGATGTTCTACACCACCGACGGCGCGGTCAAGGACGCCCAGCGCATCTTCGAGTCGATCTCCTCGATCGTCCCCGCCAAGAGCGCCAAGTTCGCGGCCGAGAGCGCCTCGCGCAACTACGCCCACTACCGCAAGACGGCCGCCGAGTACCAGCGGCGCGTGGACGGCGGCGAGCCCTACGAGGCGCTGAGGAGCTTCGAGCAGACCGACTTCGCCAACATCAAGGCGCTGCTGGAGGAGACCCGCGAGGACTACATCGCCCGCAATGCCACCGAGGCCTTCGAGAAGGCCTCGGCCAAGCTGGAGAACAACAAGAGCTACCGCCAGTACGTGCACTGCACCACCAAGGCCGTCAAGAAGAGCGATATCTACCTCGTCTGACCGGCCTGGCCGCCCCCACCCCGGGGCGGCCCCACCCCTGGAGCTCCTGAATGACTCTCAACGAAGCCGGGTGGGCCCTCGTGGCCTGTCTCTACCTCTGCCTCTACCTCTTCATTTCCGCATCGTTCTACCGGAAGTAGGACAACATGAACCGCAAGGCCTCCGCTGCCCGCCACGCCGCCCGCATCACGCGAGAGCTGCGCCGCCTCTTCCCCGACGCCGAGCTGCAGTACGAGCGCGAGTGCATCTCCACCAAGGTCTTCCGTCTCGCCGACTGGAGCTACACCCTGCGGGTCACCTGGGCGCGGCTGGACACCCGCGACGGTGCCAAGGTGCTGAACGTCCTGAAGGGGCTCGTCGAGAACAGCTCGGACACCCACCTCGCTCGCTACAGCCACTTCGACGCCGACGTGGAGGTCACCGACGTCTTCGATGACGACCCGGAGTCCCAGATCGAGGTGGCCGCCGAGAAGCGCCTGCGGGAGACCGAGGCGGCCTTCGACGCCTCCCATCCGGAGCTCCCGTCCTACCAGGAGGCGGGTGAGGTCGAGATCCTCCTGATGCCCCACGAGATCCTCGGCATGCTCGACGGGAGCCGCATCGGCGTCCAGGAGATCGGCGAGAGGCGGGCGTACGCCCGGATGATCACCGCCGATGAGTACGTGGCCTGGATGCACCGCGAGCAGGCCAGGTGCGAGGCCGACGGCCGCCACTTCCCCGAGCAGCCGACCGGCTGGGAGGCCGACATGCGGCGCAAGCTCACCCCGCTCTCGACCGAGATGGTCAACCGGCTCCTGAACCCCAACCGCCGCCCCTTCTGACGAGGAGAGATCATGACGTTCGAACGCAAGACCGGCATCTGGTGTGACTTCAACGACCACGAGCAGGAGATGTTCGCTCAGATCCTGGACCTGGCCGAAAGCAACGTCGAGCAGGCGCATGGCCCTCAGGCGCGGCTGGAGCTGCTGATGATGACCGGTGAACTGCGCCGGGTCTTCCAGCTCAAGCGTGAGCCCTGGATCGCCGAGGACATCCGCGCCCAGATCGCCGACCACCGCCGCTCTCACCACGTCAGCAATAAGATCGTCCGCTGCGCCCGGGACGGCTGCGGTGAGGTCCAGGAGGCCACGGCCGCCCTGAGCGCCTGGCGGATGGCGCGGACGCAGGAGTGGAAGCTCAACGCCCCGGGCAACGAGACCTCCACCGACCTGCTCTGCCCTGAGCACGCCGAGGAGCTCGGCAAGACCCAGTAGGCTGCCCTCAGGTGTAGGCCTGGGGACGAGGGGCCCGGTTCGCTTCGGCGGCCGGGCTCTTCGCATTCAGACTCTTTTCAGACAAGCGATTGACTCCAAGGATTCTTGGCAGTACCTTCCCTCTTGTCTCGATCGCGGTCAGATCGTCACATCTTGTTCCCGAACCGAAGGACGAACATGATCCTCAAGCGCGTCGCGGTAGGCCTGCTGGCCGTCGCTGGGCTGCTGAGCCTCACCACGGGCGTCTCGTGGTCGAGCACGAGCCACACCACCCCCGCCCACGTCAGGTGCAATGCCGACTGGTACCAGAACCCCGACGAGACCACCCGCAAGCCGGTTCAGAAGCCGGGCGGCCTGGAGTTCAGCGACACCGACCTGGTCCACCACAAGGTCTACGGCCTGACCGTGGAGCACCTGCACCCCGGCTCGTACTTCGCCTTCCCGGCCCCGGGCCAGCCCTCGTTCTTCTCGGTCGAGGTCTCCGGCACCGACGGCGGCTATGCCACGCTCCGCTGGAACCCCAGCGCCCACAAGTGGGAGATGACGACCGGCGGCCAGTTCTACACCGCCTACACCCCGGCCGCCCTCGTGGACAAGGTCACCCCGCACAAGAGCCACACCGTGGTCTCCTTCGGTGTGGGCTTCACCGCCAATCCGCCGGGCACCGTGCACACGCTGGTCCGCTCCGTGGTGTTCAACCACCATGTCTACTCGCTGGGTTGCAAGCCGATCCACCCGAAGCCGCGCCCCTGCGTGACCAAGACGGCGACCCCGCTGCACACCACCAGCCGCGAGCGCTGGTGCAAGCCGACCTACACGCACTCGCCGACGCCGACGCCCACGGAGACCGTCCCGGTCCCCACTCCGACTGAGACCGTCCCGCCGGGCGAGGCCCCCGTGCCGGTCCCGGTGAACAGCGACCTGCCGGTCACCGGCTGATCTCCTGATGCGCAGAGGGCCCGGCTCCTGGTGAGCCGGGCCCTTTTGCATTGGCGTGTCGCATTTGCTCTCCCCAGAATCCTGTGAGTAGGCTCCTCCTTCATGACCGAGATCCTCCCGGCCGTTCCTGAGCTCCCCCGTACGTCCCGCTGGTGGTGGCAGCCGCTCTGGCACCGGCACCCGATCCGCTTCGCCCTCGTCGTGCTTCTGGTGGTCGCTGGCGGCGTCGCCTGGGGCCTGCCCGCCGGACTGGCGCTGCGCAGCGTGGTCTTCCCGCCCAAGCCCCCGGCCGTGGTCACTCCCGCGCCGACGACGCCCTCCCCGACCCCCACGCACACCCGCAGGCGGCGCACGTACGCCCCTCAGCCGGTCTACACGCCCCCGCCGACCTTCCACCCCACCCCGACGCCCACGAGGCCGCACACGCCCTCTCCGCGCCCCACGCACACCAAGAAGAGCTCTCCGCCGCCTCCAGACCCCTCGGTCCCCATTTGCGGCAGTACCCCGCTGCCGCCCTGTGAGCCGACACAAGGCGGCCACACGACTCCTGACGAGAAGAAGTCGACCGAACACGCCGCGTCAGCGCCTACCAAGAATTCCTGGAGCCTGCTAGCCTGGCTGCTGTGACAAACTCTCCCGAAAGGACGCCGATGAAGCCGATCGCCTTTCTCGACGTCGATGGCCCCTTGAACGTGTACGGGGCCGCGAAGAACAAGACCCACCTGCTCTCCCGTGAGGTCGAGATCAGGGGTCGCGCCTACCGTGTCCGACTCGACTCCGGCCATGCCGGACTGGTCAAGCAGCTCGCCGACGCGGGCTTCGAGCTGGTCTGGGGCACCCTCTGGGAGGACGCCGCCAACGATCACCTGCTGGAGCACCTCGGCCTGGCCGGTGTGCTGCCGGTGGTGCCGTTCAGCGCCGAGTACGAGATGCAGCTTGACCTGCCCGTCCCGCTCTCTCGCAAGGGCCTGAAGTTCAGCCAGCTCGACCCCTGGTGCACCAAGGCCCCCGCCGTCCTGCGGTACGCCGCCGACCGGCCGTTCGTGTGGTTCGACGACGACTTCCTCTCGTGCGATGTCGACTGGGCTCACACCCGCTCCGAGGCGGGCGTCCCCACCAAGCTGGTCCCCGTCGGCGAGGACGAGGGACTGCAGCCCACTCACATCTACGCCGCGCTCGACTGGCTGGCCGACCTGAACTCCTCGAACTGAATGCTCGACCCCGCACGCAAGGTGAGGACCATGACGGAAGATTTCGCAAGCTGGACCAAGGGCCGCCACCGCCGGGCCACCGACGGTGAGCCGCGCATCCAGCGGCTGGCCAACCTGGCCGTGAGGGAGGCCGACAATCCCGAGGGGCCCACGATCACCGAGCTGCGCGACGGGCTGCGCGGTGTCCGCAGGAAGCTGGAGGCCACCTCCCAGGAGGTCGACGAGGCCCTGTGGCAGGAGTGGGACCAGGGGAAGGCCCGCAAGGCGGTCGCGGGGCTGGCCGACCTCCTGGGCTACCTGCAGGGGGCGGTGCCGCCCGCTCCCGACAACGAGTAGAGGCCAGGGCCGGGGCGAGTCCCCGGCCCTTAGTCTGTCTCCCCAAGGAAACCAAGGAGCGAAGTGAAGAACCCGTTCAAGCGCGAGGGTAAGCATCAGGCGCGAGGCAAGCATGAGCAGGGCAACCCAGCCCACCAGCCCAAGGACTGCCCTCAGGACGCCAGCAAGGCCAGCCGCCGGGCAGGCAGGCAAGGGCTGACGCACTACACCTGCACCACCTGCGGCACGACCTGGAGTGTCTCCCCGCCGCCGCCGATCGAATAGAACAAGTAGGACAGACTGGTTGCCCTACCAAGGAATCTTGGAGTAAAGTACCTACATCGCAACGTTCAAGAGAGGGGGCCAGGATGCCCGAAGCAATCGAAGGCCTCTGCGACACCTGCTCCAAGGTGCTGCCCGCCCGCACGATGTCGGAGTACACCGTCAGCCGTGCTGAGCGCATCGTCGAGCACGGCCTGTGCATCTGCCTGCCCGGCGAGGGAGGCCTGGGCTACCTGGCCCCTGACACCCGCGAGATCTACCTGGAGCTCCAGCGTGAGCTGGAGGCCACCGACCCCTCGATCCCGATCGACGAGATCGGTGAGGCCGCTGCGGCGATCGAGGCCAACAACGAGAACATCGTGAGGGTGGCCATGACCATGCCGCCTCTCATCGGCAAGCCGCCGACGACCATCGACGGCGTCGTGGTCGAGCCTGGACCGCTGCACGTGCTGACCCCCCTCGAAGAGGATGCCCAGATCGGCATCTACGTGATCGGCTCCGACGGCACGGACCCGCACGGCATCCCCGCGATCGGTGCTGGCATGCCGGAGGAGCTGTGGGGCCACACGCCGGTGCCCGCCCGCCCGCCGGACGCTCCCCCGATCGACGAGACCAAGACCCTGCCCCGTATCGGCCCGCGCGGTGTTCCCGAAGAGCCCGTGTTCCCCGTACGGCGGCAGCAGCCGACGCGCAAGCCCCGCCGGAAGCGCAAGCGCTGACCCGTACTGCCCCGACCTCATCGCCACGAGGAGACGAGCATGCAACCCCTGAAGAACCCTGGCCGCTACAAGGCCACTGCCCTGATCATCCTCATCACCATCGCCATGACGCTCGAAGTCGCCAACGGCGCGGTGTGGGCCTCCATCCTGGGGGCCCGCTGATGGCCGGGGGCAACCAGTGGCAACGCGAGATGAACAAGGTCATCCGTGAGGCCCGCAAGCAGGGCATGACGGCCGTGAAGGTCCAGAACGGCCACTGGCAGGTGACCGCCGCCGACGGCAAGCGGTCCATCCAGGTGGCCTCCACACCCGTCGGACGCGGGCTGCTGAACATCATCGCCCGGATGCGGCGTGAGCTGGACTTTGTCTGGAGAGGCCACTGATCGGCACTCAATCCGGGCATACTCGCCATCAAGGAAACTAGGGAATCAACTCGATCTTGGAGACCTGCCGTGACCGCTCTGCTGCTGGACGCGCCCCCCACCCTCGTTGACCCCTTCGACCCCCTGACCGACCCCCGATTCGCCGTCCCCACCCCCAACATCGGCTCCCCGATCTACGACGCCCTCAAGCGTGAGTGGGCGCGCCGTAACGAGCGCACCGAGCGCGTCGAGAACCGTCGCCAGTCCCGCCGCCGCCGGTGGATGCGCGCCAAGTTCATGGCGCTGATCGGCAGGCACCTGCCGACGCCGCAGGAGGAGCTGGACGCCAAGATCGCCAAATTCCTGAGAGAGGTCACGTGATCTCCGTAATCCCCGTGCTGGACTACCGGCACCCCGCGAACGGCGAGGCGGTCCGCGTCGTCGAGAGCCGTAACCCCGAAGGCCACAGCGTCGGGGGCTATGTCGCGCTGTCGATGGACGTCCAGGATCCCTCCAGCGGTGGCATCAGCGTGCTGGAGCTCCGCTTCAAGGACTCCGTCGCCATGTACGACTTCTTCTCCGGAGCCGGGCCGGTCGGCCAGGCCATCGTGCGTCACAACGTCGAGATCGCCAACCGGCCGGTCAACATCGTCGAGCGTGCCTTCGAGGGCACCTTCGCCGACGACCGGGCGCGGGCCGAGATCATCGTCCGTGATCTGGTCGATGCGGGCCACCTGCCCAAGAAGGCCCTGGAGGACCTGTGAGCGATCCGATCGTCGAGCCGCACCACCTCAGTCTCGCGCCCCACGACATGCCGAAGATCACCCGCCTGCCGACCGGGCATATCGAGATCTCCCTGTACGGCACGTGGCACAACAGCAACGACCACTGGGGCGGCTACGCGCGGCTGCACATGACCGAGGCCGACCTGTACGACCTGATCCACCATCGCCTGCCCGAGGTCATGTCGAACTACTTCGAGAGCCGCGAGCCCAGGAACATCATCCTGGCCGCGCTGGACGAGGCCAACGGGCCGGACAGCTCGCTGGACGACATGGCCAGCGCCGTGCTGGCCGCGCTGAAGAGCGCCGAGATGCTGACGGAGGGACAGGCATGACCACCCCTCATGACAACACCCACCTGGTCTGGCGCATCCAGCGCGCCGGGGCCGAGGGCCTCGTGCTGCAGGGCCGTACGGCCATCGCCCAGACCTCGATCGTCGACCTGTACTTCCCCGACGAGGAGGAGCTGAACAACTGGCTGACCTTCACGGTGCCCTCCGCGCTGAGCCAGCGCCGCCGGGAGGACGCGGGGCCGGACGAGGCCGCCAAGAGCGCCATCCGCCGCGCCGCCGGGAGGCTCGACCAGACGGCGACGCCGTCGGAGATCGCTGACGCGGTCGTGGAGGCCCTGAAGGACTCCGGCCTGGTGCTGGCCCCCGTCGAGGTCGCTGCGGTCGCCACGGAGGCTCCTGAGCGTCACAAGGCCTCCCCCTTGCTCTCTCCCGCCATCGAGCCGCTCGATGACAAGCACTGCCCCGAACCGCACCCGCACAGCCAGCATCACTGGCACAACACGGTGCTGGGCGTCGACAGGATCTGTCCTGGCCTGGACGGGTACCTGCTCCGTGGGGGCACGCTCGGCCTGTCCCAGCGCCTCGTCAACACCGAGGAGGACATCGACAAGGGCCGGTGGACCGACCCCGACGGGAACGTCTGGCGGATGACGATCAAGGGTGAGGGCCCGCCGCTGGAGGACAAGCTGGGTGACCTGTGGTCCTGGGCCGGGGGCTACACCTATCACGAGGGCTGGCCGTGGCCGCTGCTCTCCCGCAACGACCGCAGCGTGGAGGACATGAGCATGCGGACCGTCCAGAACAGCGTCGGCCCGCTGCACTACACCGATGAGGTGCTCGATGGCTGAGCCGATCCGCAACGATCTCGCGCCCGCGACCAATCCCTACCTGCGCGCTGTCGAGGCGGCGTTCTGCGAGGACTGGCCGTTGGTGGTGGAGATCCTGGGGGCCAAGACCCTCTTCGAGCTCGACATGTACGCGCACGCCCTCGCTCCGCTGCTGAGCACGGTGCGCGAGATGCAGATCGCCAAGGCCAGGGAGATGCTCAGTCGTGAGTGAACAGATCGAGTACTTCTACCTGCTCACCGTCGAGTGGAACGACATCGGCGCGCTGCGTCGCAGGACGTTCACCGACGTGATCTACGAGCCTGCCGACGCCAGCCAGATGGACCTGTACTTCGCAGCGACCAAGGACGCGGAGGAGCGGTCCGAGCGCTACGAGGTCTATGACGGCAAGCCCGCTCCGAGGATGGTCGACGCCACGGTGATCTTCTGGACGTGCGTGCCGAACCGGCCCCCGCGCGAGGGCATCCAGCTCGTCTAAATTTCTGGTCACTACTCCAAGGTTTCTTGGTATAGTGACGGCATCATCTCTCCCCGAAGGAGACATACGTGGACGATTACATGGGGTCGCCCGATAAGTGGCTGCGCCTGCTGGTGTCCGGGCACAACGTGCCTAAGGCGCTCGGCGAGGAGATCATCCTGGCCACCTTCCAGCCCGACCGCCTGCACCTGAACGACAAGGTCTGGGAGCGCTACATCGCCCGCACCCTCGAACTGGAGCTGGACGAGCACGGTTGGGTCAGCGAGGAGTCGGCCAAGCTCTACCGGGCGCGCGTCGGCGGGCTGGAGCTGCACTGGATGGGCAACGAGCAGATCGGCTCCTCCTGGATCGGCGGCCCGCATGGCTGGGTCGACTGGGACGGCAAGGTCGGCTGCGGCTCCTACAACCTGGGCAAGTACCCCAGCAACGATGAGATCACCGAGGACCTGAGGCTCATCGCCGCCCGCTGGCCGAGCCTGAAGCTGTGGGTCCAGGTCGTGGACTCCGAGGGCGAGGGGCCGGTGTCGGGTGAGTGGAAGGTCGAGGGCGGCAAGGCCGAGCGGTTCAAGAACATGAACTACCGGCACGTCACGCCGAAGATCGAGCTCGATGGCCACGCTGCCGTACTGGGGATCTACCGCCCCGATCGTGAGCGTGGCGTCGAGGCGGCGGCTCTGCTGGCGGCGTACCGGCGCGTGAGGCTCGACCGGTGATCAAGTTCATCATCGAGTGGCGCAAGACCGCCCGGAGCCAGGGCAACAGCAACTGCGTCGAAGTGGCCATGGTGGAGGCGAACAGGTCGTGAGTACCGGGGCGATGATCGAAATCACGGGCTTCGTGCTCTACATCGGCGGTGCCCTGGTCTACGGCATCGACCTGACACGGGGGAAGACCCAGCCGACCGGCCGGTGGTTCGCGATGTTCCTCACCACCGGCCGTGGTGCCCTCGTCCAGATCTCAGGCGAGTCATGCTGGGCGATCCACCACCTGATGGACCATGAGTTCCTCGGTGCCGCCCTGAACGGTGTGTGGATCGCCGGGCTGGTCTGGAACTACTTCAAGCACGGCGGCGGCAAGGGCCTGAAGAAGGCCGCGCTGGAGCTCGGCGAGAAGTCCCGCGCCAGGATCCAGACCCTTGTCGACAACCTGAGCCCCAGTCCCATCCCCTCCCCGGTAGGTGCGCGATGAACGAGCACTTCTTCTACGGCCTCTTCAGCCTGATCGGCCTTCTCTTCGTCCTCGCCGGTGCCGGTTGCGTCATCGGCTGCGCCTTCATGATCGCCCAGGGCGTGAAGAGGAGGCTGATCTTCGACATGGCCAAGCGTGCCAACCTCGCGTCGATCGTCTGGTCTGGCAGCTTCATGATCGCCTACGCGTTCGATCACGCGGCGGCCTGGGGCTACGTCAGCGCGGCCGAGTTCGTGATCTTCCTCGCGGTGCGGGTCTGGATGGTCAGCCGCGAGCGGTACACGAACTGGGACGCCTGATGGCCGACCAGCCCACCGACGCCGAGAAGGCCCTGGCGTACACCATCCTGCAGGCCTTCGACGAGGCCCCGCCCCCGTGCGTCAACGTGCCTCACCAGGGCGAGTACATCCACCTCTACACCCACGGCGTGATCGAGGGCTGGCTGCGCACCGTGTTCGAGGACCTCGGCCTCATCAAGCCCGAAGAGGACGACTGGGCCCCCGAGGTCATAACCACTATCAACCTCCCCGAAGCCCCCAAGTCCAAGGAGGACTGACATGCAGTTCACGACCCAGGAGTACGAGGCCGTCCGGGCCGAGTACCGCAAGCTGGCCAAGCAGAACTTCACCAAGGTCGGCTCGGTCTTCTCCAAGTTCAACCTGTACGTCATCGTCCCGTTCACCCTCATCCTGCCGGTGGTCGGGCTGTTCGCGAACATCATGCGGTTCCTGTGGGCGCTCCCGCTGGGCATCCTGGCCTTCTTCGTGCTCTCCCTGATCGCCAACGCCACCAAGGCGCAGAAGCTGTCGGATGAGTTCGGCGACGATGTCCTGCTGAAGAAGGTGCTCAAGGACGACGCCATCGTGGTCGACCCGATCGACATCCGGCTGCTGCTGGTCGAGGTCGGCGACACTCCGGGCACCGGGGCGGCGGCCGAGGCCGTCAACCGCCTGTCCCTCGCCACCCAGCGGTACGAGGACAGGGTGACCTCCCGCTACCGCCAGGCCCGCCGCCGGGCCTAGCTCTACCAAGGATCCTTGTAGTAAACTGCGCGTGTTCAATCCCTGTCATAGAGGAGCCAACCGGCATGAAGCACGACCTCTCTCCCCTCTCCCTGGGAGGCTGACATGACCGCAGTTCTCGCCATCCTCACGCTCGCCGCGTTCCTGCTGCTGTTCGCGGGCGTGGGGATGGCGATCAAGCACAAGAACGTCTTCTGGGCGCTGCCCTACTGGATCACCGCCCTGCTGGTGCAGGGGCTGGCCGAGTTCTGCTCGGGCCACCCGTGGATCATGCTGGGGCTGGGCATCTCGGCCACCGCCCTGACGCTCGTATGGGCCGTGGCCATCGTGGTGCAGGCGCACATCCTCCAGCGGCGTTCTGAGCGCCCCCAGGAGCCTCCCCCGGCTCCTTGACCCACTGAGACCTAAGGCCGTCCCATCTCCGCTCTGGGGCGGCCTCAGGCGTTCCCAGGGCCCATCCTGAAGCGATGGTGTTACCAAGAAATCCTGGTGTAGAGTCAATCCATCATCCCCCGAAGGCCAAAGGAGCCCGAGTGGCTGACAAGGAGCCCCAGACCCGCTGCGAGGAGTGCGAGGAGCCGCATCGCGCCGAGCAGGACGAGGACGGTCAGCTCGTGATCCTGGCGCATGAGAGCCCGTTCGGCCTGGTCGGCGAGCGTCACCCGATCTGCGAGGGCTCGCACCGGCCGCCGCTCAACCCCCGCCCCTTCCTCGTGCGCGGCAACATGCCGTTCGTCATCCGGATCGCGGAGGCCAAGAGCGCCGATGACGCCGCCCGCCAGGTCGAGCATGCCGAGGGCCACCTGAACATCGAGTACGACGGGCTCGAAATCGAGAGCGTCGTCTCCGCCGACAAGGTCGACGACCTGGACGCCCCCGACGAGCGCCGTACGTGCCAGCGCGAAGGGTGCGGTCACCTGGTCGAGGACCACTTCGGCAACTACATGGACCGCGACGACGACGGCAAGGTCCGCAACCCCGACGCCTGCTGCCACTGGCGCTGCCCGTGCCCGCGCCCCTACACCTCGATCCTGAAGGAGCTCCTCACGTGACCATGACCACTGACAACACCCCGCTCAGCGCGGTGAACGCCCTGATCGGCTGGTACGCCCAGAACGTGCCCGCGCTCCAGGTGCTGGCTGCCGAGCAGGGCATCACGCTGGACGAGCTCGTGCCCAGGATCCTGAACGAAGCCATGGCCGCCAACGGGCTGGCCATGGTCGAGGTGAGTCCCGAGATCGAGCCCGGTGTGCTGCAGGTGCAGGACATCCGGCTGGAGACCGGCAGCCGCCGGATCTGGCAGGACGGCAAGGAGATCGACCTGCCCCGCCTGCAGTTCGACGTGCTGGCGCTGCTCATGCGCCGGGCAGGCCACGTGGTGCGCCGCCGGGAGGTGGCCACCGAGGTCTGGGAGGACTACCACGGCACCGTGACCAAGTCGATGGACATGCACATCTCCTGGATCCGTAAGGCTCTGGGCGATGACCCCAAGGGCCCCGGCCACTGCCGCTACATCACCACCGTGCGCGGCGTCGGCTGGAGGATCGAGCGCGGATGAGCGGCGGCTCCTACAACTACCTGTGCCACGCCATGCGCGATGGCAACCTCTCCCAGTACGAGGGGGAGATGCAGCGGATGGCCGCGCGCCTGCGGGAGCTGGGTCATCCGGAGGCCGCCGACGGCACCGACATCGTCCTGAGCGTGCTGGACGCCGCTGAGAGGGCCGCCATGGCCCTGGAGGACGTCTGGCACGCCGTGGAGTGGCTCGACTCGAACGACTCCGACGAGGAGGCCGTGGCCGAGGCCGTCGAGGCCTATCGAGAGAAGAGGCAGCGCCCGTGATCGACAAGGTGCTCAGGATCCTGATCATCGTCTGCTGTGCCCTGATGATCATCTTCACCGTCATGGCGCTGGTGGCGCAGTACACCCATACGGCCTGGTGAGCATGGGCAAGCACCCCACGTACGGCATCCGCGTCATGCGCACCCCGCTGGGCAGCTACTACTGGGACGCCGAGATGGCCGACCTGAGCTTCCTGCCCCCGTACAAGCGCATCCGGCGTGACTTCCGTGACCTGCGGCACCCCGACGACGTACGCATGGTCCCCCACCGGCACCCGAACACGCTGGAGGGGGCCGTGATGTGCGCCAGCCAGATGTCCGCAGGTCACGCTCGCAGCCTGCTCGCCGGGGATGACCCCGCCGAATGGAAGAAGGCCCGATGAAGCTGAGCATCCACAAGGGGTCGCCCCAGGACGACCCGCCGCTGAACCTGAGGACGGTCGTGCACGCCGAAGAGCTGAGCAACGCCTACGACGCCTACAGGGCGATCGACGAGCTCTCGCACCTGCGCGATGAGCCCGGGATCCAGTTCGTCGGCGGCGAAGGCTCCCTGGACGCGCCCGTCATGATCATCGGCGAGGCCCCCGGCGAGGTGGAGAACGAGCAGGGCCGCCCGTTCGTCGGCCCCTCCGGCGTGCTGCTGCGCAAGCAGCTTCACCGCATCGGCCTCACCGAGTACGAGGTGTTCCTGACCAACGTGGTGAAGTACCGGCCGCCGGGCAACCGCACCCCGCTGTACTTCGAGGTCGAGCTGTCCCGCGCCTGCCTGGACGAGGAGATCCGGCTCATCCAGCCCGACCTGGTCATCCTGGCCGGGCGCACGCCGCTCTCCCTGATCCACCACAACGGCTCGATCACCGAGCACCAGGGCAAGCCGATCATGTTCGAAGAGCGGCTGTGGCTGCCGATCTTCCACCCCTCGGCCGCACTGCGGGACGACACGACCATGGAGGCCTTCCGCGCCTCCTTCGACCTGATAGGAGCGCTCATCAGTGGATGAGGAACCCGAGGGCGGCATGACCCGGGCCGACTGGATCCGGGTGGTGTGCTGGCTGGCCTGCTGGGGCGTGGGCTTCTGGCTGCTGGAGTACGCCCGCTTCGACCATCACAACCCCCTTGGCGCACTGGCCTACCTGGTGGGCGTGGTGTGCCTGTGCGAGAGGAGCAAGCCCAATGGGACTTCGGCGCGGCCGGAGGAGTAAGCGCGGTCGGCGGGGCTTCTGGGAGTTCATCCTGGAGGTCACCTCCGAGGCGATCGACACGATCATCTGGTGGTCATGACAATGCATCTCAATCTCTCGGCCGGGTCGCTCCTGGCCAACGCGGGCATCCTCATCCTGCTCGTCGCGATCCTCATCCGCTACGTGCTGCAGCGCCCGCGCGGCTGGCAGTGGCCGAGCTGGGTCCAGTCGATCATCGGCCTGGTCTCCTCGGTGATGATCCTGGCGGGTGTGCGCATGGAGGGGCAGGGCTGGGACTGGTTCATCGCGGTCATGGTCGGGGTCTGGGTCCTGCTGCTCGTCTGGGACCTGATCAGGATCTGGCGTGAGCACCGCGACACCGCCGGTACCGCCCTCGTGGAGGAGTACGAGGTCCCCCAGGATCACACCGGCTCCTGACATTCTTGGAGTGATGATTTTAAAATCATCTTGCTCTCCCTACAATCCTTGGAGTACAGTCCGGTATGTCACTTCAGGATTGTGGGGAGAGCCTCTGGGCAAATCCCCCGAGAGGACCAACATGCCGACGCCTGACCGTTATGAGCTGCGCGCGGGCTCGGGGGAGACCTGGGAGGTGTGGGATCACTTCCTGCACCGGCCCATCGCTGGCTATCCGGTCGATGACTGGCCCGAGGCGACGCGGATGGTCTACCACGGCAACGCCGATCACCAGCAGGAGGTGCGGGAGGCGCATGAGCAGGCCATCGCCTACCACCTGCGCCTGTACCCGCCGCCGTCCACCCGCTACCAGGTCGTGAGCGACTGGTACGCCACCCTGGTGACGGATGAGCTGGAGGGCCGCGTGGTGGCCGAGGGCTTCAAGGGCGATGAGGGCAAGGCCCACGCCAGCGAGATCGCCGACAAGCTCAACGCCGACGACACCCGCCGGGCCGACCACGAGCGCCGCAAGGCCAGGTACGGACCTTGCCGCTCCTGGCGTATCCACTGGGCCCGCTGGCGGCCGGTCATCTCCCGCTGCACCTGGCCCGCCGACCACGTGGAGTTCACCCGCTGGCACTGCTCCGAGGACACCACCGGCCGTATCTGGCAGGTCGGCGAGCATGAGAGGAAGGAGTTCTGATGCGGCTCACCGAGGCCGACAAGCTGCAGGCCTACACCCTGGCCATGCACCAGCTCGTGGGGGCCATGGCCAACATCCAGTCGATGGTGCGCCTGGCCAAGCAGGGCGAGATCAACCTGATGGATCCCGAGTGGCTCGAACGGCTCGACCACACTGCCAATGGCGAGCGCACCAAGGCGTCCATGAGCCCGGTGGACACCTACGCCAAGCGGCTGCGTAAAGAGGCCGTGCTCGGTCCTGTCGTCGTGAGCGAGCTCCTGGGCACCCACCGGCGCGAGTCCACCACCCCCTTCGAGCAGCAGGGCGCACTGATCGTGGACTGCTCCTGCGGGCAGACCTACGTGGTGCCCGCCAGGGGTGATGAGTACGGGACGCTGGAGCTCGCGCAGCGCAACCACGTCGGTGGCGTCACCTTCGAGCCGGGCAGGCACGGGGAGACCTACTGGCTGCGCGCCACCGAGAGCGGGTTCTACTCCCAGGTGAGCCTGGAGCAGTGGTGCCAGGCCGAGCGGGGCGCGGGCTTCCATCCCAAGCCCGGCTGCGGACCGACGGCGACTGGAGGCTTCTCCAGCGGTGGCCTGAGCGGCACCGCCCAGTACCCCGAGACCGTGCTGCGGCTGTGGGAGAGGGAGCAGGGGGATCTGAATGACGGTCAAGCAGGACTATGAGCTCATGGCCCGCCAGGGCAGGGAGCTGGCGGACATCCGCGCGATGCGTAACCAGGCCACCCAGGCGCTGAACATGGAGATCGCCCGCGTCAAGCGGGTGGCCATCAGTGCGGCCGAGAGCATGATCGAGGACCTGCAGCACCTCGTCTCGATCATGAGCCATGGGGACAGCGACGCCAGGCAGGCCCGCAGTATGGCCGTCGACTACGCGATGCTCCTGGAGCGCATGGCCCGCCTGGAGGGGCTGCAGCGCGCCATGGTCGTACTGGACTCCCGCACCCCGGACGAGCTGGCCGAGACGGGGGAGGCGAGGACGTGAAGGACTTCCTCTACCGGCTGCTCATGAGCATGGCCGGTGCCACCTATGAGGAGTGGCAGGCCTACTACGCCGCCCACCCGCGCCCCGGCGACCAGGAGGGCGAGGCGTCGTGATCACCACCCTGGTCGTGATCAACGTCATCGACCTCGCGCTGATCGTCGTCCTCGTCGCCCTGCCGTTCCGGCGTGCGGCCAGGCGCGAGCGGGCGCGGGAGCGCATGCGCAAGCAGATCGGAGCCTCCCGGTGAACCTGCTCATCGCCATCCTGATCATCGCCGCCGTCGGCATCGCCTTCTCGATCTGGCTCTTCGTCGAGAACATGAGCGCCAAGCGCGAGGCCGACCGGCTCTACGCCGAGTACCAGGCGCGGATGAAGGTCCTGCTGGCCGACGTGGACGAGCACCTCGCCCGCGTCTACGCGGGGGAGAAGGTCATCCAGGGGGTCGTGGAGGAGTTCGGTCCGCCTACCCGGCCCCAGTCCCCCAAGAACAGCTCCTAGGCCCGCACAGGGCTTCTCCTGCGCGCGGAGGCCTATCCGCGCCTGACCCCGAAAGGAACCATGGACATCTCCCTGCTGCTGCTGCGCACCGGCATGGCCCTGACCGTCGGCTGCTGGATCATGCTCACCTTCACGGTGATGCGGGTCATCCTGGCCGAGGAGGCCGAGAAGAAGATCAACGAGATGGTGAGGAACTTCGGTGCGATCGACCAGATCGCCGGGGCGTTCCTGGTGGCGACGGGCCTGATCTTCGGTGCCTCCCTCGCCCGCCACGAGCAGGTCTGGATGATCGCCTCGGGCCTGGGCGGCATCCTCATGACGGCGGCCTGGATCTCGCGGCTGGCCAGCAAGTGGCGGCACCGCAACTGCACCGAGGATGAGTGTGCGGTCGAGGCCAAGGATGAGGCCGACGAAGAGGACGAACCGACCGAGTGACCTGGCCCTGCGAAGCCCCCGTGGAGTGATCCCGGGGGCTTCGTCACGCTCTGCACACCCGGTGTTTTCCCAGCTAGATGTGCGGGTCGCGGGCGCGCGAGAAGCCAACCATATCGGGCACGTTCTGACCTGCGCAACTCACTCTCTGTGACCTGGCTCAGCAATCATTTTAAAATCATTGCCAGAACCGCTTCTCTCCCCACAATCCTTGGAGTAGAGTGGTCACTACCACCCCGAAGAGATGAGGCCCCGATGGACGAGATGGCCCAGATGTACGTGGACGCTCGTGAGGCGACCACCACGGTGAACAGCGCGCTGGCCTCGGGCATGCGCAACGCCCAGAAGCCCGACAGCATCGCCAAGATGCGCGCCGCCGCCGCTGCCCTGCTCGCCCTCGCCGACGCGGCCGACGCCCGATGAGCGGCTGCCGAGGATGCACGGGCACCTGCTGCACCGGACTGGGCAGTGACCCGTGCGTCTGCCCGGACGAGGACTACACCGACGACGGCGACCAGCTCAGTCCCGACCAGCGCGCCGCCGAGGCGCGACTGGCCCGCCGGGCCCTGGGCCTGTAGATCTCCACCCACACCCCCACGAAGCGAGGAGACCGCGATGGGCAAGCGCGTGTACTGCGAGACGGAGGTCAGCCGTGTCGGCAGGACCTTGATCTGCTCGAAGGAGGCGGGCCACGACAACGGCACCAACCCCGAGGAGATCGTTCACTACGACGCCACCGCGCGCCAGCACTTCGACTACCCCGGCAAGATCCGGATCATCATCGACATCCCCGGCCTGGACGCCGACGTCGTGATCGACGAGGACGTGCCGGACAACTACGGGGCGATGAGCGAGGACGAGCGGCTGAACTACCGGGGCTACCGCGAGGAGAGCTACCGCGAGCTGATGAACGTGAGCGCCGAGTACGTCGCGCCGGGTGAGGAGTGATCATGAGCTCCCACATCACCCACTGCTGCTTCGAGCACGGCTGCAAGTACAGCGACGACGACTGCCCGGTGGAGACCGGGGCCAAGCGGCAGGAGCACCCCTGCGAGCAGTGCGACGAGCCCGAGCCGGGCCAGGTCCGCCGGATCGTCGTCCAGGTCACCAACCGCAAGGGCGAGTGGCAGACGGCGGTGCTGCAGACCCCGCTGGGGCGCCACGGCATCATCCGCAACACCCCGCTGGACTTCACCGAGGGCGAGGTGGAGAGCCCCTACTACGAGGCCTACCAGGGCGGCTGTGCCTACCGGAAGGCCAACCCCGACGCCGAGCTCCGCGTGATCGAGATCGTGGAGACCCCGATGCTCCACCTGACGGCCCTGGTCCTGAACTGACCCTCCCAGAGCGAGCCCGGCCTCTCCCGCAGGGGCCGGGCTTCAATCATTTTAAAATCTTTGCTCGGATCTCTTCTCTCCCCAGAATCCTTGGAGTAGAGTGGGGTTATCACCCCGAAGAGCGAGGAGCCCACCATGAGCCGCACCCCCACCACCACGCAGGCCACCCGCTACGCCCAGTACGCCACCGAGGTGTCCGCCGACGGCAGCCGCTACGAGATCACCAAGGTCGGCTACACCGCCAAGCACCCGATCAACTGGATCGACGGTCTCAAGGACCGCGCCAGCGCCTGGGCCTGGGCCCGCTGCCAGGACCTGCCGGTCGTCTACTGCGACGCCACCGACCTGGCTGACACCAACGCGATCATGGAGCTCGGTGTGGTCTTCGACCCCCAGGAGTTCGAGAAGGTCGCCTACTCCGGCTACGTCGGCTACGGCTTCTCGATGAGCGACGGCTACTACGCCCCCATCCAGTTCGAGAGCTGGGTCAAGAGCTTCCGCTCCACCGTCGCCGCCGCCCACGTCGAGCTGGCCGACGGTGACGAGTCCGGCCGCCACCACATCTGGGACGGCAACGACGCCCCCAAGTGCACCAAGCGGGCGCTGGGCACCTACGCCGACCTCCTCTTCCGCGCCACCCGATAGACCGCCCGGCCCCGCCCACCCGGGCGGGGCCTCCCTGCTTCCCGAAGGAGCACACCATGATCACTCGCGAGGTCGGCGGGATCACCGTCACCCGGCACGGGATCGGCAACTGGTCGATCGGCCACCCGGCCAACAACCAGATCACCGGCCTGCACGCGCTGAAGGTGGCGCACACCCTGGAGGTCCACTTGGGCATCCCCAAGGACGACGCCCGCCAGGTCGTCGCCGACATCATGGCCGAAGCCCGCCGTTCGCCCGTGGGGGTCTGATCATGGGCATCACCCGCATCACCGACCAGGCCTTGCGGACCGGCGACATCGGCTACGTCTACAACACCGGCCGCTGGGGCGACAAGCCTCTCGTCGAGGGCGTTCCCGCGCGGGTCGTCTCGGTCGCCCGCAAGTACGCCACCGTCGAGCTGGAGGGCAACGCCAATGCCTACAACGGCACCTTCAAGGTCGACCGGGCGGAGGGCTTCGCCACCGGCCGGGACTACCGGCGCTTCCTCACCGCGACCGAGGCCGTGCGCGAGGACCGGTTCCACGCGGCGGTCAGGGTCATGCGTCAGTACGGCCTCGGCCAGGCCGACATCGGCGGGCGCGTCGAGCTGACCCTGGAGCAGGTCGAGGGGATCGTGGCGGCCCTGCAGGCCTGAGTCCACCCGCACACACCAGAGCGCCCCTGCCATCGCGGCAGGGGCGCTCTGTGCGTCTCTCAGCAGTCCTCTACGTCCTGCACGAGGGTGTAGCCCGTCCGGCGCCACGGGCGGAAGCGATCGAGGCGGATGCGCGTACGGCGGCCGGGCCGGTTCTGCTCGCCCGGCTTACGGACCTGGCGCGCCTTGTTCTGGGAGACCAGCGCGTAGTCCACCAGCTCCCCGCCGACGAACTCCGAGACGATGCCCAGCACCGTCACCTGGCGGCCGTTGGCGCGGTAGTCGTTGTCGGCCCAGACCTGGCCGGTCTTGACCTGGGGGAGCGGGGGAGTGGTCACGGGGCGATCCCCACGTCCCAGGAGTAGGTCTGCGGGCCGTCCTCGCCGTCGCTGGCCCACGCGACGAGGCGGGTGTACTCCTCGGACTCACCCTGCTCGCCGTCGAGCGCGTACGGCTCGACACCCTCTGCGCTGATCTCGTGCCGCCACACGATCGGGCAGCCGGTGAGCGCCCGCACGGCCTGGTCGAGGACCCAGTTCTTGTGGTGGCTGCCGTCGATGCCGCCGTACTGGATAATCACTTCCAGGGCCTTGTCGGCGCGTGCCCGCCACTCGTCTGCGGTCAGGTCGGTGCGGAGCTCGAAGCTGTCTTCCATTACGTCTGATCTCCAGCCGTCGTCATGGTCAGGACCTGCACGAAGTCCTCGTCCCCGAGGGCCTGCAGGCGGTCGCGGAGCAGGTTGTTCTCCGCGTTGAGCTCGCTGATCACCCACTCGCGGTGGGCGTTGAGATCGCGAGTGTCGCGCAGCCGGATCCTGGCCGACTGGTACAGGCCGAGCCGGACGTGGGCCATCAGGGCGGCGTACGCGCGGTTCTTCTCGATCCGCTGGCCGGTCATGTTGGCGCTCGTCAGGTCCTCTTCCAGGCGCGCGATCGTCTGGCGCAGCCCGGCGGGCCGGTTCTCCTCGCTGCCGTGCAGCGGGCAATGGTCCTTGGGCCAGTCGTCCGCCTCCCCGGCATTGCGGTCGCACAGGCACATGGCGTCGTGGAGCTCGAAGTACATGCCCTTCCAGCTCGTGGTCCCCTCGACCTGCTCCAGGAGCTTCTGGATCCTGGAGACCTGGCCGCTGGCCTCCCGCTCCAGGCGATCGATCTGGGCGTCGCGAGAGAGCAGCTCCCGCTTGACGCTCTCGAACTCCGCACCCTCGCCGACGAGCTCCTTCAGCCAGTCGTACTGGCTCTCCAGGCGGTCGATGTCGCCCTGCCCGCTCATGAGTCGTTCTCCAGCTCGGCGGAGATCTTCAGGGCCTGCAGGCGGCGCACCTCGGTGTCGAGGCGCTCGAACTCCTCACGCTGCTGGTCGACGCTCAGGCCCGCGACCTTGTGGACGTTGTCGCGCTCGAAGGTGAGCCGGGCGATCTCCTCGTCCAGGGTCTCGGGGCGGCCGATGCCGCTCAGCGAGAGAGGGTCGAAGAAGCCCGCAGAGCCCCCCTGCGGCTCCGACGGCGCCTCACGGGCCTCCTTGGGCGGGACCGGGGGCGTGAAGGCCGCACGGTCGTCCTGAGCGTCGGGGAGGGGCAGCAGAGAGGCCCGGTACTGATCCAGGGCCTCGTTGACGATGTCGGTCTGGGGGCGGCCGGTGGCGGCGGAGAAGCTCTTGAGCCACGTGACGGACTCGTACTCCAGCCGCGTCTTGTAGTCGGTGCGCATGGGCCGTACGGTACCACCGTACGACGTACCTAGGTACTACCTACCCACCTACCCAACTTGGGTACTACCTACGTACGCACGGTGCTACGGTACTACCCACCCACCTACGTCCTACCGGCGTACGTGGGTAGTACCCAGCCTCGCCAAGAAACCCTGGAGATGGGAGACTGCCGCGCATGGCAGAGGAGATGAAGTGGTCCTACGTCGTCACAGGCGTGGGCGAAAGGTACGGCCTGAACACCTGGGGCAAGGCCGTCGAGATCGCGGGAAACCTGATCAAGGGTGGCGACGTGGTCGGCATCCACCCTGTGCCTACTCCCGAAGCACTGGAAGAGGCAATCACCATGACCAAGCGCTACCCCGCGAAGCAGTGGACCGGTGACAACCGGGACGACGTCCAGGAGTTCATCGGCGACCGCCAGATCGAGACCGTCATGGAGCACCCGGTCTCTGGCGAGAGGATGCTCTACGTGCACACCAGCGATGGCGTGCGGGCGGTGCCCCAGGGCAGCTACCTCGTGATCATGGAGGGCTCGCTGGAGTTCTTCACGGCCGAGGACATCGAGCAGATGGCAGGCATCTCGGTCGAGGACGCCTGAGGTGGGCTGGTCGCACGGGACTGACGTCTTCGACCCGGTGATCGAGCTCCTGACGGGCCAGGACAACCACTTCGGCTGGGTCATCAGCGACCCGGTGATCGAGGAGGTCGCCTACACGCTGCTCGACAAGCTCACCGGCGAGGCCGACTGGGACGACGTCGATGACAGCCTGGCCAGGTTCCAGGACTCCAAGCCCGTCGTCCGGGCGTTCAACCGGCTCGGCTGGCTGGCCCCCAACCAGTACGGCGATGACGGCCTGAGCAACATCGAGCTCCCCTGCCCCCACTGCAAGAAGCCCGTACGCGTCAACGAGTCCGGCGAGGCCGTGAAGCACGAGCCCGCCGAGGGTACATATCCCGGCCTGGTCGGCACCTGCTTCGGCTCGGGCCATCAATATCACTGGGGGTACTGATGGCCTGGACCCGGCACGGCTACTGGTTCGGTCCGCTCCCCGAGCCGACAGAGGACCCGCCGCTGCGCGCCCGCTGCGGTGGGCCGGGCATGTGCATCGACTGCATGCGCCAGGCCTACTCCGCCACGGTCGACGAGCTCGCCCAGCGCCGCAAGCAGGTGGAGGTGCTCACCGACATCGTGCGCCCGCTGGTCCCGCTGTGGGACGCCGAGAAGCACCTGGAGCCCGAGCGGTACCGCGAGCCCCTGGACGAGCGGCTGGAGTTCTACGCCAGCGAATACGAGGACCTGAGGGGAGAGCGTAAGTGACCGACCTGATCGGCCATGCCCGGCGCGAGCTGGAGCTGGCGCAGGAGAGCCCCGAGATGATCGAGGCCATCGTGAAGGTGATCGAGGCGTTCGTCACTGGCCCGCTGGTGACCGACGGCACCACCTCGGCGATGGCGGCGCAGATCATCCACCAGCTCCTCCGGCGCAGGCCCCTGACCCCTCTCACCAACGACCCCGCCGAGTGGATCGAGCGCCTCGCCCCCAGCGGGGCCAAGATCTGGCAGAGCACGCGTACGCCCGAGGCGTTCAGCCCGGACGGCGGGAAGACCTACTGGTCGCTGGCCGAGGTCTCCCCCGAAGGCGAGCGCATCACGCGCCCCACGGCCGACAAGCCCGCCACGATGCGGCCCGCGAACATCCGCGAGGCTGCCCAGAAGATGTTCGCACAAGGAGAGGACGAAGAATGATCGGAAAGGTACTGGTAGGTACCGCTGCCGTCTTCGGCGCCGTGGTAGCGCTGGGCAGGACGGACCGGGGCCGGGAGCTCCTGCTGGCCGCCGACGCCAGGCTGCAGGACCTGGACGCCAGGCTCAAGGCCAAGGTCGAGGAGCAGGGCGGCAACGACGCCGCCGAGAAGCTGGAAGAGACCGTCCGCAGGGCGGCCGAGCGCGCCGCTGCCTCGCTCGGCCTGAACCTGGACGACCTGAAGGTGTACGTGCAGGGTCACCCCGACGAGAACCCCCAGCCGGACAAGGCCGACCCGCCGCGCAAGGACGAGCACGAGGCGGACACGGAGACCGGCGGCCTCGGAGGCTGACCGGTAGATAACAGATTGGCCGCCTCTGGCCACATTTCTCCGGCTTTACTTGGAGCAGGTGTTACGCTCCAAGGAGTCTTGGAGAGTGTGGCCGGGGGCGGTTCCGTCGGTGGACCCCGACGGAACATCCCGGCCGTCATCATCAACTCGATCGCGAGGTGGGCAGATGAAGGGCCGGGACCAGCTCGAACAGCTCGTCAGGGATCACATCCCCGAGCTCGCACGCCGGGCGCGTGCGGGACTGAACTTCCGTCAGGCCGCACCCGATCAGCTCGGTGAGCTGATGGCCGACAAGATCGAGCAGGAGATCGCCGAGCTGCGTGCGGCCGACAGCCGTGCCGAGCGCATCGACCGGCTGGCCGCCATGTACGAGCTGATCGAGCGCCTCGCCGCGCGCCAGAAGGTCAGCATGCCGGAGCTGGCCGTACGGGCCAAGGAGCTCGATCTGGACAAGGGCTCGTTCCGGCTCGGCATGGTCATGATCGGCAAGACCCCGAAGGAGGAGGACCGTGGCTGAAGAGCCCGACGAGATCAAGCCGATGACGCCGGAGCAGGTCGCTCTGCTGATGAAGAACCCCGAGATCCTGAAGGGTCTGCAGAAGCTGTTCGGCCGTCTCGGGCCGCCGCCGGGCATCGTCGAGGACCTGACCATGGCGACCGAGGAGGAGCGCAACCGGTTCACCGAGTGGTACCGCGAGCGCGGCCCCCGTTCCGACTGGTGCTGGAGCGACGAGGTACCCGCCCCCGACCGGCCCGTTTACACCAACCCCGCGACGGGTGACCGCTGGCACTTCGACGGCAGGCTCTACTACGTCGACTTCGCCCCGCGTCAGCATCCCGAGCCGATGTACGACGACTTCGCCGAGGCCAAGCGGCTCACCGCCCAGCTCCTGCACGGCTACCCGCCCAAGCCCATGCTGCCCGGGTTCGTCTGCGACTGCGGGGACAAGGCCTGCAACGCCGGTCTGGTCGTGACCGACTGATGATCCGCGAGGAGAAGTTCGTCCTGTCCAAGCGCCCGTACGCCGTGGATCTCAACAGCTTCCGCGAGACCGACTGGGGCAACCAGTTCTCGATCAATGCCGTCTGGTTCCGGCGGCGGCGGAGCCAGGTCGGCCTGCCGATCCGTACGGTCGCCTGCATCGGTGATCTGTCCACCTTCGGAGTGGACCACCCCGAGACCGCCATCGACTTCATGGAGCGCTACACCGACGGCCGGTATGGCGGCAACTGCATCGGCCGCTGGGACGGTGAGGGCTATTGGGGCGACGAGCGCCCCCACGTCCAGGCCGAGCACCTGAAGATCCTCCAGCCGATGCTGGAGAACTACCCCGAGCTGCCGCCGGGCCATGACGGCTGGTGGCGCTTCGAGACCCGCAAGGAGCTGTACGGATGAGTCATATCCGCATCGAGCGCGCAGCTCCGGACGGGCCGGTGCTGCGCGTCATCATGAACAGCGTCGTCTACGACGTGGCCGAGGGGCACCCGCTCGCGGAAGGCATGGTCGAGGTCCTCACCGTCGCCCCGCACCAGGGGACGCCGACCGAGACCGCCCGGCTGGCCGAGATCCGCAGGAACCATCTCTTCGAGCAGCAGATGCTCAGCGTCAAGAGGCGGGACGACTACTCCACCCAGGCCTCGGTCGACCGCGCCGACCTGCTGGCCATCCTGGACAAGGTGATGGGGATCGTCGGCGACTGGTGCGTGGAGTCCAACACCTCCGGCGGCATCGACGCGGGTGATCTGTCCTGGCGTCTGGAGGAGGCGGGCTACCCGCTCTGGGACGGCGACGACGATGAGTGATCTGCTCACCGAGGTCGCCTTCGCATTGACGCAGGAGCACTACCGGCGCTCCTGGCTGCAGATCGAAGCCTCCCCCGAGGATCACTCCAAGGCCATGGCCGAGGTGGCGCTGGCCACCATCGCCGACAAGCTGGAGGCACCGGACTCGGACCTGTGCGACTGCGCCTGGCTCGAAGACCGGTCGGCGTCCACGCCGCCGATCAGCCCCCGGACCGGGATCAAGATGGCCCATCACTGCGAGTGCACGGCCGTGACGGCGTCCCGCGCAGTACGGCGCGGCGCGGCGACGCTGCACGAGCAGGAGTGCAGTTGTGGCGAATGAGATCAAGGGCTGGGCGGCAACCCTGGCCGCCCTCATGCTCGAAGGCGCGATGGATCACGAGAATCACCGCGAGAAGTTCCCCGACGAGGAGACGTTCGAGGCGGTGATGAGTGAGCTGGGGGCTATCGCTCGCCGCCTGCGCGGGCGGGGGAGTGACCTGCCGCCGGGTGCGCCCTTCCGCTGGCACGACCAGCCGACCGGAGAATGGTGGGACCGTGGCGGACCTCTGTGAAATCCCGCACCCCGATCACCCCGAGGTGCTCTGCGACAAGCCCAAGCCCTGCTACGCCTACTGCTGCAACTCCGAGCACCACCTGACGTGGAACGACCGGCCGATCCCCGGTGACAAGAGGCCTGACCCCGCGCGCATGGTCGACCTCGTGCAGACGATTCGCCGGTACAACCGCTGACCCCTGCTGTCCCTCCCACGCTGCCTCCCCGGAAGAGGTGAGCGAGGGAGGGATCTGCATATGGGCGCAGAAGCGGTCAGGCGGCTACGCACCGCCGAGGGCCCAGAGCCCGGCGACGAGCCGACCGCTGAACCCATGCGCGCACAGCGCCGTGGACGCTCTAAGCCCTCCCGGGAGGACCTGAGGGTCCGGAACCGCACGCGACGCTCGTACGAGACGCCTCAGGCCCGTACGGCCGCCCTCCGCTGCCTCGCCTGCGGCTGCACCGGTCCCGCCGCCGACCGCTGTGCCGCCTGCGGCTCACTGGCCGTCCAGGCCAACTGGGAGACCGCCCTCGGCCACGGCACCGAGCGCCAGACCGACTGGGACGATGTCACCCAGGGCTGGAACATGGATCACGCCCGTATCCACCGGGCGATCACACTGCACCCCAGCTCCGACGTCTACGACAAGATCGAGGACCCCGACGTCCCGGACGAGGAGAAGGCCCAGCACCTGCTGAGCCACCTGCAGAACGGCGGGCGCTCCCTCGGTCGGCACTGGTCGACGGACCTGGACCACGCCAAGCGCGTCGCGCGGGACGAGGGCTGGTCGGCGATCGGCAACAACTCCTCCGACGACGAGGAGAACGAGTACAAGCTCCCGCTGTCGGTCATGGTGCACGCCAAGTTCCCCGAGCGGCACCACATCGAGACCGACCCCAGCGTGCTGGAGGAGCACCACGTCACCCCGTGGGGCGGCTCGGAGCACTTCAGCGACGAGTCCGAGGTCCCGCTGAAGCCGGACGCCAAGGTGCACGTGACGGGGCTGTCCTGGTCGACCAAGACCAACCCGCACCCCAGCGAGTGGACGACCCACCGTTACGACAAGGACACCGAGGCGCACGAGCAGGCGCAGGAGTCCGCGCGCCAGGAGCGCATGGACAACCTGAAGAAGAGCTTCAAGCACGAGGGCAAGCTGGCCAGCGGTGCGTTCCACGCCCAGCTCCCTCCAGATGCGCACGCGCGGGTGGTGGATGAGAGCCGCCCTGCCGGTGAGAGGGCCAAAGAGCTGCTCGACCACCTGGGCCAGGGCCACGGCAGCATCCACTGGAGCGAGGGCGCGACCAGCATGCCGCTGGGTCAGGCCAAGATGAGCGCCAACGCGCTGCACCGCAAGACGGGATCGCCAGCGATCAGCGGGGAGCTGCGGGGGGTGACCCCCGAGGGCACGACCAAGTACGACGCGGAGCACGGCCTGTCGGGGATCAACCTGCCCATCCACGCGATGCGGTGGCAGGAGAGCGCACCCGAGCACCCGTACAAGTCGACCGAGCACGAGCACGAGTTTGGGAAGCCGATGACCCATCAGGCTCTGGTACTCGACTGTGAGGCCTGCGGCCACATGAGCCGTACGGCCTCCTCACGCTGCCGCGCCTGCGGGTCGCTCGCGCTCAAGACGGCCACCGTGCTGATGACCCAGATCGAGCGGGCCAACCCCGGCGACCAGATGCGCACCCCGCAGGGGCAGTCGGTGCACGTCAAGAAGATCCGCCCGCACGAGACCGACAACACCAAGGTCTACGTGGACACCGACCTGGGCACCGCCGTGATGAGCCGTGGCACCGAGGTCAACCTCACCCAGGGGGAGCGCCAGCAGGAGCTCCCTAACTCGGGCAACCCCAGCGGCAACGCGGGCATGCTGCCCGGCGCCGGGCGCACACCGACGGGAGAGGGTGACGCCGGAGGCGGCGGCTACGCGGCACCACGCTGCCCGCGCGATGGCACCAAGATGGTCCAGCGCGGGAACACCTGGATCTGCCCCATCGACAACACCACCGCACCACTGTCCTCGGCTCCCGCCGGGATGCAGCCGACCAACCGCGAGACGGGCCAGATCCTGACCCGCTCGCCAGGACGCAAGCCCCCGCAGACACACCTGTGGGCCACCTATCACACAGCCGGACAGCCTCCGGCGATCGTCCGGCGGGCACGGCAGGTGCTCGACACCATGGAGGAGATTCGATCGTGAACAAGCGCGCAAGCCTTGTCCAGGCGATCACGGCGGCGGGCACCTTCCAGGAGCAGGCCGCCCTCGTCGCACGACTGGCCGAGCACGACCGCCTCGCGGTCGAGGCGGCCCGCCAGGACCGCGAGTGGGGCACGGCCGGGACCATCGTCGAGCAGACGATGACTCCGGTCGCGGTGCACGAGCGCCACACCGCCGCCACCGACTGGATCGGCGACCTGGACACCTCGGGTGGCAACTACCACCAGGAGATCTGCGCGGAGGCCAGCCTCTGGTACGGCCGGGTCAACGCGATGGTCAAGGGCGACGGCGAGGAGTTCGCCGAGCAGGCGCGCGGCATGGCGCGGCGCACCGCCGGGAAGTACGGGGAGTCGGCCGACGCCGCCGCCCAGACCTTCCTGGACTACGTCGCGTTCCTGCGCTCCAAGGAGGCGGCCAGCGGCCTGCCCCAGATCGACCAGGAGTTCGACCCCAAGGACAACCCGGCACCGACCCCGCTGCCGACCGAGACCTTCCCGACCTTCGGGCCGGACGTCCACCCGATCAACGAGGGCGTGGACGGCCCGCGCACCGGCTCGCCGCTGATCGACGAGATCGAGGGCTACGGCGCCCCGTACGGTCAGGGCGAGGAGAAGCCGGGTGGCCACTCCACCTCCATGGACGAGTCCGGCAGCTACGCCGAGGTGCCGCTGGGCGCGCCGGGGCAGATCCCGACCGAGGAGTACAGCAAGACCTCGGCGCTGATCGACGCACCGACCGTGGCCATCGGCTACGAGATGAACCTGGACGACTACCGGGCCGAGCTGCAGCGTCAGGCGGCGGCCCAGGCCGGTGGTGCCGCCCCTTTCGTCCGTGAGGCCAGGTCGGCCGAGGACGATGCCCGTCGCCAGGCGTACGGGGACGACGAGACCGAGGATGACAGCCCGGCCTCCAAGGAGGACGACGCGCGCCGTCAGGCGTATGAGAAGGAGGCCGCGTCCAGCCTGCCGACTCAGCACCAGGTGATCGACCCCAACAACATGCCGACGCCGGAGGCCGACACCTTCAACACCGAGGTGGCCTTCCCGCTGAACCCGGCCTTCGACAAGCAGGTCAAGAGCGAGGAGCTGCCGCCCGCCGAGAACGTGGCGCAGGCCAAGCGCCGGGCGTTCGTGGCCGGTCTGCTGGCGCGGGAGCCGAAGACCTGGTCCCCGGTCGAGCGTGCCGAGGTGGCCGACTTCCTGTCCAAGGCGGCCGGGCTCACCAAGCAGGCGGATGAGTTCTCGGCACCTCACGATGTGCCAGCTAGCGAGACGCCGGTTGGCAACTCGGCCAACACCACCCCGCAGCCTTCCTCTGGCTCCTACGCCAAGGGGCAGACCGACGGGGCGGCCGACCGTGCCGCCGGTGAGGCCCCGACCTTCTCGGACGCCTCCTCGGGCGCGAGCGACTACGTCAAGGGCTACAGCGAGGCCTACAGCGGCGCGCAGGGCGCCTCTGTGCCCCAGGACGTACCGGTCTCGATGGGCGGCGACAACGGGCAGATGCAGAACGCTGCGGACTCCCAGAACGCCGCGCAGACGGCCATGGCGGCCAAGACGGCGACCATCAAGAGCCCGTTCAGCGGCCTGGTGCGCGAGGCGAGCCTGAGCACGCCGGACTTCGTCAAGGGCTTCAACTTCGCCCGCAACTGGAAGCCCGGCCAGCGGCTGGTCGCCACCGGCTCGGCGGAGTTCGAGGAGGGCCTGTACGCGGGCATCACCGAGCGCCCGAAGCTGCAGGCCTCCTGGGTCGTGGCGCACCGTAAGGCGGCCAAGGCCCTGAACAAGCCCGAGCTGATGAAGCGCATCAGCATCCACGAGCGCGTCACCCGCCGCTTCGCCCGCAAGAACCCCAGCGCTCTGGTGCGGGGCTTCTACGTGCAGGCGGGGACGTCCACCGACCTGCTGACCATGGGCCCTGGCGCGAGCCCGGACCCGATGGGCGGCACGCCGATCAATGGGCCCGGCACCCCGCCGCCCATGGAAGGCGGCACCGACCCGGCGCGGCCGGGTGGGCCCGCGATGTACAACGGCGCGCCGCCGTACGGCTCGCCGGTCGCTCCGGACCCGGTGATGGGCCAGCAGGGCACGCCGGACGCCGCGCAGCGCCAGGCGGCGTTCCGCACGGTCGTCCAGGCCGAGCTCAAGAAGATGCAGGAGGCATCGTGACGACCGATCAGTTCGCGTCCCTGTGGACCGAGGCCTCCCGGGACGTGGAGCGCGAGAACGCGCTGCGTGCCGAGGCCCTGGCCAGTGCCAAGCTGGGCGCGGTTTGGCCCTTCTTCGCCCTGGCGCAGTCCAAGCCGGAGCTGGAGCATCGCAAGGCGCTGGCACGTGAGTCCCTGGAGGAGATCGCGGCCAGCACCGGCCTGCCGCTGGCCCGCATCGCCGAGATCATCGACCAGCACTTCACCCTGCTCGCCGAGGCCCGCATGTCCAAGCAGGCCGAGGAAGAGGAGGGCGGCCAGTGGGAGGTCGTCGACAAGGCTACGGACGCAAAGGTCGCAGGCCCTTTCGATGATCGGGAGAAGGCACAAGAGGCCATCGCGGACAACGACTCCGGGCTGCCTTCTTCCGAGCTGAAGATCGTGCCGGTGAACGAGTCCGAGGACGAGGGCGAGGAGAAAGAGGCCAGCCTCCGTCACCAGGCCATCCCCGAGGGCGAGAACATCCTGGCCGAGACGGTCAACGACGCCTCTGGTGCCTTCCCGGCCTCGGTCGAGAAGCTGCCCGAGCACGATGAGGGCCCGGACGCCAACATCCCGCCGGAGGCCTACTCCACGGTCAGCATGCCCCAGCCGGGCGACTCGGGTGCGAGCAACCCGCAGTCCATGGCGGTCAAGATCGACATGAGCGTGGCCGAGGCGCGCAAGATCATGCAGCTCGCACTCACCGGCAGTCGTAAGACCGCCGTCGGCGAGTACGTCGACCCGTCCCAGCAGCAGGGTCAGCAGGCCCCGATGCCGGACGCGCCGGAGTCGGCCACCGGGATGGACACCGGCATGCCGCCGGAGGGCCAGCCGACTCCGGGCCAGGATCCGGGTGGCCAGGTCGCCACCGACCCCTACCCGATGACCACCAAGCCCGCCCAGCAGCCTGGCGCGCCGGGCGGCGGCGGGGACATGGGCGGGGACACCGAGGGGGACGGCGGAGACCCCGTCTCGGACCAGATCGACCAGGTCACCTCGGCGATTCGCAGGGACAACCCCGGGGTCAGCACGTCGGTCGCCAGGCGGGTCGCCCGCCAGGCCGTGGCCAAGATGCTGACGGCCGCCGGGAGCGACGGGATCGACTACACCCACCCGACGATCCCCAAGGCCGCCCCGGCGGGCGGCGAGGAGGACGAGGACGAGAGCCTGGCCGGTCACGCCGCCGAGACGGCCGGAGCCGGTGCCGCCCTGAAGGTCCTGCCCAAGGTTCTTCCGCTACTCGCCCTGTAGGAGATGACGTGCTCGACGGACTGACCGTGGCCTATGCCGGGCAGCCGGGTGACCTCCAGCCCGGGGACCGTGGTGAGGTGCTCAGCGCCGACTATCAGTACGCCCACGTGCTTTGGCACACCGGGGCGCTGACCGGTCAGGTCCGTCTGCACGACACCGGTGATCTCGACCTGAGCCCCTCCATGGTCTCGCCGGTCGCCCGCCATATCGAGGCGAGCCTGGACGACTCCCTGGAGGTCGGCTCGATCGAGATCACCTCGGCCCGCCAGACCTATGACTCCTCAGGCCCGGCGGGCGTACTGGAGCAGATGTCGCTGGGCGGCCAGCTCGACCAGCTCTCCGACATCGGGGACGAGGTCTACACTCTCGTGACGAGCCGGGTCAGGACGAGCCCGTACGTCCGCACCATCACGGCCCAGCTCGATGAAGAAGAGGCCGAAGAGGTCGTGCGGATGACCTCGGCCGCGTTGCTCCAGGGCCTGCTGGCCGAGGAGTAGCGCCCGATCTCCCCCGGAGGACCTATGACCAAGTGCATGTACGACAGCTCGATCACCTGCGGCAAGAACTGCAGCAACTGCCCCGGCGGTCGGGCGCGGGTGCAGGTCGTCCCGTATCGCAAGTCGCGCTGGAGCATCGACGCCGTCTGCGTCGAGGTGGGCGTGTTCGAGCTCCGCTAGGCTCGGGTCATGATCGTCATCACCGAACCGTTCCGCAAGAGCGAGATCTCCTCCCAGGGCGCTGACTGCGTCGAGGTGGCTCGCGCCGAAGTACGCTGACGAGCGGTTGAGCCGTCCTCCTGCCTTTGTGCCTGCGTCAGGGAGGGCGGCTCAATCATTTTATTTTCTTCCCCTCTGGTGTTCCACTCCAGGTTTTCTTGGAGTAACGTGGCTGAAGCCACGATCGAAAGGACACCATGGAGACCGTTCCCCACATCGTCGACAGCCTCGCCGTCGAGCGGAAGATGGACATGGTCATCGACGTCTCCGGCCAGCCGGACGTCACCGACACCATGAACCGCCGCAAGGTCCTCCCGCAGAAGCTGCTCCTCACCTATCGCCAGGAGGGCCTGGACGTCCCCGTCTCCCTGTGGCACGTGATCGTGCGCGGCCCCCTCCGCCTCAGCGCGGGCACCCTGTCCAAGGTCACCACGCACGACGTCAACAGCTACTTCTGGAAGCTGGAGGCGGACGAGCTGGAGGAGCTCGACCATCGGTTCCCGGCCTGGGTCCGGGCGCTGGTGGAGGAGTACTGGCCCGCCACCATCTGAGCCATCCCTGGAGATCGGCCCCCGCTACCGTCCGGCGGGGGCCGATCATTTTATTTTCTTCCCTCAGGTGGTTCCCTCCCCACAATCCTTGGAGTAGGGTGGGGGTACACACCGAGAGAAGGGGCCACAAAAGATGGCGAACCTGAGCCGGAAGAACTACACCGAGATCGCCGAGGCCGTCGGCATCGAGCGTCGCGCGGTGAGCGCCAGTGACCGCGAGGGCTACACCCGCGAGGAGGTCGCCGAGATGCTCGACGCGATCTCGACCCGCCTCGCCCGCGCGATGACCGGCACCAACGCCCAGTTCAACCGCCCCCGCTTCCTGGAGGCCTGTGGCGTGGAGGAGGGCAAGTGAGCTCCATCGTCATCGAGGTCCCCGAGGACCTGGAGACCGTCCTGGTCGAGGACCTGTTCCGCATCCAGGACGAGGACACCCGCCACGCGATGGTGCACAAGCGGGCGAACAACCCCGACCTGTGCCCCGAGTGCCGGGCCTATGTCCAGGCGATGCGCCAGGTGATCGAGACCCGGCGGCTCTCCCCCAAGGGTCAGGCGATCGAAACGGCCGCCATCGCGCTCTACCGCCAGGAGGTCGGCTTCGAGTCCTTCGCCGCCGCCAGCCGGGTGTGGTCGTACCGTGCGGACCAGCACGAGGCCTACCGCAGCCGGGCTCGCGAGATCTTCACCCTCACCGACCCCATCTTCCCGATCTACCGCGCGGAGGACTGATCATGAAGACCACCGAGACCCCCGCCCAGCGCCCGCTCCGCGAGATCGCCGCCGAGATCAAGGAGAACTGGAAGAACGTCTACTTCGGCGCGGTGCCCTACCTGGACGCCATGGGCGGGCTGGAGGCGATCGACGGCTACTTCGGGGTCGATGACGCCCGCACGATCGTCCGCTACTTCCTCTCCAACGCCGCCACCTGGCGGGGTGAGACCGCCCGCCGCGTCAAGGCCGAACTAAAGGCGATGCTCTGATCATGGAAAAGTTCCTCAAGCTCCAGCCCTCCCCGCGTGTCGACAACATCGTGGACGGCCACGAGATGACCCAGCTCCCCTACCCGTTCTTCGTCGAGCAGGACGGCACCGTCCTGCATCCCGACACCGTGCAGGCGGTGCGGGCGCTGGGCTTCCAGACCGACCTGGCCCGGCACGAGGTCGACCTTCTCTGGGATGAGATCTGGGAGCACCCGGAGCTGGCCGTCGGCAAGTACCTGGTCTCCACTACCCCCGACGGCGGCATGGGTGTCCACACCATCGCCATCGACACCGCCGAATTCATCGGGGGGTAGCGCCATGATCGAGCTGGAGATCGGGGAGGAGGTCGAGATCTACTTCGACAACTACAACCGTTACTCCGACCCCACTCTGGAGGGGATCGGCACGGTGACCAAGGTCGTCAAGGGCAGCGTGTTCATCGAGTGGCCGTCGGGACAGATCAAGTTCTCCCGCACCTTCCAGCGCAGCCAGGACGCCTACCAGGGCCGGTTCTTCCGCAAGGCGGACCAGAACGTTCGCTTCGCCCAGCATCGCGGCTGACAAGCTGTCCACGAGCCCCACCACACCCCGAAAGGGTGGAGGTGGGGCTTCGTGCGTCCTGGGGAAGAGTCGGCTCGGTCCGACGCTGGCAAGCAGACCGTCTGGCCGGTCGCTGTCGGCGGCGGCCTGGTGGACATGTGCGCCCACCACAAGACGATCCACGAGGGGCACTCCAACCTCGCCAACCAGATCGCCGCCCAGACCGGCCTGGCGCAGGAGGAGCACGAGGAGCTCACCCCGCACACCGGCACCTGCGTGGAGTGCAAGCGCCGCGCGGGCAAGGGCGAGCTGATGCACTCGCTCGACTCGGCGCTGCCGACCGGATATCGCAAGAAGCAGGATCAGAGCGACCGTACGCCCCGCAGGCCGTTCGAGCCGGGCAAGACCCGCACCAAGCCCCTGGAGCCCCTCCCGCCGTCTCTGAACGCCGTGCAGGCCTCCTCCGAGGAGATGCGCCCGCTGCCGGGAGCGCTCTACCACGTCACCACGGCCCGGGACGCGGTGCTGGCCCACGGCCTGAAGAACCGCACCGAGCTCGGCCAGCAGTACGGCCACGGCCTCGGTGGCGGCCGGGACGACACGATCTCCCTGACGACCCACCGGCCGACGGCCGAGCACCTGCTGCACTCCCTGCACGAGTACCACGACGTGCTCAACGGCAAGATCAAGCTGGCCGACCTGAAGGAGAAGGCCCGGCAGGGAGTCGGGGCCGAGAAGCCCTATGACTACATGCTGAAGGACCACGCTGACGAGGATCTCGCCGCCGCCGACAAGGGCCGGGCGATCGAGCACCGGATGCACGACCGCTCCGAGGTGGGCGAGGACTGGAAGCCCCTGGACGAGGGCATGCATGGCACCGGCCCCCAGGGGGAGTACCACCTCCACATGGCCTGGGACCGGCCGCTGGACCGCTCGGAGCTGCTCCACAAGCGTGATGACGTCTACAAGAAGTTCTCCTGGGGGCGTCAGGGCGCGGGTGGTCACCCCGACCCCCTGTTCATCGCCAACGACCCCGGCGAGTTCGTCAAGAAGGACCCGGGCCAGTTCGCCCTGATGCACGTGCGCCCTCACGAGGGAGCGCACGGGATCCAGATGAACGACCGCACCGAGGGCACCGACGCGGGGGAGTGGCGGGCGCTGTCGGGCAAGGATCTCCACGTCGTGCACCACGAGGGCCGAGAGGCCATCACGCCCCGTACGGCCGCCGCTGACCACCACGTCTTCTATCACGTCACGGACAATCCGAACTTCGAGCTGAGCACCACCCACCGGCCGCACCTGAACCTGGAGGGCGGTGAGGACGAGCACCGCGAGCCAGGCATCCACATGGCTGACCACGAGGGCATCAACCGCTGGATGGGCACCGGCGGGTACATCAGGCCGTACATGGTGGAGCTGCACGCCCACCCCGAGCTCGACGACCACCCCGACACCGAGCACGGCTTCGCCCGCGAGCGTTACGTCCCGGCCAAGCACTACGACAAGCTGAAGGTCCACCGCGTGATCCCGCTCGACGCCTGGGACCGCGAGCAGGGCGGTTATGGCCACATGGAGCAGTCGCTGGGCTCGGAGTACGACACCGGCGCGCCCATCGCCAGCTCACACGAGGACCGGCCCTACCGGCCCCGGACGCCCTACACCGGCCCGGACGCCCGCGAGATGACACCGGAGCAGCACCAGCACCACACCGACCGCTACGACCGGTTCATGAGCGACCGCATCAGCCGTCAGGCCGCCTCGTATCCGATCAAGTACACCCGAATGACCCAGAACGGGTACGAGGACGTCGAGGACGAGATCGAGGGCCCGCTGTTCCACGGCAGCCGCTCCAAGCGCCTGCAGCCGGGCGACATGATCACCAAGGGCCGCAAGACCAATCCCTGGGGCGACCAGGGCCCCAAGAGCCAGACGGTCCACTTCACCGTGCACCACGACACCGCGCGGGACTACGCCGACCAGGCGGGCGGCCACGTCTATGAGGTCGAGCCGACGGGGGAGTTCAAGCACGACTACTCCGGCGGCGACTTCAAGACCGCGCACCCGCTGCGCGTCGTGCGCATGGTGCCGCGTTCGGAGTGGGAGGCCTCCAAGGAGGCCAGCCGCCGTACGGCCATGACTCCGGAGCGCCGCGCCGAGATCGAGCGCATCCGGCAGGAGCGCAAGAACCGTCCCCGCCGCCCGGCCGGTCAGCCGCGCGCCGACGCGTTCTCGCACCTGTTCACGCCGATCCCCGAGCACGAGCTGGAGGAGCAGCGCCAGGCGCGTATGCCCAAGCCCGAGCCGATCAACGACAAGACCTACTCGATCGGCGACGTCAGCAAGCACTACGAGTGGGAGGGCTTCGACCCGTACGAGATCGAGCACCTCGTGCATCACCCGGAGCACGCCCAGTTCACCCACGAGGACGTGCCGGTGCACAGCCTGCGCCACATCACCGAGCACGGCGAGCTCGTCAAGCCGCCGTCCTACCGCGACATCGCCGACCAGGGGGATGACGAGCAGGAGCGGCTCGGGGAGCTGGAGCGCGGGCACGACGACGGCGCCCACATCCCGCCCATCGTCGTCGTCCGCCACGGCGAGCACCACATCATCGCCGACGGCTCCCACCGGGCGGCCATCGCGGCCGAGCGCGGCCACACCCACATCCCGGCCTTCGTCACCGAGCGGACGATCATGCCCAAGACCGGTCGCATGGGCGATGGCGGCCCCGACCCATTCGAGCGTACGGCCGCGATGCACAACCCCAACGCCAAGGCGGGGCAGGCCGAGGACGAGTGGTACCACGGCAGCCCGCACGACTTCGACAGCTTCAGTGACACCGGGTCAAGTAACGACACCGAGGACCACGTCAACCACTGGAACGTGCTCCTGGGCAACCACTTCACTGCGACCCACAACGTGGCGCATGACTTCAGCCTGGGCCTGCACCACGCCTCGGACGCGAACGGCAACGACGACGCCGAGGAGCCGCTGGGCCACGTCATCCACGCCAGGCTGCACATCAAGCGGCCCAAGGTCTACAAGTCCGAGCACGACATGGACCAGGAGGTCCACGAGCACGAGGTGAAGCGCGGCAACCTGCTCGACCCGCACCTGCCCGAGACGCCGCACGAGGACGCCGACGATGACGAGTGGGACGACTACTACGCCGACGCCGGGCACGCGCGGGTCTACCGGGGTGACAGCCATGGGCCCTTCGGCCCGAACGAGCCGGACCCGAACGTGGCTCACGGCTTCCACCCCAAGGCGACCGGCTGGCTGAACCACCACCCGGACAAGGAGGGCATCGCCGCCCGCCACAAGGCCCGGCTGATCAAGCAGGGCTACGACGGCATCGTCTACGGCAATGAGTTCGAGCGGGCCGACGCCGGGGGCAAGGAGAAGTCCGCCATCGCCTTCCATCCGCATCAGGTCGAGATCACCCAGCACCACTACGGCCGCACCGGCCAGTGCCTGAACCCCGAGGAGTGCGCCCGGCAGCGCGCGGCCGACCACGACCCGGGCCAGCTCGCGCTACCCATGGAGCACACTTCGGCCCTGACGGCGGGCGGCGTCAGCCGTCTCGCACTGCCGCTTCCGGCGGAGTGCTGGAGCCGGTACCGCTCGACTCTGGGCGACCGTACGGCCTCCTGGGACGACGATGACGAGTGGAGCGAGGACGAGACCTTCCACTGCCCGGCGTGCGGCGAGGACCATGAGGACGAAGAGACGCGCGACAACCACATGATGGCCCATACCGACTGGGACAGGGTGCATCCCAAGCTTCCCGACACCCTGCACCGGGGCATGGCCGTCTCGCTGCCGGACGAAGTCCATGACGTCGTCCACGATGAGTCGCGGCCGTCGGCCGAGCGGGCGCAAGCGCTGGCCGACCACGTCAAGAAGCGTGGGCTGGGCATGCACTTCACGGACGACAAGCAGCAGGCCGCGCACTACTCGCACGTCTACCACCAGCCTGGCGACACCCACGTGATCGTGCACTCGCGCAAGCCGGACATGCATCACATCGAGACCGACCCCGGTGAGCTCGAATCCCAGCAGGTCATCGGTTATGGCCAGCACGATGACAACGAGATCCCGATTCGCTCCGGCGCGCCCGTGCACGCCACCGGGATCTCCTGGAAGCACGAGGATCCCAAGGCCGACTGGCATACGCACAACTTCGGAAGGTCCATGGAAATGACCGCGATGCGCAAGCAGGCCCACGACAGCGGTGACGGTCAGCGGATCTTCCACTGCCCGTTCTGCGGTGCTGGCCAGGTGATCGCCCGTTCGGACGGCACCACCGAGTGCGAGTTCTGCCACCAGGCCTTCACGGTCCAGGTGCAGCCGCAGTTCAACAGCTTCCCGCAGACCGACCCGACCACCGGCCTGCCGATCATGATCCCGGGCATGCCGGGCCAGATCGATGCCCCTGGCACGCCGCCAGGGGCTCCAGGAGGCGCTCTGCCGCCCGGAGCGGACGAGGAGTCGGACAACCCGTTCGCGGCCGACAGCGGTGACGAGAGCGGCCCTCCCGGGGCCGATGACGGTGGGGACGACTCCGGCGATGGCGGGGACGATAACAAGCCGGACTTCCTGAAGGGCTCCAGCTTCCGGACGGCCTCGGGCGACCTGCTCACCGAGGCGGCCTACACCCGCCACCTCGCGCTGCGCTTCTCGGCCAACCCTGAGAAGATGATCGAACTGCTGCGGAGCGGGCGATGAAGGTCTGGGTCCTGGTCGACTTCACCGGCCCCTCCGGCCAGCGGTACACCAAAGGCAGCCAGCTCACCCTCCCCAATGACACGCCCGAGCAGCAGGCCTACGTCTCGTCACTGATCCGCTACGGCATCGTGACGACGGCCAAGCCCGCGACAGGAGCCACCACGTGACCGACGACTTCGCGAACCGCATCGCCGGTGTCCAGAGCGCCATGAAGGCCAAGTCCCCGTTCTCTCGTAAGCGGGCGCAGGACACCGGCACCGGCGAGGCGGCCGAGATGCGCCGCAACCGCGCCGTGAACAAGAAGGTCGCCGCCGCAGGGTCCGGCAGCGACATCTCCTTCGCTACCGGCCGCCCGAGAGATCCCCTTTTCTACTGGAAGCAAAATAACCTTCCATATGACTTCGGTAAGCATGAGGAGCTGCGGAAGGTAAGAGCATTCTGTCGCCTTCTGTACCAGACTGACTCAATTATCGGTTCGGCGATCGACATCTACTCCAAGTGGCCGCTGATCGGCATGGAGCTGTCGTGCAAGGACCAGAAGCTGACCGACTTCTACACCAACCTTTTCGGATTCGGTGAGGACGCCGACGACAGCTCGCTCGACTACGAGGCCTTCCTGCCCCGCGTCGGCCGGGAGTACTGGACCGTCGGTGAGGCGTGGCCATTCGCCACGTTCAACCCGATGCTCGGTGTCTGGGAGGACGAGGAGCTCCTGCAGCCGGACGACGTCGATGTCCAGCGCAGCCCGTTCCTGAAGGACCCGAGGTTCTTCATCCGGCTGCCCGAGACCATCCGCCGCCTGATGCAGACCCGCCAGCCAGCCTGGGAATACAACAAGCTGATGCAGGCGTATCCCGAGCTGGTCAACTACACCCACGAGAACCAGCTCATGCCGGTCTCCAACATCCTGCTGCAGCAGATCAAGTTCGAAGGCGACACGTTCAACCCGCGCGGTGTCCCGCTGCTGACCCGCGCCATGCGCCCGGTGATGCAGCAGGAGATGCTCAACGCGGCCATGGACGCCATCGCCGACCGGATGTACACCCCGCTCATCCTGGTCAAGCTCGGCGCGTCCGCCTCTGACCTGGGCACCAACGCCCCGTGGATCCCGACCGGTGATGACCTCGCCGATTTCGAGGAGGCGCTGGACGCGGCGCTGGCCGCCGACTTCCGCGCGCTGATCTACAACTTCGCGATCGACATCGAGTCCGTGTTCGGCCGGGAGCAGATGCCCGACCTGACGCCGGACTTCGAACGACTCGAAGACAAGATCCTCCAGACGTTCGGCCTGTCCCGGACACTCCTGACCGGTGCCTCGGCCGGTGAGACCTACGCCGCCGACGCGCTGAACCGCGACCTGATCACCCAGCTCCTGACGCACTACCAGAAGCTGATCAAGCATCACTGGCGGCAGCGGGCGCTGGTCGTCGCCGAGGCCCAGGAACATTTCGACTATGACGTCCGCAATGGGAAGCGCTACGTCAAGATGGAAGAAATCCTCGAAGTCGACGAGGAGACCGGCGACGAGCGCATCATCGAGCAGCCCAAGCTGCTGATCCCCGACCTGCACATGCAGACGATGAACCTGCGGGACGAGGAGCAGGAGCGCCAGTTCATGGAGGCGCTGCGTCAGGGCGGCGTGCCGATCTCCATGAAGACCAGGGTCCGTAACCTCCCGATCGACCTGGACGAGGAGATCGAGCGCAGCCAGGAGGAGGCCGTCCAGCTCATCGTCTCCGAGGCCGAGACCCGCAAGCGTGCCTACCAGGCGCTGCGCAACAACGGCCTGCCGATCCCGGACGACCTGCGCACCGAGTTCGAGGCCCTCGCCCAGCAGGCGCAGCAGCCCAGCCCGGCACTGTCGGCTGGCCAGCCGCAGATGATCCCCCAGCTCGGCCAGGACCCGCAGGCCGCCGACACGCCCAACCTCGCCCCGACGCAGCAGGACTTCCAGAACGACCCGCAGGACGAGTCCTCGGTGATGGCCCCGGTCATCCCGATGCCGATGGCTCCCCCGGGCGGAGAGGAAGAGGGCGACGCCCGGCCGGAGGAGTCCGACGAGGAGCGCGACGGCATGCCCACCTCGGCCGTGCTCTACCGGAAGGCCCAGAGCATGCGCACGGTGGCGGCCACCCGGCACGCCGACGTGGTCGAGGCCGAGCAGAAGCTGGCCCGCGAGCAGGCCTGGGCCGAGTGGGAGGTCAATCGCGTCGAGGCCGCCGCCAACGGCACCGACATGCCCGCGACGCCGCCAGAGGACCTGACCGCCTACACGGTGCCCGCCCAGATGCGCGGCCCGATGCACATCGGCCAGCGGCGCAACCTCGATCGGGACTGGAAGGCCGCGCTCGACGACGACTGATGCTGTGCGGCCTCCCTCCTGCCATCCGAAGAGGCGAGGGAGGCTCACATGCGGATGCAGCGTACGGCCCGGCAGCACACCACGCTCCAGGCGACGGCAGGGGTCAACAGCGAGGACTACTTTGACTTCCGGCCCAAGCAGCGGGTGATGACGGCCGACGGGTACCCGGGCCGCGTCGAAGCCGTGCACGATGGCCCGCACGCCGGGAGCGAGGCGTACGAGGTCGTCCTGGACGGCGGCATGGGCGGTGGGCTGTACGCCTCCAGCCAGCTCCACGCGCTCGCTGACGACGCTCACACGGCCGCCGGGGACTACCCCGAGCTGGAGGACGTCCTCTCCGCCCGGCCCGACCCGGCCAAGCAGGTCGTGATGGCCAAGAAGGCCGCGCGCAAGAGGGCGTCGACCCTCCCCGACGATCACCCCGACAAGGTCTACCTCCGCTTCGGCCACTGGCCGAAGAACGAGCGTTCCGCGAATGGCGTCACGGGCCACCCAGAGGACGGGGTGAGCGTCTACGACCTTGACCACAAGGGCGAGCCCATGGACCCGGACCCCAACCTCAGCCGGGGCCACGAGCATGACGAGTCTTGCGATCCGGACTGCGATCTCGATAGCTGGAACGAGGACTACGGCAACGACACCCGCGAGGAGATGAACGGCCGGGTCTATCGCGCGGAGAAGGCGCGGGCCAACGGTCACGACTACCGGGGCGAGGTCGGCCACCTGGTCAAGGGCAAGATGACGGGCATCGGCCACGATGGTGAGCCGCTGCTGAACAACGTCAAGCGCGTCGGTGACTGGATCGACCACCGGCACATGTTCATCCCGACGGCGAGCCCGCACCGGCTGGCCAGGGGTGAATACGACGAGGACTACGAGCCGCCGTCGTCCAAGCTGGCCACCACCCAGAACGGCACCCGGATCGACGGCCACGGTGAGGCCCCGCACGAGGTGCGCGCCAAGGACCCCAACGGCTACGACGCCAAGAGCACCGAGGGCGACCCGGACCCGCTCATGTCCAAGCCGCTGACCAAGAAGGACGAGGTCGGCGCGCACGGGGGCGAGCTCGGCAAGGGGATGTCCGGCGTCTCCTTCGAGGGCGCGATGTCCCCCATGCAGAAGCAGAAGATCGAGGACCGCGAGGACGCCCGGCAGGACGTGGTCGATCAGCATTCGCAGGTGAACGACGCCCGGCGCGACCGCACCGACGTCGGCGACGTCCAGCGGGTCGAGGACCCGGCGTACGCCAAGTACCTGCAGTCCCTGAACGCGCTCACCGTACGGGCCGACTGGGACGACCCGGAGCACGGCGCGGAGTGGCGGCGTCCCTGGGACGTGATGCCCGTCCACCACGACGACGGCCGCTGGCACGACCCCGAGCTGGACAAGAACTACGAGCACGACACGGCCGAGCCTGAGGCCGACGACTCCTCCACGGCCCACGCCGCGCACCTGCACCTGCCGAACCCGGAGGAGGACCCGGACGCGCTGGCCAGCCACATGGTCGACGCACACGGCTACGACCTGGACAAGGTCAAGCAGATGATGATGGTCCACCGGCTGATGAGCGGCCAGCACGAGATGGACCACGAGACCGAGCCGGGTGGCATGGGCCTGCACCCCGACGACTTCTCCCTCCCGCACGACCACCCGGACCGCTGGCTGGAGCACGGGTCGATCCCGGGGCCGGAGGGCGGCGTCGAGCAGGCCGGAGCCCGTGGCGACACCGGCCACGCGCTCGACAGCAGCAGGCCGTTCGAGCTCAAGCCCTGGCATATGAACTACTCGCTGAGCTCGCTGGCCGACCCGTACGCCCTGGTCGCCTCGGCCGCCCAGGACCGGGACCTGGGATTCCAGCTCACCGCCGCCTGGACCGACGTTCGCAACAAGGCCAAGCGGATCCGGTCAGAGGGCAAGGTCAGGATCACCCTGGCCAGTGACGGCCTGGTGGCTGGTGAGGTGCAGGGGGACCACCAGACGTATGAGACCGGCATCCAGCGCCTGCCCGGCTCCCGCCACGGCGTGGCCACCTGGAGCTGCGGCTGTAAGTGGGGCGCCTACCACTGGGGCGCCAGCGACGACTTCAGCCGCTTCGCCGGTCGGATGTGCTCTCACGCCCTGGCCCTGCAGTACGAGGCCCAGAGTCGGGGGATGTTCGGCAAGACCGTCGAGGTCGACACCTCCAAGCCGGACTGGGTGCCGCCGCGCGTGGTGGTCAAGTACAACCCCGACACCGGCCACAGCGACTTCGCCAAGTCCTCCTCACTGGTCACCCCCGAGCTGTCCCCGCTGCAGATCTTCTGCGCGTACGCGGGCAACGACGGGGAGACCGCCGACCAGATCACCTGCCTGCTGCACACGGCCGGGCTGGTCGAGGGGTACTCCAACAGCCCGTGGGGCGAGCCGATCGCCGAGGTGCCGCCCAAGCCGTACGGGGCGACCCAGCCCGCCAACAAGTGGGAGGACCCGGGCAGCGCCGGGTTCCTCGCCACGCCCGACCCCGAGGACTGGGGCGGTCTGGGGCAGAACAACCAGATGTACTCCACGTCCAGCCTGGACGAGGCGGTGTTCGAGCCCGTCCTGGCCAGTCCCCAGGGGGCGTATGAAGATCAGGACAGTCCTGCCGATCCGGAGGGCCTGGAAGCGACCCTGCACGACACTCCCGAGCCAGCTCTTCCCGAGACCGACGGCGGCCGGGAGGACATGGTCGGCGAGCACGCCGAGGACCTCACGCCGGACGACCAGTCGATGATGACGGTCGGCAACCAGATGGGCGGGGCCGACGAGGTCCTGGACGAGACCCAGAACACCACCCCGCAGGACCTGGACGACGTCGTGGCGCGCTTCCAGGCCTCCGCCGGGGCCAAGGCCATCATGGCCGACGCCGGGACTCCCAGCGGGCCTGCAGCGCGCGAGGGGGCCTCCGCCGCGCCCTCGGACGGCGACATCGCCGCCCACGCGCGCCAGGTGCTGGCCCTGAAGGCCTTCAGCCCGGCCGAGCAGGCCTCCCTGATCAACGAGGGCGTCGGGGAGCGCGCGGCCAACTTCGACAAGCTCGACATCGCCGGGACGCACTACGCCGACCTGGACGACGAGGACGACACATGGCTGAGCTGACGCACGGGACCGAGGTCCCGCTGGAGCAGCTTCCCCAGGTGGTCGACGGGGTGGAGTTCACCCCGGTCACCCAGGCCGAGGTCGCCGAGCTCGACCCGTTCGGCGACGGCAAGCGCATCACGGTCGACCGGCCCGTCAACGTCAGCCAGCTCATGGACGAGATCCGCGAGGCCACCGGCGTCCAGGTGAGCATCTCGATGATCTGGCCCGAGGGGGCGGAGAAGGGCACCCTGTTCGTCTCGCCGGGGGACGCGGTCGACGGCCGCACCGTGGCGGGCAAGATCCGGACGCACGAGCCGGACGATCTGTACGGGCTCAGTGAGACCGACCGGGCCCTCGCAGAAGTGATGAATAAGGTCCGTAGTGGCAAATCGCTTACGGACGCCGAAAGGGACATGGCACTTCTGGCACTGAGCCGGAGGGGGCGGTGATCCCTGTGATTCAGGGTATGAGAGCAACGAAGAGATGAGCATCTAGTCAACGTGTGAGGGGGTAAAGATGCTTGGCCTGATCCTAGTGATCATCGCTGGCCTGCTGACCATTCTCGACATGGTTCTGCGCCACCCGAACTACCGTTCCGGCGCGCCGTATTGGCTGCTCGACGTGGCGCTCCTTCTCGTCATTGTCGCGCTGCTGGTCGGCGTGAAAGTTATCCCTCTGAACTGACCCCATGATTCCCGACATCCTTCTGGCGGCCGTGACCACGGCACCCACTGGCCCGACCGGCCCCGACATCATCACCCTCCTGACGGGGGCCGGTCCGGCCGGTGTCATGCTGCTGCTCTTCGTGATGGGGCTTGTCTACTCTAAGAAGTCCTACGAGGAGCTGGCTGCCGACAGGGACTACCTGCGGGAGTCTCTGTTGAAGGAGCAGGAAGCCCACCGTGACACCCGAGAGGCGCTCATCAAGGCAGGAACGCGGGCCGACGCCGCCGTTGAGGCAGCCAACATGGCCAACAGCATTCTTGCCGGATTCCAGCGTAGGCTCCCAAGCAAGGACGACTGACTACAGGTACCCCGATATGAAACTCTTCCACCGCAAGGACCGTACTCCGTCACCCGAAGTACGTGCTGCGGTCGAAGCCGCCGAAAAATCGGCTCTTCGGGCTCGTGCCGATCTTGAAGAGCAGGAACAAAAACTGGCAGAGTCGCGTCATATCATTGACACCATGAGGGCTCGCAACATCGCGAATCATTATGATGAGATGGTCGAGAATTACCTGAGGACACAGTGATGAAAAAGAGGCTCCGGAGATCGCTCCGGAAACTGTCGTCGGGAGTACGGAGAGTCACCCGGCCGGTTTTCGCATGGGTGCAGCGTCACCCCGCCCTCACCATCGTGATCCTGTTCTTCGTTACTCTCAATGTTCGTCTCGCTACGGACTGGCAGGGCGGGTCGGAATTCACCCATCTGCATTACCGGCTGCTGCTCTGGCTCTCGATCCTTCCCGGCACGCTCGCCAGTGGCTCGTTCATCGCCATGCACCGGCCGAGCAAGTGGCTGGACAGCACGGCGATCAATGCCTCGGGCTGGCTGATCATCGTCTTCCTGTTCTACGCCCGCTCGCTGGTCACCCTGATCACCCAGAAGACGGTGGTCTGGCGCGGCATGCCGAACGCCCTGTGGGCCATCGGCATCGTGCTGGTGATCGACTACCTGCTCATCCTGCGGCTGCTCTCGTTCATGAAGTACCGCCGGGCGTTCCGCCGCCGCCAGGCCGAGCTGGAGCGCGAACTCATCGAGCAGGGCATCGTTCCCGCAGAATGATTTTAAAATCTTCTGGACCTCTCCAAGCTTCCTTGGTAGAGTGGGGTCATCAGCAAGACCCCACGACGAGAGGTCCCGAAGATGAGCTTCACCTGCGGCCACTGCTCCAGCAAGACCGACAAGATCAAGCACGAGACCGTCGCTGAGGTCTTCGCCTGCTCCCAGCGCCCCCGCACCCTCCAGAGCGTGGCCACCGGCCAGCAGGAGGTGCGCGTGCAGCCCGCCGGAACCACGGTCCGCCCGGCCGCGCCCGCCAAGAGCTCCTCGGCCATCACGGTCACCCAGGGCGTCTTGCACGAGGGCTACTTCACTGTGGTCTTCGCCGAGGACGACCGCATCACCCTGCGGGTCCGCCGCCAGCGCAGCAACGCGAAGTTCCGCCCCGGCGACCTGCTCGTCTCCTACCTGAACGGCTCGAACAACGAGGACGACTACGTCAAGTTCGCCGGGGTCGAGGAGACCAAGCAGGGCACCAGCCTGAAGGTCTGGAGGCGCTTCGCCGACAACGAGCGGCTCTCCGAGGCGCTGAAGGTCCTGGCGGGCGACCCCCAGGCCGCCGCCAAGGCGTTCGCGGTCGAGTCCGACCACTGCTCCAAGTGCGGCCTGCTCCTGACCGTCCCCCAGGGCCCTGACAACCCCTACCGCGACCAGGGCTACGGCCCCAAGTGCGGCGCCGACATCTTCGGCTGATCCCCAAGCGGGGGCCGCCGACCGGGCGGCCCCCTTCTCCCCCGAGGAAGGACCCACCCCATGTCCCACCCGACCGAGCCCGCTTACGCCGCCGCCCTGCACACCCTCTTCGACCACGTGGCCGACCTGGAGGCCTCCTGCGCGCAGGCGGGCAAGGAGGCCCTCGCGTCCGACGACCCGGCCGAGACGGCCGTACTGCAGGAGGACTTCTACCGGTTCGACGCGGCGGCCAAGGCGGTCGGCGAGGCGATCCGGCGCGTCATGCGCAACGACACCGCCCGCCGGGAGCCCGGCCTGCGTGCCGCCCAGCGGTTCGCCATCGTCAACCACCACTTCGACGTCAGCATGGCCTCCGCGCGCAAGAGGGCCGCTGCGCTCGCCGAGACGTTCTGCAACTGCGACGACCCGAACACCCCGCCCTGCATCATCGCCGGGCACTCCGCCGACCGGAAGGTCAACGCCTGATGAAGCCCCAGAGGACCTGCTACCGCGAGGACACCGTCAAGGAGATGCTCGCCGAGCTCGCTCCCCCGGTGCCCGGTCACCCCTCGATCCTCACCCTCGACATCGAGCGGGGGGAGTGCGCCTGGAACCCGGCGACGACCAAGGACCGGCCGATCGTCGGCCCGAAGGTGGTCACCTACATGGTGCATTCCGACGGCGGCATCGACGTGTCGACCCGGCCCGCCGGATGATCATCTTCTAAGATGGGGGCATGCCTCCCATCTCCCCGATGAAGCTGTCTTTGCTCGCGCACCCCGCCGAGAAAGTGGACGGGGTGCGCTTGCGCGTCCACCTGATGGAGCAGCACGGCTGGAGCGTGGCCATGGTGCTCAGCCGTCGTTTCGACGAGGATTACCTCCAGTCAGAACACCAGAAAGCGCACGAGACGAAGTCCTGAAGATCATGAGCGTCCCCGCCGTAGACCTGTTCAACGCCGCCGTCCCGCTCGACTACTGCGACATGTGCGGTGCCCCCGTGTTCGTCGCCGAGCTCTACAAGGGCAAGCTCGTCTGCTCGATGAGCTGCCAGACCGACGTCGACCGGCGCGTGGTGCGCCCCGACCCGGTGACCCAGACGATCGACGCCTGGTGCACCAACCTCCCGCGCCGCCTGCGCTAGCTCTACCAAGCTTCCTTGGAGTGGTCTAGACTGGCGGAAACCCTCTCTCCCCGAAGGAGACCCATGGAGATCGCTGCGATCCCCGGATTCAGGCTGAATTCGTGGGGCAGCTCGACCTTCCCGTACTACCGCGCCACCGGCGTGATGGACGGGCAGGCGGTCGAGTTCACCTACCAGCGCGGCGTGGCCAAGCTGGAGATCGAAGGCACCAAGGTCAAGATCCGCAAGACCTACAGCTCCCCTGACTTCGAGCCGCAGGACGACGGCGACTACCAGACCCACCTGGATTTCACCGAGCTCTCCACCCTGCTGGAGGTCATGGTCCCGGAGCTGCGCACGCGCTCGGCCGAGATCATGAGCGTCAATGGCATCGTCGAGATCAAGGACTTCCTGAGCGAGGTGTCCGCCTACGGCGCCGAGCTCTCCGAGGAGAGGCACGACGGCTGTGCCTGCTCCAGCGGGATGCGGATGGACATCGGCCCGGTCTCGACCCGCCGGTACCTGACCAACTGGGCGCACCGCCGCTGGATGGAGGAGCACGGCGACTACGCCGATCTGGATGACTAGGTGCGTGACGTCCTGAGAGCCTTCAGGTAGCTTTGGGGGAGAGCACCGATCGACCCGCCCCCGGGTCCGGCTGTGCACCCCCAGAAGAGCCCCTGCCACCCCCGGCAGGGGCTCTTCGCTGTGCAGGCCCCTCTCACCCCGAGGAAGAGGTGACAGAGGGGAAGGTCATGCTGCGGAAGATCGCGACGCTGGAAACGCTGGAGGCGTACCGGGTCCCGGCGCACGCCGACGCACGCGCCCTGCGCAAGGCCGCCCACCGGGTGAGCTTCGAGTACACCCCCCGCCCGGGGTACCTCTACGTGCGTTCGCGGGCCATCAGCTCCCGGTGCAACGACAACTTCGACGAGTTCCCAGCCGAGGAGATCGCGAAGGCCTACGCGACCTTCAAGGGCAAGCCGGTGTTCGTCAACCACCACAACGACGACCACCGGCGGATGCGTGGCGTGATCATCGACGCCGCACTGCATCAGGATCGCAACCCCGACGGCACCCCGGACACCTGGGCCGAGGTCCTGATGGAGGTCGACGCCAAGACCTTCCCCAAGCTCGCCAAGGCGATCCTGGCCGGTGAGGTCGACCGTACGAGCATGGGCTGCGACGTCCAGCTCTCGGTCTGCTCGGCGTGCGGCAACAAGGCCACCAACCCGGCGGAGTACTGCCAGCACATCCCGGCCATGAAGGGCCAGCGCATCTTCCGCGCCACCGCCTCCGGCCAGCGCGAGGGGCACCTGGTCCGGGAGATCTGCTACGGCCTGGGCTTCTTCGAGAACTCCCTGCTCGTCGAGGAGCCCGCCGACCCCACCGCCTACTTCCTCGGCGTGGACGACCGTGGCATGAGGGCGACGGCCACTCAGCACGGCGAAGAGCCGCCCGGATGGATCAACGACGTCAAGGACCAGGCGGATGAGCTGGCGAGCCGTAACGGCCACAGCATCTCCTGGAAGTACCGAGGCGAGCCCCAGTGGAAGAGCAGCTCGGGTTACGTCGCAGGCTGGCAGGGCGAATGCGCCAACGATGGGTGTGATGCTCCGGCCAGTCAGACCAGCCGGGCTCACACGGACAAGGTCCGCACCATCAGCATCCGCGAGGACCAGCCCGGCGAGCTGAAGGACATGATGCCGCCGTTCCTGCGGCGACGCTGCAAGGGGACCACGGTGGAGTCCAGCCGGAAGACGGCGGCCGAAGATCACTGGGCCATGCCGATCTTCCAGCACTTGAAGGACGCGCACGGCCTGGATGACGATCAGATCGCCGAGGGCATGCTCGCCGCCGGAGCCGAGCCGAACATGAACCAGGGCATCAAGCTCGACCATCTGTTCCACGCCCACAAGAACCTGCACGGCGGGGACTACCAGACACCGACCGGCGCGCAGCGGCACGGGCACACCCCCGAGGACCCGCTGATCTCCAGCGAGTTCAGGCCCTCACGCATGCAGATGAATCAGTCGGAGATCTACAACGACAAGCCCGCCTGGGGACCGAGGAGTCTCGGCCCGTACCGGATGCGGGCGGACGAATACGGCGATTTCAAGCCTCTTCGGCAGTCGCAGAACGCCAAGACGGCCGACGTCCGCCACAACCCGCAGTACGAGGGCACCCATTGCCTGATGTGCGGCGACCCGGTTCGCTGGAATTCCAACCCGGCCAAGCAGAGCCTGCCCAGCGGGGGCTGGTACCACCACGACAGCATCAAGCGCGATCACCACGCGCTCCCGGCTGACCCGGAGGCCGTGATGAACGACGTCCCTCGCCAGGACGCCCAGCGAGACCAGATCGACGCGCAGATCCGCGAGCAGTACGGCTTCGGCCCCAAGCGGCACAAGGACATGCCGCTGGACCCCTTCGTATCCGCCTACGCGCCCGAGCTGGACGAACTCGGCCCGGTCGAGGCCGCCGCCGGTCCGAAGTACCCCGACCCGGCCGATCACCCGTTCTTCAAGAAGAACCCGATCAACCATCAGCACATCGTCGACACCTACAACGAATCCGACGAGGGCACGCGGGCGCAGGGCAAGCGCTGGTACCCCGACGCGCACATCCTGGCCAAGGCGATCGACCCCGAGGGCAACGCGGCGCGCGGCGCTGGCGTGCTGTCGGCCTACTCCCCACAGACCTCCTGGCCGGTCAACGCCATGAACGCCGCCCGGTCCCTGCAGCGTGGCAAGGCCATGCAAAAGGGCGAGGGCCAGATCATGGCCAGTCACGCCAAGAGCGCCCAGCGCATCATCGAAGGCGAGCACCACAGCGACGTCTTCAAGGGCCCCAAGATCCGGGCGTTCGCCCACCTGATCGAGCACGGCGGTGATGACCACTCCGTCGTGGTCGACCGGCACGCGCTCTCGGTGGCCATGGGCAAGCGCGTCAGCAAGGACGACCTCGCCGACGCGCCGCTGAGCACCCCGCACTACTACGGCCACGTCGAGCGGGCCTACCAGGACGCGGCCAAGCAACTGTCCGGCCAGCACGGTGAGACGATCCACCCGCACGAGGTGCAGGCGACCACCTGGCTGCAGCAGCAGAAGCGCAACGCGGTCGACAACGAGACCGCCCGGGGCGGCCAGGGCAAGGGCCTGATCACCCGGGACAAGAACGACTGGCGCGACTGGGAGAACTACCACCAGAAGAACCACCCGGACCTGCCCAAGAGCCTGCACACCACCAACCCGCACGCCCCCAAGACCGAGGCGATGCGCAAGGGTGCGCCGTTCGCGGGCTATGAGGACTTCGCGGCGTGTGTCGCGGCCAACCAGGACAAGGACGACCCCGAGGCCTACTGCGGCTCGATCAAGCACAAGGTCGAGGGTGCCCAGCACACCGCCGCGCACAGGGTCTACGTCGACCAGGCCGAGGGCAGTCACGGCCGGATGGTCACCTTCAGCGGCGAGGACAAGGGCGGCTACCTCAGCCGGGGCGACGGCACGTGGATGGCCGAGAACGACAACGGCTCGGTGGTGCACGAGCACCGCGACCACAAGCGGGCCCTGCGCGGCCTGGCCGATCACTACGGCCTGACCGGCGATCTCGACGTCGAGTACACACACGAGGGCACCGGGAACAGGAAGAACTTCACCGTCCCGGGCAAGACGGCCGCGCTGAACGACGTCGTGGCCCCGCCCGAGGTCGACACGCTGCGGGATGAGGAGTGCCCGGTCTGCGGTGAGGTCGAGGTCTACGACGGGGAGCGGTGCCCGGTCTGCGGGTTCGTCGCGCCGCCGGAGATGTTCCGCGACCCGGACCTGGAGATGGCCAAGTCGATCGACCTGCGTCAGGACCAGCAGGCGCAGGCCGGTGACCCGGCGCCAGGCCAGGCCAACCCGGACGTGCCCGGTGGCGGCCTGGTCGACCCGTCCCAGCTCGGCGATGACCCGCTGGCCGACCAGCTCCAGCATCCGGACCAGCTCGGCCCGAATGGCGAGATGGGCGAGCCCGGTACGCCAGGCGACGGCACGCCGGACCTGTTCTGCCCCGCCTGCGGCGAGGGCTTCGACGCGGGCCAGCCGATGACCACCGATGGTGACCCCGCCACGCTGGACGCCAGCGGCCCGGCCGAGGGCACCCCGTGCCCGAACTGCGGGATGTCCACCCTGCTCTCCCCGAACGACATGGAGGGCATGGGCATCGGCCCCGACGGCGAGCAGGCCGTCGCTGAGGAGGCCGAGGAGATGGGCGACCGGCCGATGGATGCCGGAACCCCCGAAGAGGACCCGGAGGCTCCCCAGGAGGGTGAGGGGCCGCCAGAGCAGCAAGAGGAGGAGGGGCCGCCGACCGAGGAGGACGACGATTCCGACGAGCCTGCTGTGGACGAGGACGACCAGCCCTCGAAGAAGCGAGACGACAAGAATGCAAAGGGAGCGTCCATGAGCAAGTCCGTCGAGGCGGCGCTGGCGGCGAACACGGCCGCTGTCGGTAGCCTCATGCGCGAGCTGCGCATCGTCCGAGCGCAGAACGACCTGATCGCCAAGGCAGCCGGTCTGGAGGGCGAGTTCTCCGAGATCCGCCGTCAGGCCGACATCAACAACCCGGCCAGCCCCGTGCCGGACCCGGGCGAGCAGGCCCCGTCCGAGACCACGGAAGAGGCGGTCACCCCTGAGGCGGCCGACGACCCGCAGCGTCCCGGCATGACCCCGGGCTCTGTCGGCGGTGTCCCGGCCGAGCAGGTCGACACCCCGCTGCGCCCTGGCGTCACCCTCCCGGCGGCACCGGCCACCAACCTGGTCGACGTCACCGCGCCGGTCGCGGGCACCAACACCGGCGAGCTCTCGCCGGAGCAGACCCGCATCGAGACCGACGTGCGCGTGGGCGACCCGATGGCGAACGCGAACAGCGACGAGTCCAAGATGTTCCCGTGGACCATCGGTGCTCAGAACGCCAACCGGACCATGGCCTCCATGCGTCTGGCCGAGCTGCGCATCGCGGCCAACCTCGCCCCTGCGGGCGACCGGTTCGCGCTGGCGGCCTCGATCGAGACCGACGCCAACCTCCCGGACGCCGCCCTGGCGACCGAGATCCGCACCCTGGAGGCCGTCTCCCGTACGGCCGCCCGCCAGCCGCGCCCGACCAACCTGGTCCCGCGTGCGGCGGCCACCGAAGGCCGTACGGCCCCGAGCCTGGCTCCCCAGCCGGTCGGTGCCCCGGTCGGCGGCGGCGGGTACGACGACACGGCCGACTCCGACCTGTTCTTCTGATCGGAATCGGGTAGGAGGTCGCCATGCAGAAGGTAACGATCAAGTCGGGCGCGAAGAACGTCGTGCTGCCCGACGGCAAGATGTACCAGGCGGGCGACACTGCCGTGCTCACCGACGAGGAGGCCTCCCAGCTCACCTCGGACGTGGTCACGAACTACCTGACGGCGGCTCCGGTCGCGGCCAGCGTCGGCGATGTCGACTCCCCGCAGAACGAGGCCACCGTGATCGGCGACGTCAGCTCGGAGTACGAGTCGAACAAGCCCACCAAGGACACCACCTACGGCTGACCCTCCGGAGGATGGTGACGCGAACGGCCCGGCGGGCTTGGGGAGAGGACCGCCGGGCCGTTTCGCATTTCCGGGGTGATCGGCTTGCTGTCAAAACGGCCTCCGGAGCAGCCTGAAGAGGTGAAGGAGCCCGTCTCGCATCGGACATACGAGCGGACGGCAAAGTTGTCCGATAAGAAGAGATGGGAGGTGCAGGGATGCTGCGGACTCGGCTGAATAACTCGTACATCAAGCGGACGATTCGACCGCTGTACGGGTTCACTCAGGCCACGCCCCAGAGCGTCTTCCTGGACCCGTCGTGGGATCGCTCCACGCCGATCTACCCGGGCATGGCGCTGGTCAAGACGACCGGCGACCAGGTCACGCTGTGCGGTGCAGGTTCCGGTGCGGGTGGGGTTGGCACGGCTGCCAACAACATCCCGGTCGGCCTGTGCGGCCACTACATCGGTGGCGACGGCATTGACGAGCTGCTCGACGTCGGCATGAACATGCTGGCGAACTGGGTGCTCGCCCCCGACGCTCAGTTCGAGATCCTCGCCCCGGCGTTCGACACCACGGCCGACTGGGCCGGGGCGGACAACGGCGACGGCACCGAGGACCTGATCTACGTCGCCACGGCCGCCGGATTCATCGGGAAGCTCACGCTGACCGGTGTCCACTCGCCGACGACCGCGCCGGTGGCGCGCCTCGTCAAGGCGAACTCCGCGACCAAGATCACGATTGCGGGGGTCCGATGAGCAGCTACCTGATGCCGTCGGCAAACGGCAGCCTGCGCGGCAAGGTCGCGAAGAAGTCTGACGACTACGTCGGCCAGATCCTGGCGCGGCGCGAGGGTGGGGCAGGCCCCCTCTCGCACCAGGCCAAGGTCCAGAAGATGGCCATGATCCTCAACGACGAGGTCAACGGCTTCCGCCGCCTCGGCGTCGGGATGGTGGGGCCCATCCAGCTCAAGCTGCGCTACCAGGGCATCACCCGGAACGTTCTCGTCGAGGACGCCGTCACCCCCGGCACGCCGGTGGAGTACGACGTCTGGGACGACCTCGGCCAGGCGTACCTGATGTCGGGCACGGAGGGCGAAGTTCGCGTAACGCCCTTCGAGGGCAAGAGGATCCCGGTGCGCTTCTGGCGCATCGCGAGCCGCCCGGCGATCCGCAAGGAAGACCTCTACTACCTGCGGATCAACGCCGTCGAGCAGGCCCAGGACGAGACCAAGCAGGCCATCCTGAAGGCGGAAGACTCCCGCCTCCTGGTGCTCCTGCAGGCCGCCGTGACGGACTACGCGTCGCGCCCGGACCACACGGTCACGCCCAACCACAACATCACCGAGGCGTCGGGCTACCTGACCCCGGGCTCGCTGTACAGCGCGGTCGCGATGACCGACATGCACGAGCTCCAGTCGGCCCGCATCCTCATCAACCCGTTCGACTTCCGCGACCTCTACCGGTGGGACATCAACGCCACCGGCTGGGCGTTCAAGGACCGGGTGGTCGCCGGTGAGACCATCACGTCGTTCGGTGAATTCCAGATCCAAAGGTCGATCATCGTCCCCCAGGGGAAGATCTTCCTGACCCCGGAGCCCAATTTCCTGGGCGTCTTCCCGGTGCTCTACTCGCTCGATGTCGAGGAGAACCACCACGTGGAAGCGTTCTGGAAGGGATGGGTCTTCGACGAGATGGTCTCCATGGCCATTCTCAACCCGCGCGGAATCGCGACCATCACCAAGTCCTGATTCGCGCAATTCTTCAGAACGGCTCCCGGCTCCTGTCGGGGGCCGTTCTGCATGTGCGAGCAGGGTTGAGCCCAGCGAAGGGATGAGCCGGGTCACGTCCCCGTCCCCGGCCGATACGCCGCCCGTTCCGTGCACCCCCGTCGCGGGGCGGGCGGCCCCCTCCTGCTCGATGCGCCCTCCGGCCGCCGAAGAGGTGAGCCAGCCGTCGTAGGAGGAGACCCATGCCGATCCCCAGCCATCACAACCCAGGGGATGCGGGGCACGCCGCCGACCACAACGCGATCGTTGACACGCTGACGAGCCAGGCAGGGGCGATCTCGACCCTGCAGAGCACGACCGTCGGCCTGTTCTACGTGGCGGGCGGCAACGTCACCAACATCGCCGACGGCACCACGACGTTCTCGCGCATCAACCTGCCGACCGGTGATCGTTCCAGCGCGGCCGACACCGTCCAGTACTACCACGGATCGAACAAGATCTCCTGGTTTGACGGCTATGGGCGCTTCCGCACCAAGACCGACGACCCGACCCACGTCCCCTCTGTCATCGACTCCGCCAGCGGCCAGACGGCGAACCTGGGCGAGTGGCGCGTCAACGGCGTCCTGAAGGCCAATGTCGACGCCAACGGCAACCTGGCGGCGACCAACGTCGGCTGGGGAGCCTGGACGGCCCTCACGCTCGCCTCGGGCTACAAGCGGAACCCCGACTTCGGCAATGCCATCCAGTACCGGATCAGCAAGGCGGGCGACGAGGTCCAGCTCCGGGGCAACATCGTCAAGACGAGCGGGGCCGACTTCTCCAGCAGCCCCTCCCAGATCGCCACGCTGCCCGCCGGGCTGCCCGCCCCGCCCAGCCACGTGTACAAGGTCTGCGCTGCCCAGTTCTCCGGTACCGAGCATTCCATCCGGGCCGAGGTGCACGCGGACAAGACGCTCTGGATCTACTACGGCTACACGCCGAACTGGATCTCGATCGACGGGCTGTCCTACTCGCCGCTGTCGTAGCGGGTAGCCGGGCTGAGAAGGTGTGACAAGGACTCGATTTCCTCCAGGAGGACCCCATGCAGTTCGGCGGCACGGTGATGGCTCGCAACCTGATGGACGGCCCGACCGTCCTCTCCAGCGACCCCAAGGGCACCTTCGAAGTCCGTTGGGAGGGCAGGGGCGACCGGAACGGCGGCGACATCCAGTACATCCCGGATGAGATGCTGCGCATCCCGGCGTTCGCCCGTGCGGTCAAGCTGGGCGTCATCGAGATCGCCAACCCGGAGGAGAACCCGGAGCTGCTGTCGGCCCTGGACAAGCAGGCGGCGGCGTTCCACCGGCTCCAGGAGAAGGCCCAGGAGGACATCCGGGCCACGATCGACGACACCAAGGGCCGGGAGATGGTGATGCTCTCCTGCGTCGGCCCCTCGGCCAAGGGTCAGGGCGAATGCGGCGAGCTCGTCTCGATGTATGAGACCGAGAAGAACGAGAACCCGCCGCTGTGCCACCGCCACACCAACCTCGCATCGGAGTTCGTGCCGGTGAACGAGGGCCAGGACGAGCGCGAAAACAAGAAGGTCCGGTGGATCCGGGGCGTCATGAGCGACACCCCCATCGGCCTGCAGGTCTAAGGAGGAAAGAGCCTCATGTCCGACGAACGAGCGAAGCAGGACGCGGAGTTCGAGGAGGGTGCCCGGCAGGAGCCGGACGCCGCTCCCGCTGACGACCGTCCCCGCCACGTCCCCGACCCGACCGCGATGACCGGGAACCTGGACACCAGTGGCACCGGCGGCGCGGGTGGGCACTCCGAGCTGCGCAACATCGCGCCGATCTTCGACGTGGCTGAGGCTCACGACATGGCGTACGCCGCACGGGCGGTCGACCCCAACGACGACTCGGCCTCCTCGGACCACGTCACGGTCTTCACCGGCCTGTCGGTCGTGCAGGGCGACCCCGAGGGCGACCGCCAGCGGGTCACCGACCGCGCCGCGCGGGCGCAGGAGCGCCTGAAGGACAACCCACTGGGCCGCAACCTGGACGACCGTGGCACCTACGTCCACGATCGTCGTGCGCGCGACGAGCGCGCCTGGCAGGCCTCGGTCTCGGACATGGGCCCGGCGATCGTCATCGGCCCGCAGGAGCTCGGCGAGGCCCCGGCCGCGCCCAACTCCGTCATCGACAACCGGCCGGAGGACGAGCGCTCTCCGGAGGGCGTGCCGACTCAGGAAGGCGCGCGGGAAGAGGACGACGCCGACCGCGAGCACGAGCGTCTGGAGGCCGAGCAGGCCCAGGGCGTCCAGGAGAACCGCGAGCGGATGAACGAGCAGGAGGCGGAGCAGGCGACCGCCGACGCCGACGCTCAGGAGCCCGTCACGGTCCAGGGTGAGGACGTCCAGCCCGAGGCCCCGGAGGAGACCCCCGAGCCCGCCAGCGAGCCGGAGAGCGAGCCTGAGGCCCCCGGCCCGAAGTCGGAGGAGCCGCACGCTCCGACCTCGGACGTGAAGGCCCCGAACAAGGCCAGCTCCAAGACCGAGTGGGTCGAGTGGGCCGTGGCCTGCGGAGCCGACCGCGAGGAGGCGTCGAACATGACCCGCCTCGAACTGATCAGCAACTACTCCAAGCTCCGGCCGAACGAGAGGTAACGAGTCATGGCGGACACTCCTGCCAGCAACGTTGACACCGAGGGCGCATACGGCCACTCGGGCGCGGTGCCGGTCGGTACGGCGGCGACCAGTGGGAGCAACGCCGACACCGAGGGCACCACGCCGGGAGGCGCGCCGAACCCGGCGCCCCCGGCGGCGACCAACGTCGACACCTCTGGCACCAACAGCCCGAACGACCCGGCGAACTACCACCCGACCAGCGTGCTGGTGACCGGCAACCCGGACACGGCCAGCTCGGACGGGAACATCATCCGCCAGGCCAACCCGGTCTACCGGGCCCCGGCGGCGTACGTGGCGGCGGGCACGACCGACACCACCCGTACGGACACGCTCGGCGTGGGCCCGGCTCCGGCCGAGACCCAGAGCCTGTACGCGGGCAACCAGGACGTCACCCAGATCGGCGCGGGCACCACGGCCAAGACGGTGACCGAGAACCTGACCCTGGACCTGACCGGCCACACCCTGACCAAGGCGGGCGTCGTCCCGGCGGCCACCGTGACCGTGGTCAACAAGGGCCAGATCCTCACGGTCACCGACGAGTCGCACGTGCTCTCGGGCCTGGCCGCCTTCACCGTCACCAACAACGGTGTGACCGACCTCCCGGCCGCCGTGACGATCAAGAAGGGTGCGACCCCGCTCGTCCAGGGCGTCGACTACACCATCGTCGGCACCGGCTCGGCGGGCACCGCGAACTACACCATCACGCCGATCGACAGCGCGACGGTCAACTCCGGTGACACCTTCCTGGTCAGCTATCACTACGGCAACGCGAAGTACTTCGCCAACGCCACGCTGACCGCGACCACGGACTACACCAAGACCTACACCGGTGACGGTCCGAGCACCGCGCTGAAGATCACCCGCGTCAACACGGCCGCCAGCACCAACGGCGACACCGTGGCGGTGACCTACAGCTACGGCGACAACCAGTACTGGGGCTCCAACCCGCCCACCACGGTGCCGGGCGCGCCGACCATCGGGGCGGTCGCGGCCAAGAACCTCGCGGTCACGGTCAACTGGACGGCCCCGAGCGGCAACACCGACATCACGTCCTACGTGGTCCAGTGCGTCCCGGGCTACGGCACCAAGTACGCACCGGCCAACGCCACGAAGATCGACTTCACCCAGCTCCAGGCGGGGGTGCCGTACCAGTTCCAGGTGGCGGCGATGAACGCCCGGGGCATCGGGGCCTACTCGGCGCTGAGCTCGGCCGCGACCCCGCGCAACGACTACGCCAACCCGACCTACAAGGTGGTCGACGAGAGCCACGTGCTGTCGGGTCTGGCCGCCTTCGCGGTGACCAACAAGGGCGTGATCGGCGACCACACCGCCGTGACGATCAAGAAGGGGGCCACCCCGCTCGTCGAGACGACGGACTACACCATCGCCTTCACCGGCGTGGGCAGCCAGCGAGTCGCGACGATCACCCCGATCGACTCGGCCACGGTCAACAGCGGGGACACCTTCCTGGTGTCGTACTCCTACGCCACCACGGACCCGCTGAACACCGTCAACCCGATCTACCTGCCGGACGGAAGCGTCAAGGCGGGCACCGGGCTGGGGCCGTCCTGACATGCCCGTCACCGTTCCCGGCCATGCGTCCGAGGGGGCATCGGGGCACATCGCCGATCACAACACGATCGACGATGCCCTGACGGCCCTCTCGGCCTCGGTCGACGACCTGGACGACCGCATGCCGCCGGGCAAGATCACTGTGTCCGACACCGAGCCCTCCTCGCCCGCCGTGGGCGATCTGTGGTTCGACACCTCCGGAGCCTGACGCGATGTCCAACCTGTTCGAGACGACCTTCGAGTCCGGCAGTGACGGAGCGACGATCGTCCCGGGCAGCGAGGGCTTCGACTCCAGCACCGGCACCTGCTCCTACACGGCGCAGACGGCCGCGCACGGGCAGTACTCGGCCAAGATCGAGCCGACGGGGAACGTCGGTCACCTGCAGTGGAACGCCGGGAGCTACCTGAGCGGCGATGTGTGGGGCCGGGCCTACCTGCGGGTGGCCTCGGCCCCGGCCGACTGGTTCCACGCGATCAGCTTCTTCGACGGCGGCAGCCAGAAGGCCTCCATCGTCTTGACGGCCGATAACCGGGTGGCGCTGCGCAACTCCTCGGTGAACGTCGACCGCGTCACGACCGGCGGCGGCGCGTGGGCCCCGACCACCTGGATCCGCATCGAGTGGAAGATCAACGCTCCCACCGACGCCTTCGAGGCCTGGATCTACGCGACCGACCCGGACGGCACTACCGAGGACGCTCACATCGTCGTGCCGGGGGGCACCGGCATCCCCCAGTGGCAGTTCATCCGGTTCGGCATCAACGCCGCCACCGGCCACCCGGTGAACGTGCTGTACGACAACCTGGCGATCAGCCAGACGGGCAAGATCGGCCCGAGCGATCCGGACCCGGACCCCACGCCGCCCGCGCTGGTGAGCGCCTGGGTCGGCGGGGTGGACTCCAGCACGGCCCAGATCGCCTTTCAGCTCGCCAACACCACAAACGCCCAGGTGGCCTATGCGGTCGACCCCGGCACCGGTGACCCGCTGACGGGCACACCTTCGACCACCCCGACACTGGCGGTGACCAGCGAGGGATACGGGCAGCTCGCCCTGTCGGGTCTGACCGCCGACACCGACTACGTCTACGGCCTGATCGCCGATGGCGGGCTGCTGGCCGACCGGGGGCACTTCTCGACGATGCCGCGCGGGCAGGCCGACTTCATGGTGGCCTTCTCCAGCGCGCAGGCCGACGCCAGTGACCACGCGGTCTTCGACACGATCCGGGGCGAGAGTCCCAAGGTCTTCTTCCACCTCGGGGACCTGTACGCCACGACGCTGGCGACCAACGACGCCGTGGCCGCCCGCGCCAAGTACGCGGCGCAGCTCGCCGCCGGGACCGGGCGCTTCCGCCACCTGACCAAGGACGTCCCCGTCGACTACGTCTGGGGCACGGCCGACTGGGGCGGCGCGCACTCCGACGGCACCTACACGGCCGCCTCAGCCCTCCTGAGCGCCTACCAGACCGTGGTCCCCTCCTACCCCCTCATCGACGCCAACAGCGCGCTCTACCACGCTGTGACGATCGGGCGGGTCCAGTTCCTCGTGCTCGACGTCCGCTCGCGCCGGAGCACCGGGACGATCCTGGGCGCGGACCAGAAGGCCTGGCTCAAGACCCAGCTCAGCTCGACCAGCCAGCCGGTCAAGGTCATCGTCTGCCCGATCCCCTGGCGGGCCGGTACCGAGTGGGACGACGCCCCCGCCGAGCTCACCGAGCTGAACGCCTACATCACCGACAATGCCATCACCAACGTGGCCATGCTCGGGGCGGCCTATGCGGTCGCCGCCGACTCCGGCGCGAACTCCTCGGTCAACCGGGCCAACCTGCTCGCGGGCGCGCTGGACGGTACCGGCGTGGCGGCGGCGGGGACCTGGAGTGTGGGCAACCACGCCAACGCGGCCGGAGCCGGGCAGTACGCTCTGCTCTCGGTGACCGATACCGGCACGCACATCACTTTGACGTACTCCGGGCGGAATCAAGCTGATAGCGTCCAGGTCGGTCCGTACAACGTCGTCTTCACGATCGAGGCGAGCGACGTCCCGCAGACCAAGAAGTGGAACGGGACCGACTGGGTTCTCTTCCAGCCACGCGCCTACCTGGACAGCACATGGGAACCCGTGCCGGTGAAGTACTACGACGGGAGCGCGTGGCAGTCCCTTTGATGAAGGAGCTGCATGAGCATCACCGACATCCCCAGCGATGAGGACATCACCGAGATGGTCCAGGGTCTGCCCTCCTGGAATCCCCCGAAATTCGAGCTGCCGTTCAACGAACCCGACCCGGCCGAGGCCCCGGTCCAGTGGCACGAGCCGGTCCGCTCAGAGGTCACCGTCCCCGTGCAGAGCGTCACCCTCCCCGCGATCCCCGACGGCTGGGGTGCCACCTTCGAGCTCCCGGCGTAGGCTGAGCCCGCGCGTTCTCGCTGCAGTGCCCGATGACACGACCGCCGTTCCCTCGCCGGGGCGGCGGTCGTGTGCTGTCCGGCCCCTGGCCCGCACTCTGAAGAGGTGAAAGGGATCCACCTCTGCCCGACTGGAGTGACCTGTGTCGACCTCCTCACCGAAACTGCTGCTGAAGCGGCCGGACGGCACTGACCCGTTCCTGCGGCAGGACTTCGTAGACAACTGGAACAAGATCGACGCCGCGCCGGGCATCTACGTCTGCGACTCCACCACGCGCCCGAGCTGGGCCAGCGCGCAGGCGGGCCGGATGATCTTCCTGACCGACTGGAAGCAGCTCCAGTACTGGGACGGCTCGTCCTGGAACAACGAGCGCACGGCGGTCCCGTTCTTCGCCGGTGGCGCGATCTTCGACGCCACGGTGGGCAAGAACGCCACCCCGGTCTACAACATCGTCAACATCACCACGCCGCGCCCGGCCACCTTGGCGATCATGATGTCGGCCACGGTCTCGTGCGACTCCCGGTTCACCCAGGACGTCTACTTCCGGGCCAACGTGGACGGCGGGGACCTGCTGCTGGGCGGCTACTCCGACGCCATCCGCTTCACCGGCAAGAGCGACGACAGCTCGGCCGACATGAAGATGACCGTCACCGCGCTGGCCCAGGCCACCGTCACCGCCGGATCGCACTCGCTCAAGGGCAAGTTCACCATCGGCACCTACAACACCTCGGTGATCATCCGGGGTATCAAGACCCTGGCCTTCCTCGGGACGTACAACAGCTCCCAGGTGCTCTGAGAGGTCCTCCATGCCGATCGACGACGACCTGATCGACTGGCGGCAGCGCCGGTACGTCAGTCAGTACGACACCCCGACCATCGGCCTGATCACTCACGCCGCCGGGGTGCCGACCGATGCCGACGGCGCGGTCACGGCCGAGCTCGTCCAGCAGCACGCCGACGGCACGACGACCAACATCCGCAGCTACGCGGCCAACCGGACCGACGTCGGCACGTACGAGGTCGTGCTGCTCTCGGCGGACACAGCCACCGCCGGGGACTACGCCCTGGAGTGGAGCTGGACCCAGTCCGCCATGGCCAACGCCTACGTCGTCTACATGGTCTTCGGCCAGGCCAACCCGGATTATGACTTCCTGCCCGAGGACATCCGGGGCGTGGTCGACGAGGTCTACCTGCGGTTCGCCGACTGCTTCGATTCGCCCATGGGCGGCCCCAACTTGCAGACCTACTACCAGAGCCACTACTCACGCGGCCGGATCGCCCAGCTCACCAAGATCGGTCTGGGGCGGCTGAACACGATCGCCCAGCCGCACCAGACCTACACGGTCGATGGGGTCGGCGGGACGAAGTTCCCGGTGGCGCAGTGGGGCGCCCTGCTCTCGATGGCCGGGTACGTCGAGTGCCTGAAGCACCTGTGCCGCTCCTACGTCGAGCAGCCGATGGTCCAGGGCGGCAACATCACCAGGCTGGACCGGCGGGACTACCTGCAGCGCTGGCAGTCCATCCTCCAGATGGAGGAGGACACGCTCAAGAGCGAGCTCGACACCTTCAAGCTGGCGAACATGGGCTTCGGCTCCCCGCGCGTGCTCGTGTCCGGCGGCGTGTACGGACGGTACGGGCCGACCCGTCTGGCCGGTTCTGTCGCTGCCCGCCCGAGGTACTACTACCGCTTCTACGGCTAATCGTCGCTCTCTGCTGCTTTGCGATCCATTTCGCGCTTCTCGGTGCGTGCTGCCATATACGACGCGAAATGGCCCTGGATATTCGCCCATACCGACATCAGGGCGATCCAGAGCACGCTGTCCTTCCAGAACAGCAAAGTGGGGATAATCGCGATCGTCCAGACGATAACGAAGATTAGATGGAATCTGCGCAAAAAGGCAGAAACGCGGTCTTTACCGTCCTCGCTCATGCTTTGTCTATACCCAGGGATTCTTGCCAATCCCCGCCGCGCGCTGCCCAGATGCCAGGCTCCCCGCCGGAAGAGGTGAGGAGGTGCCGGGATGACGCATAGGCCGACGGTGTACTGGTCACGCGACCGCGAGAACTGGGCGGTGACCCAGGAGCGCGACCGCCACAACCAGGTCCTGTGGGAGTACGGCGAGCTCGCCATCTTCGTCTTGCTCTGGCACCTGGAGGACTTCAACGCCGGGCTCGTCGAGCGCTGCTCGACCTGCTACCTGGCCGTCAACCCGATCGCTGAGGCGTACGGCCAGGGCGACCAGTACCGGTGCCCCGACTGCTACGGCACCACCTTCGAGGGCGGCTACAAGGCGATCATCGTCCGGCCGACCCTGTTCTCCGACACGGACAAGGACCAGAAGGCCCACTCGCGCGGCCAGGTCAACTCCGACGAGGTGGACATCGAATCCACCGCCGACTTCAGGATCCGTACCGGCGACTACTGCGTCCGGGCCACCGGCGACCGCTTCTACCTGCGCGTGCCCGCGCGGGTGACCTTGCGAACCGGCTTCGGGGTGCCCTGGCAGACCAACTCGGCCATCACCTACAGCCACGCCCGCGCGGTGATCGAGGATCCGGCCGACGCCAGCTACATCATCCCGCCGGACAACGACCGCGCGCACGACATCCTCGTGGCCGTCTCACGGCTCCCGCTGAGCTACCACCAGTACGAGGACATCCGCGCCCCCCTCATCCCCGAGGACCCGGCCGACACCGGAGGAGACGACGCCGCCATGCAGGAGATCATCCAGGTGCAGGGCCCCCAGGGCCCCGCAGGCCCGGCCGGGCCGACCGGCCCGAGTGGCGGCCAGTTCGTCTTCCACCAGTCCGTCGCCGCCTCGGTCTGGACCATCAGCCACGGTATGGGCTACTTCCCGGCGGGGGTCATGGTCATCGACTCCGGCGGCACCGAGGTCGAGGGGCTCGTCTCGTACCCCGACGCCAACACCACCGTCATCACGTTCAGCGCGCCCTTCGCGGGCACCGCCTACCTGAGCTAAGGAGCCCCGCGTGGCCGCCAAGAAAGTCCTGGTTCCATACGACTTCAACCAGAACGAGGTCCAGAACGCCGTCATCCAGCAGCTCGGGACCGACCCCGGCTCGCCGGTCAACGGCCAGATCTGGGTCAACACCACCGGCAATGTCCTGAAGGTCCGCATCAACGGCGCGACCATCAGCCTGGGCCGTCTGGACCAGATCAGCGTGCCGTCGGCCTCGGTCGACATGAACAGCCAGCGGATCACCGGCCTGGCCGACCCGAGCGGCAATCAGGACGCGGCCACGATGGCCTACGTCACGGCCGCCATTGCGGCCGTCGCCGGGGGTACGGAGTGGAAGCCAGAGGCCAAGCTCGCGACCGCTGCGGCCCTGGCGGCCAACACCTACAACTCGGGTGCCAAGACCCTCACCGGGAACGCCAACGGGGCTCTCACGGTCGACGGGGTGGGCGTCACGGCCGCCGACCGCATCCTGGTCAAGGACGAGGTCACCGGATCGCACAACGGCCTCTACACCGTCACGAACGCGGGCTCCGGCGGCGCGCCCTACGTCCTGACCCGGACGACCGATGCCGACTCCAGCGCCGAGCTCAACAACGGCCTGATCATCCCGATCACCTCGGGCACGGCGAACGCCAACACCCTGTGGGTCCTGACGACCACCAGCATCACGCTGGACACCACGGCGCTGAGCTTCTCCCACATTCCGCTGGCGGGCTATACCGCCGGTACGGCGCTGACCCTGACCGGCAACCAGTTCAACGTCACCACGGTGCCGATCGCCAACGGCGGCACCAACGCCACCTCGGCGGCCAGCGCGCGGGCGAACCTGGGCACTGTCGGCAAGTACAACACCACCGGCCCAGGTTCCAGCGGCACCGCCTGGACCGTGACCCACAACCTCGGCACCACCGAGGTGGTCTACATGCTGAGGGCGGCGAGCGGGGACGCGGAGGTCGTGGCCGACGTCGTGGTGACCGACGCCAACACCCTGACGGTCAACTTCGGCGCGAGCGTCACGTTCAGCGCCTACAAGATCGTCGTGATCGGCTGACATGGGCTCTCGATTCGATACGCCGCTGAACCTGCTGCAGGTGGCCTCGCCGTCCAACCCGGCGGCGGGGTACTCCAAGCTGTTCTTCAAGACCGGTGACCAGCTCTTCTGGCGTAACTCCTCCGGCACGGAGAAGCAGATCACGCCACAGATCGCGTTCGCCTTTTCTTACACCGGCACGCTGGCAGTGACGACGGGCGTGCACCGCCTCTACAACGACTCCGGCGGCACCCTGACGATTCAGGGCGTACGGATCTCGGTGGGCACTGCGCCCACAGGCTCAACGATCCTGTGCGATTTCAACATTGACGGCACGACGATCTTCAGCACTCAGGGCAACCGTCCGTCCGTTGCGATCTCGGCCAGTCCGCCGACTTCGGGCAAGGTCACCAACTTCAACACCACCACGATTTCAAACGGCAGCTACTTCACCGTGGACATCGACCAGGTGGGCTCAACCGTGCCAGGAGCTAACCTCACTGCTCAGATTCTGTGCGGGTGAGCCATGAGGATCTCCTATGTCGGCGGAGATGCGGGGTGGGGCAACAACACCGTCACCTTCGACGTCTCTACGGACTTCGTTGTCTGGCCGACCGTGCAGCCAGGCGATTTCGCGCTGCTCGCGTGGAACTACCAGAACACGGCGACACCGACCACCCCGACGGGGTTCTCGCAGATCGACTACCAGATTCAGGGCAGCGAGGGGGCTTCGGTCTACGGGAAGGTCTGCACGGGTAGTGAGAGCGGAAATATCGTCCTTGTGAACTCGACGAGCATTCAGAACAAACAGGGTGCAGTGCTCGCCGTCTATCGGGGCACCCATAAGACATCGCCGGTACTGGCGGCAGATTTCACCGAGGCGGGTGGGTCTGTAACGGCGAATACCCATGCCGCCCCGTCGGAGACGCTCAACGTATCGGACTGTGCTGTAGCGACGTTCTTTGCTGAGAGGGCTTCTCCATCATCCACGGTAGTGACTCCGCCGTCGGGATACACGACACGTCAATCTAATGCTGGGCAACTGGTCGGTAGCGGCAGTTCCTCTATCGCCCTGGCGGACGATGGTCTGGCCACCAATCGAGCGAGCGGAGCCTCCGTCTCACCAGGCAACTGGGTGGGCAACCAGAGCGTGTTCAGTGGAGTCTGGATGGCCTGGACGATTTTGCTCCGCCCGGCCGAATACGAGGGATGGGGAGTGGACCTGTGAGCCTGCTCTGGAAGTCGGCGGCCTGGTGGAACACCGACCCGGACGACGTGGATGAGTATGAAGAGGGCCTGCGCGACCCGGAGGAGACCGGTAAGGAGCGCGGGCAGCGCTACGTGTCCCACGTGGTCGACCGGCACAACGTGAGCCGTACGCAGGCTCAGACGGCCCTGCGGCACGTGATGCGCCACCATGACAGCGACGCGATCTCTCAGTCGCCGATGGACTACGGCTTCGCCAGCGCGGGCAACCAGATGGGCCACTACTCCCCGGCGATGACGCGCAAGCTGATGGACCCCAAGACCTGGGAGGGCCGCCCGGTCCAGCAGGTCCCGCTGGACCAGCCGCTCCATGCCAGCCAGAACTTCATCCGTCCCAAGTCCATCGCGCACAACCTCTTCCACCCCGGCAAGCGGCAGCCGGACTACCAAGACGAGGCCGTCGGCGACCCCGACCACGACCCCGACTGGGACCGGGACGAGGAGGAGTCGAGCGAGGGCGAGTCGCCGCAGGAGCGCGAACTCCACAAGAACGTCTTCTTCATGAAGCGCAAGAGCGGGCGGATGGAGGTCGTGGACGGGCATCACCGGGTGGCCACGGACATGCTGCTCGGCAAGTCGCACACCCCTGGCATCGTGATCCACGAGCACGAGCTCAACCAAGGAAGCTAGGAGTCGCCGTGACCGTCCTCAACCCGAGCGAACTGGAGCTCCGGGGCGGCTACCATCCGCCGTCCTCGCCGGAGAAGGCCAAGTACCACTCCGACATCCGGGAGGTCTATCTCGCGACCGCCCGCGTGCTGAACGAGATGCTGCCGCCGTGCCGGGAGTCCGAGCTCGCGCTGGAGCACCTGCTCGACTACTCGCTGATGCTGGCCAACGCCGCAGCCGCCCGGAGGGTGCCATGAGCCTGCTCTGGGTCCACGCCAACACCGGCACGCGTATGGTGCCGGTGCACGAGGTCATGGGTTACCAGCCGACCGACTTCCCCACGTGGAAGGAGGTCCACGACAACTTCTACTGGGACCACCCCACGATGAAGAACTTCGTCAAGCACATCGGCGAGCACGGGGTGAAGAAGCCCATCCGGGTGGACTACGAGAACGACCCGCCGACGGTCGAGAACGGCCATACCCGCGCGCTGGCGGCGCAGAAGGCGGGCCTGAGCCACATCCCGGTCAAGCAGTACGAGTGGCCAGGGGACATCGACGAGGACGACCGGGAGGGGTACGGGGGCTGAGCCATGCTGAGCGAGACCGCTGAGCTCCGGATCTCCGAAACTCCGGACCGGCTGATCATGCTGGTGCCGAACCTCAGCGGCGCCAGGGCGCGCTCGATCGCTAACGCGGCCGTACGGGAGGCCCGGCGCAAGATGCCCAAGCTGAGCGGGCAGGCGGCCAGCCGGATCTTCCCTATCTACGGCAAGGGCTACTTCGGCATCGGCTTCCTGGACTCCTACGTCTGGTTCCAGGAGAACGGCATCCGCCCGTTCACCATGTACAACCTGCAGGGCAAGACCATCCCGATGTGGGTCAACGACCCGACCGGCACGCAGCGTCAGCGCAATCCCAAGGCCAAGACCCGCGTCACCATGTCCGGCGTCACGCAGGTGCTGATCTTCCGCCGGGTCGCCCAGGTCGGCCAGACCAAGACGGTGAAGCGCAGGAGCCGTCTGACGGGCGCGGTGGAGTCGGTCTCGGTGCCAGCCTCCTACCCGGGCGCGCCAGGACGCATCGGCCGCCGTGAGGCCGCCGCGCCCCTCACCACGCCGGGCAAGACCGGCGGGCAGATCGCCGCCGGGAACGTCGGCGTACGGTGGCGGCACCCTGGCCTCGCCCCGCGCAAATTCTTGAACAACAGCCTGACGATGGCCGCACAATGGCACGGTATTCTGCCAATTCGGATTTATGTGGCAGATAGGAATTGGAGGGCGAGGTTCTGATGTATCTGACACATATGAAGGCGATGATCGTCGGGGCGATCAAGGAGACCTTCGACTCGCAGTACCCGGTCGCCCGATTCCGCGATGTCTGGACCAGCATCGAATATCCGATCCAGAGGCAGAACTACCCCGGCATCTGGGTCGACTACGAGGACGCCCGGCCGCTGGAGATCGCTGGCATCGACCACAAGGAGGTCGACCCGGACGGGCGGCCGTACACCCGGTGGAAGTTCGGCGGGCACGCCACCTTCACCATCGCGGCCATGACCTCGCTGGAGCGGGACACGCTCTATGACGAGATGGTGCGCGTGATCGCCTTCGGGCGGCAGAACGCGGCCACCAGCCGATTCCGGACCTTCATCGAGAACAACGAGCTGATCGCCACGAACTTCGACTTCGACACGATCCAGCCGGGCGGCAACGCGGCGGCCCCGGGTACCCCCTGGGGCAGCGACGAGATCATCTACGAGAAGTCCTTCTCGATGCAGGCCATCGGGGAGTTCACCGTCGACCCGGACGACGTCACGCTCATCCCGCTGAGCGCGATCATCGTCACCGGCCGCCAGGGCGGCACCGAGGACGATCCGATCGCCGAGCAGAGCGTCACGATCGATCAGAACGCCAGCGACGACCCCAACTACCCGGTCGGCGCAGGGGAGTGGGTGTAGGTCCTGCTGTCCCTTACCGCTCCCGGACCACCGAAGAGGTGAGCCGGAGCGGTAAGGGAGAGTGTCCGAATTGGTAGATTTCACGCGGTACCAGCCTCCGGGCGTGTACGTCAGCGATGTCTCGCAGCCGCTCGTCAGCAATGCGGGCGTCCCGCAGGCCATCGCCTGCATCGTGGGGCCCGCGCTGGGCTCCACCACGGCGACCGAGTCGGTGGTGATCGACGCCGACGAGGCCGCGACGCTGACGGCACGCGGCATCTTCACCACGCCGGTGAGCGGCCCACCGGCCATCGCGGCCCCCGTGGTCAAGAAGCTCGACGGCACCCTGCTGGCGGTCGACACCGACTATGAGTTCTCCGTGGACGCCTCCGCCCCAGGCGGCGCCGCCAACGCGGTGACCTCGATCGTCCGGGTGGCCGACTCGACGAACGTCGCCGACGGCGACACCGTCTCGATCACCTACAGCTACGCCGACGCCGACTACTACCAGCCCAAGGTGTTCGAGGACTACGCCTCGCTGGTCTCGACGTACGGCCTGCCGATGACGTCCACGCCCCCGAGCAACCCCAATGACAGCCAGGTGGTCTCGCCGCTGGCGATGGGCGCGCTGATGGCCTTCCAGAACGGGGCCACCCAGCTCATCACCGTGGCGCTGAGCCCCTCAGACGGCACCCTGCAGCAGCAGTTCAACGCGGCGTACGGCCGGATCGCGACGAACTACAACACCGCGATCATCACGCCGGTCTTCGTGGACGACCTCACCGTCAACACCGGCACCGTCGCCCAGCTCACCACGACGCTCGCGCAGGACCTGGAGTCCCACTGCGTGAACGCCTCGGCCGACGGATACCCGCGCATCGGAATCTTCGGCGCCTCGCGCAACTACAGCGAGACCGACCAGGCCTACGACGCCTTCGCCGCCGCGATCGACAACAAGCGGATCATGCTGGCGTACCCGAACCGGCTGCAGGTCTTCAACGGCTCGACGAATCAAATCACGGAGGTCGGCGGCTGTTTCCTGGCCGCCGCCATGGCGGGCCTGCTGAGCTCCCTGCCGACCAACCGGGGCCTGACCAAGCAGACGATCGTCGGCTTCGCCGGGCTGTCTGCGCCGATCGCCCAGAAGATGACCAAGCTCTTCCGGGACACCCTGAGCCGCTCGGGCGTCGCGGTGGTCGAGGTCAACCGGCTGAGCCAGATGATCGTGCGCCACGGCGTGACCACCGACATGACCTCGCTGACCACCCGCGAGGTCAGCCTGGTGCGGATCGCCGACGGCCTCTTCGAGCTCGTGCAGCTCGGCATGGAGGGCGCGCAGCTCATCGGCGAGGCGATCACCGCCGACACGGTCGTCCAGGTCAAGGGGGCCCTGTCCTCGCTCCTGGAGCAGGCCAAGATCTCCGAGCTGATCGTTGACTATGCCGACCTGCAGGTCCGGCAGCAGATCTACCCGAGCGGTGACCCCTCGGTCATCGACTGCAAGTTCTCGTACCAGCCTGCTGTGCCCCTGAACTACATCACCGTGCAGTTCTCGGTGGACCTGCAGTCAGGCGACGTCGGCGACACCACCGCGCTGGCGGCGGCGAGCGCCTGAGACCGCGAGCGGATCAGAGAGGAGCTGAGCGGTGCCGAACACCAAGGTCAGAGTTGTCGGATCGGGATTCACGACCTTCAATTACAATGGCAAAGCGATTGCCTTTTGCGAGGGCGTGGAGGACTCTGGCCAGCGCGCGTTCAGCGACATCGGCCAGCCCTACCAGTTCATCCACCCGCTGGGGTACACCCACCCGGTGGAGATCGCCACCTCGCGCGTGCTCGCGGGCGGCACGCTGATGCTGACCATTCGCGAGCTGTGGGCGGCGCCGGTCTGGCAGCAGCTCGCCGGACTGGCGAATTCCAACAACATCGTCGACATCTTCGCCGCTTTGGCCAAGAACCCGGCGTACGTCACGTGCCAGACCATCATCAAGCCCGCTGGCACGGAGAGCACTCCATCGGCCTGGCGTGGGAAAACTTACCAAAACTGCGTCATTGTGGATATCAATGACGGAGACACGATCACCGTCGGCGCCCTGGCTGTGACCAAGGGCATCACGGTGGCGTACACCCACTCAACCGCGCTGAAGTAGGAGAGGAACACATGTCCGACCCGACCCTGACCCTGACCGCCGACAAGGCGGTCTACGTCGCTGGCGAGACCATCACCGTCTCGGCCGCCTACACCGATGAGGCGACCGAGTCCGAGACCCTCACGATCTCGGGCACGGCCACCGACTCGGCGGGCAACACCGTCACGGCCACCACGGTGGTCACGGTGAACAGCCAGACGCCGCAGCACATGGACGTCACCGTCACCGACAACGACGACCGCACCTACGCCAAGACGGACGACCAGCCGGGCGTGGCGACCTTCACCACCACGGCCTGACCCATGCCGCTCAAGCCGCTGACCATCAGCGGTGTCGCGACGGACGCGGAAGGCCGGTCGGTCTCCGCGTCCGTTTCGGTCACCGTCAACGAGCCGACGCTGTTCGGCAGCTCCATCGTGACCAGCGACGGGGTCAACCACTATGACGCGTTCGACGCGATGTTCGGCGACATCAAGATCGACCGGACCTACAACGCGCTGAACGCCAGCCCGCCGAAGTACCAGAGCACCTGGGCGGCTCAGGACGTCAGCCACAACGCGGCCTCGGCCACGAGCTTCAAGTACAACCCGGCCGACGTGCTGTCCGGCTCCAAGGACACGGTCCTGAACAGCTTCTTCTCCACGCTCAAGCCGGGGAAGACCCGCTGGTGGACCTACTGGCACGAGCCGGACGGGGAGATCTACGGGAGCCCGCAGAAGTTCACGGCCGCCGACTACCGGGCCGCGTTCGTCCACATCAACGTGCTGGCCGAGGCGCACGTCCCGGCAGGTGTGGACGCTCGGGCGTTCCTGTGCGTCGAGGAGTACTCGATGCGCCCGGCCAACGCCAAGGGCCCGGCCACGCCCCGGCCGCTGGACAGCTTCTATCCCGGCGACTTCATCCAGTCCGTCGGGTTCGACGTCTACAGCGGCTGGAACGAGTCGAGCCCGTACACGCTCACGCCGTCGGCGCAGTTCGACAAGCTCTTCAGCCTGGCCGCCGCGCTGGGCAAGCCGCTCTGCATTCCGGAGTTCGGCACGCAGGCCACCCCGCCGACCGGCGTCACCATGACGCGGGCGCAGTGGATGACCAACGCGCTGCGCTACCTGAGGCCGCACGCCGACCAGATCTCCTGGATCTGCTGGTGGAACGATGGCTTCGCCGACCTGACCGGCGATTCCGCTGCCAGCACCATCTGGAAGAACATGTGCCTGAACGGCTGGAACGGAACGCCCTGATGAAGGTCACCATCACCGCCTCCGGGGTGCTCGCCGACGGGGCCACGGCCACGGGGTCGGTGGTGGTGGACGTTCGGGACGATCGGTACACCGATCTCTACGAGGAAAGATTTTAAAATGACTGACTCTCTCCCCACCCCGGAAGGCACGCCGCTCGCCGACGGCGAGACCGAGCGTGCCCCCGCCGTCTTCGACGAGCGATACAAGGAGGCCTTCCACGGCCTCGCCTTCCTCGGCAAGCTGTCCGAGACCTTCGAGTGGTTCGGCCACAAGATCATCATCCGGACCCTGAACACGGACGCCGAGCTCGCGCTGGCTCAGGTGATCAAGCCCTGGGAGAACACGAGCTTCTATCAGCGCGCCTACATCGCCGCCGTGGTCGCCTGCGCGGTCGAGACGGTCGACGGCAAGGGTCTGCCGACGCCGCTCGGCGAGGAGGACAACACCTACGCCTGGGCGCAGCTCCGCTTCGACTACGTCAAGGCCCGGTGGTTCCGGCCGACGATCGACACGATCTACGGCAAGTACCTGGAGCTGGAGGGACGCGCCCGAGAGGCGGAAGAGGAGCTGGGAAAAGCCTGGGGCCAGGCGGCCCCGACCCCTGGCTCGAACGAGAGCTCCGCCATCTTGAGCGACGAGGGCTTCTAGCCGGGCGTGGCCGGTCGCGGGTCCAGGATCTGGGCCTGCGGATCCTGGCCTACTTCGACTACCAGGCCAAGCAGGAGCGCGAGACCGAGGACCGGATGGAGCGCATCAAGCTGGCCCTGGTCAGCTCTGGGCGCATGACCCCGGCCGAGGCCTTCCCCGACCTGTTCACCGAGGACACCACACCCCGGGACGACTCCGAGGTGGACTTCGACTACTCCGGCGTCCAGTGGGAGTCGCCGAGCGATGTGGGCGAGGCCGAGTACGACAAGGTGATGGCCGCGCTGAGAGACAACGCCACGTTCACTACCCGAGACGCCTCCGGGACCACCGAAGGGGTGAAGACCGAGCTCCCAGCGGAGCCTGACGACACGGAGTGGATCTGATGACGACGCCGAACCCGCCGAGTCGTCCAGACCAGGCCGTGTCCAAGGAGAGCTCGGTCAACATGGCCGAGGCGCTGGACTCGCTGACCCAGAACATGGCGGCGCTGAACGAGACCATGCGCCGTACAGCCGAGGAGATCTCGGCCACCCTGGACATCCAGGGGCGCACCGGTTACGGGCCGGACACCCAGCTCGCCTACCAGGCGCGCCAGCGGGTCGGCCAGAAGACGCCGGAGATCACCACCCAGGCCCTCGGCAACATGCGCCAGCAGTTCGGCATCACCAACGACCTGACCTTGGGCATGACCCGGCTGGACCCGACCCAGGCCAGCACCTCGATCGGGCACGCGCGGGCGTACGCGGCCCAGCGCATCGGCGAGGCGATCGGCGGGACGCTGTACTCCTCCGGCCCGCCGCCGGGACAGCCGACCTCTACCGGCAGCGGGCCCTCTCGCGGCTCTCAGGGCCCTCCGGCGGGCGGTACGACCTCTGGTGGGGCTCCACCGGGTGGAGGCGCTCCTGGCGGCTCTGGCGGCCCCCCGAGCATGCCGCCGTCCGGCACCCTGCCCCGCTCCCAGCCGACGCCTGGGCGCAGCCCGGCCATGCAGGCGCTGGGGGCGCGCATCGCGACCTCGGGCGGGCAGACCGACAAGCTGATGCACGCGGCCAAGCACCTGCCCGTGGTCGGCCTCGCCGCCGACGTCGCCGGGCGGGCGGGCCACACCTATCTGGACCAGCGTGAGAAGGGCCGCAACTACCAGGAGATCGAGGGCGGGACGAACCTGTCCGCCCAGCGCGAGCGCGGGCACGAGGAGGTCTACCGCCTCGGGATGGGCTTCGGCATGTCCGAGGAGGCCTCCCGGCAGGCCTTCTACGGGGTGACCGAGCTCGGCTACAACCGGCGCGGCGACTCCGGCTCGATCCAGAACCGGCAAGGCGCCCTGAACTTCGCATATCACAACTACAACGCCCGGGGCATGGACGTCGGGGAGTCCCTGCAGGTCCTGCAGACGGCCAGCCAGAACGCCACGGTGACCTTCAAGGGCCTCTCGGACGCACTGAAGGACGTCAGCGACACGGCGGGCTCGGCGGGCGTCAACGCCAAGCAGATGCGCCAGCAGTTCGATGCCGTCCTGGGCACCGCCATCCAGCAGGGTGCCGGGCCGGGGTCGACCTCCCTGGCGCGCACGATCACCAGCACCCAGGCCTCCTACGGCAAGTCCTTCTCCAACCAGTCCTTCGCCGGGCAGCTCGGCTCGACCGAGATGTACATGATGGCGGGCCAGTACGGGATCAACCCGGGGCAGGCGCAGCAGATCCAGCGGACCAATCCGCAGGAGTACACCCGCATGCTCACCGGCAACAACAGCCGGGTGATCCAGTCGCTGCAGGGGATGACGCCCGAGGCGATGAGCGACCTGAAGGCGATCATCCAGAAGTACGGCGGCCAGGGGACGATGGACGCCCAGAAGGCCACGATCGTCGGCAATGAGTGGCTGAACAAGTGGCAGGGCCGCAACGCGATCGACCTGAACGTCTGGTCCCAGCTCATCAACCAGATGACCGGCCTGCAGCTCGACAACAACACGGTCATGCAGTGGGTCGTCCAGCAGGTGAGCGGCAACACCGAGGCCGCCCACGCCGCCACCCAGCAGAGCGCGGGCGTGGCCAAGGTCGCCTCCGACCAGTACGGCAACCTCACCAAGGGCACCGGCGGGGCCGACACCGGCAAGACGGGCCTGTACCAGGACCCGAACACCTCCTCCGGCGGCAAGGGCGCCGGGGAGAAGGCCCACACCATGCAGTCCGGACCGCTACGTGACCTGAAGGACATCAACGCAGGTCACCACTGGTACGGGACCAAGGCGGCCAACAAGGCGGCCGAGCAGTACATCGGCACCGTCAGCAAGAACAAGCAGCGCGACCCGATCATGGAAGCGCTGCTGCAGAACGTCAAGGATCCCAACAACACCCACGTGCAGGTCACCACCAAGTCCGGCACCCGGGTGGTCTCCTTCGCCGACGCGGTGAAGTACTTCCCGAACGAGCTCACCAGCGGCAACGCCCAGTTCGTGGACGGCCCGCAGGCCGGGCGCGGGGTCAGCGAGCTCACCGGCGGCAACGTCGACACCACCCGCGACACCTCCGGGGAGATCAAGTCCGACCAGGGCGGCAAGGTCGGCACGAGCCTGAGCGACTGGCAGAAGAAGCACCCGGCCAAGAAGTCCGGGGCCACCCCGCAGGCCGTGACCGTCGGCCTCACGGCCGAGGCGCAGCGGCTCCTGCAGCTCCTGCCGAACAACAACAACCCGGCCGCCGCCTCCGGCAGCCCGCCGCAGAACCCCTACCCGAGCCAGGCGAGCCGGGGTGGTAACTGATGGGCTCTGCCTCCCTGGGCTTCGCAGGTGGGCCCGCGATCAACTTCCGGATCGACCCGGACTCGGTCGACTGGAACTGGAAGATGCAGACCTCGGTCACGCCGACGATCGGCGGCCGGGTCATCCAGGTGTGCGGTGCGACCCTGTCCGACCTCACCATCAGCGGCTCGTTCGGCCAGAGCCACGGGGACGGGCCGGACGGGGAGTCCTGGCTGCAGGCCGAGGCCTTCTTCAAGAAGATCCGGGACATGATGGAGTGGCAGTCCCGGGACGCCACCGACCCCGGCAAGATGCAGCCGCCCGGGGTCTTCACCTACAGCCCGCGCAACTGGAAGTTCGCGGTCTACGTCAAGGACCTGACCGACCCCGAGGGCGGCGGCTCGGTCACTCACACCACGGGCAAGTTCTCCTACCACTACTCCCTGACGTTGTTCATCGTCGAGGAGATGTCGGACGCCCTGGTCAAGGCAGGCACCAGCCACGGGGTCCTGAGCGCGGCCAAGGCCAAGGCGATCGATGACTACCTCGCGCGCATCAACGACGGGATCGGCTGGCACTTCAGCCAGTACAACGGCTCGACGGACTACGCGGGCAAGAAGTACTCCGAGCCCAAGGTGCCCGACGCCTCTGGCAACCAGCCCGGCACGACCACGCCATCCACCCCACCGGCGAGCTCGGGCAACGAGCCCGGCACGACGACCCCCTAGGAGGCATGATGCCCAACCAGCGACCGGTCTGGAGCGCTGACTGCGCCGTCTCGATGCCCGAGCCGACGGGCGACGAGGTCATCGTGGCCATGTACGGGTTCGGCATGAGCCAGTACCGGCTCGTCCATGACATCTCCAGCGCGGAGTACGAGGAGCTGCGCGTCGTCGTCGGCAGCCCGCACGACCCGTCGCTGACCCAGGCTCCCGGCGATCGGGGGGTCTGATGGCCGAGCGGCAAGGGCTGAACTGCACGCTGAGCTACTCGCGCGGCAGCACCAACAACACCTACAAGGTCCGGGCGACTGTCGTGACCCACGGCACGCAGCAGATCGCCGAGGAGTCGCACGCCCGCACGCACCGGGCCTTCTACCCGCACCGGTCCGCGCCCCAGCGGTTCGCTGTCACCGTCCAGGCCAAGGGCTGGAGCGAGCGCCGGGACCTGATGAACTGGCTGGGCTCCTACGGGGAGTACATGGTCGACCCGGATCTGTCGGCCAGCGTCTACCCGGCCATGACGGTGCTGATCCCCTCCCGAGAGTTCACCGGCATCGGGGTGCTGCTGGAGGGCTATGGCTGGGGCGACCACATCGGCTCGATGGTCTTCGAGCACAACCTGGTCTTCGAATCCTCGGTGGATCCTGGGCAGACGAAGCAGCCCAATACCTCTACCGTCGATAACAAATGGGAAGCGTTCACCCAAGATCAGGCGATCCAGTACTTCTACCCATTCGGGACGCAGCTTTCCGGCAATGACGCCCCCGGCGGCAATTACGACAAGATCGTTTACCCTGGCGATCCAGGCAGTTTCAATGACACCTGGAACGAGGACGCGTCCGGCATACCTGGCGGCGGCGCGACTCAGGGCGGCGAAGGCAACCCGAATCAGCCCACCGGATAGGGGGACCGATGTCTACGCTTATCTACTCGCCTGGGGTAAAGGTCTACATTCAGACCGAAAAGAAGGGCACGCTGGACATCAGCGACGACCTGACCCGGGGCACCCTCGTCCGCCGATCCGATGGCGTCTCCACATTCCAGTTCGGCCTGCAGAACGCCCGGCGTAAGTACGACGGGGTGTTCGCGCCGAACGACCGCATCGTGGTCATGATGAAGCGCTTCTCCTGGCTGCGGGTCTTCACCGGTTACCTGAACTCGGTGCCGCTGGTGACCGGCTGGCCGATGGAGGTGACCTTCAACGCCTCGTGCTCGCTCAAGCGGCTGCAGTACTGGTTCTGGGACCCGGGCCTGTCGGCCAGCCAGACGATGGTCGCCAACGCGATCACCGCCGTGAAGAAGGACAACGACAACGGCGACGCGGGCGTGACCAACGCGGTGCTGACGATCCTGAACTCGGTCGTCGGCTGGCCGGAGGAAAAGGTCCATATCGCAGGCATCCCGCCGAATTGGTTCAAGTTCGCCGAGAAGATCGCCAAGGACGTGGACGCCAAGGCCGAGGAGGCCGACGCCATCGCGGCGCAGTTCTACGACATCCTCGGCGGGGCGGGCTCGGTCGGCGGGGCGTCCGGCGGCATCGGCGGCCTGTTCAACGGCACGCTCAAGCCCGGCAAGTACGGTAACGAGACGCTGAACGCCTCTCAGCTCGCGATCATCAAGACGATCTACAACGCGGGCAGCCAGGACGGCATGTCCAAGCACGTCATCTCGGCGGCGTTCTGCGCCGGGCGCGCGGAGTCGGACTTCAACGCCACGGTGGTCAACTCGATCGGCGCGACCGGCCTGTTCCAGATGCGGCCGTCGATGGGCTGGGGCACGAGCGCGCAGTGCAAGGACCCCGTCTACGCCAGTCACAAGTGGTTCTCGGTCGCCAAGAAGATCAAGAGCCGCGAGACGATGACCTACGGCCACCTCGCGCAGGCGGTGGAAAGGTCCGGGGACTCCTCAGGCGGGATTTACCAGCGCTGGGCCCCGATGGCCGACGCCCTGTACGCGGCGCTGGCGGCCGGATCATCGGCCGCGACCACGCCGAACACCAACCCCGGGAACGTCGGGCAGGCTGTCGGCGCGGCCGTGGCCTCGGCTGTCGGCGCTGCCACGGGGAAGGCCACCGGCCTGAAGCTGGTGCAGACGGCCCTGAACCTGATCAAGGTCAACCCCCACATTCCCTACCGTGAGGGTGGGGACAGCCCGCCGAGCACCAAGCCCCAGAACGTCCGCTATCTGGACTGCAGCTCCTTCACCCAGTGGGTCTACTACCAGACCCTGGGCTCATTGCACGGCTTCCCGCGTACGGCCGACGTCCAGGCGGGGTACTGCGGCGCGCACGGCAAGATCCTCACGCCAGGCTCGGCGATGAAGATCCGGGGCGCGCTGATGTTCTGGGACAACAACGGGAAGGCGTACGCCACCAAGAGCGGCTTCGGCCACGCCTCTCACGTCGAGATGTCCATCGGGGACGGCACCCACACGGTGGGCAGTCACCACTCCGGCACCTACGCTTCGGTGGTCAATACCAAAGGATTTTGGCATATCGGTGGATTGCTCCCGAATATCGACTACTCCGCCGATGGCGGCGGCGTGGGCGTGGACTTCGGCGGCAGCGGGGATGACGCGGCCGGAGCGACCGGCGGCGTGCAGCTCTCCACCGGTGCCCAGCAGCCCTGGTACAACCCCAACGACGAGTTCGACAAGATGTTCGGCAACAACCCCTGGGTGCCGCAGTACAACGTGGACTCGGCCGAGTCTGAGGCTCTCGTGGGCATCCGGGCGCTGCTGAACGACCAGCCGCTCCTGCCGTACATCAAGAACCTGATGAACTCGACAATGCGCTCATTCAGCAGCGCGCCGAACGGCGACCTCATCGCCTGGTTCCCTGATTACTATGGGATTTGGGGCACCTCGGCATCTATGGTCATCGAGCCGATCGAGCTACAAGACTTCTACGTCGAATGGTCGGACGACTTCTTCGTCACGCACCAGTTCACGGTGGCCCCGCGCGGCCAGCAGGGGCTCGATCTGCTCTCGGGCGAGGTGAACCCGAACAGCCCGCTGCAGGCGGTCACGACCCTGGGCATCGCCACGATCGATATCCCCTCGATCATGTATGCCCTGTTCGGTCTGGAGCCGTCGGCTGACGCCGCCCAGAAGTTCATTGCCTACATCTACAAGCGCTTCGGTGCACGGCCGGACTTCCAGCAGATGCCGGGCGTTACGGGCCCGCGCGGTGAGTTCTTCAGCGCGATCTTCCTCTTCATGCGGCAATGGGCCTATCAGTACAACGCGGACGTTCCGATCACTTTCATGCCGGAGCTATGGCCGGGAATGAACATCAAGGTCCCCGCATTCGACTTCCAGGCCTATGTGACCACGGTGACCCATAACTTCCAATTCGGGGACAACCCGAGCTTCACCACCACGGCCAACATCGCCGCGCCCGCGCGCCTGAGTCAGAAGGGCTCGGGCAATCTGATCGGCCTGCCGATCGCAGGCGGACTGGGCAACACGGACGCGGCAGTCGGAGGAAAATGATGCAGGCAGCCAAGACGGTCAACCCGCTCACCAACTCGATCGGCTTCAACGTCCGCCGGGTCAGGGTGACGCAGGTCGACCCCGCTCAGGGCATCGCGCTGGCCGTGGACGAACTGAACGTGGAAGTGACGCTGCCTCTGTACGTCACGCGGGCCGCCGCTCGCCCGCCGCAGCCAGGCGAGATCTGGCTGATCGACCAGGCATTGGGCCTGTGGACCTTCGCCGCCCTGGTCGGCACCGTGGCGAACACCTCCGTCGTCACCACCCTGGACGACCTGGCGAACGTCAGCGCCCCGTCGCCCTCCAACGGACAGATCCTGCGCTACAACTCCGCGACCACCCTGTGGGAGGCCGTCACGAACCCGGGGCCCAATCCCTGGGTCTGGAATATCACCGATGGCCTCAATGACGGCCTCACGATCAATGGCACGTCGGGCACGCTCAAGCAGATCCTCCTGATCAAGGACTATCTAGGAGCGCCGATTTTCGGCGTCGGTCACGTCGGCGGAGCAGCGGTGTACGGCGACCACCTGAAGGTCTTCGCGCCCGGGGTGGGCTTCGTCAACACCTTCGACGTCGACCCCACTGGAAAGGTCACCATCTCGGGCGCTGGTCAGCTCCAGATCGGTAGCACCGTCCTCAACGAGGCCGATATCCAGAATCTGCACAGCCATGCCGGGACCAATCCATGGCTGTTCATCCAGACGGACATCGCTCAGGACGGCATGATCGTCCGGGGTGCGGGTGGGTCGCTGAACACGATCTTCGGCGTGGAAGACGGCGGCAGCAACCTCATCATGAACGTCTCGCCGCTGGGCGGCGTCGGCGTGTTCGGCAACCAGTTCCGCGTGTTCACTGGCGTGTTCGGCAGCGCCAACGTCATCCTCGATCCCTCGGGCACCGTCACCGTCAACGGCACCGGGACGCTCACTCTTGGCGCGCAGACACTCACCGCGTCCGATATCGCCGCCCTGCACAGCGGTGCTCTACCCATGCCGTCGCTGTCGGTCTATCGGAGCGCGGCCCTGTCTTTGACCGGCACGTCGCTGACCACCGTGTCCTGGGACGCCGAGGAGTGGCAGGACAACGTCGCGACGAACGCGATGCACAACACGGCCTCGAACTCCAGCCGCCTCATCGCTCCGACTGCAGGCAAGTACGACCTGTGCGCATGCCTCCAGGTGGTCTCGAACGCCTCGGCCCCCTACCTGACGATCCAGGTCAAGAAGAACGGGACGACCGTCTTGCGCACCAAGAGCATGACCGGCACGGTCAGCCAGGTGAACAGCGTCGACATCAACACCCGGCTGAAGCTCAGCGCCAACGATTACGTGGAGATCCTCGTCTCCAGCACGGTGTCCGGTCAGGCGCTGACGGTCGGCTCCAGCACGTGCTTCGCCAGTCTGGCATTCGCGTCCGCATAGCTGTCCGCGCCTCCCTGCCGACGCCGAAGAGGTGAGGCGGGGAGGTGTGGATGAAGACGCTGGCGCTCCAGAGCGGCGACCTGGTGATCGGCCAGGCCGGGCACAAGACGATCACAGGGCTGTCCAAGATCCGGCAGGACCTCGCGCTGGCTCTCGGCGAGGAGCTCGGCAACGACCGGTTCCATCCGCAGTGGGGGTCAACGCTGCCGAAGTTCGTCGGCCTGCCGATCACCGTCGACACCAACATGCTCGTACGGTCCGAGATCGCCCGGGTGATCCAGGCCTACATCAGCGTCCAGCAGAACGAGGTCGTCAACGACTCCCTGGCGGCCAGCCGGACGCGGTACTCCACCTCGGACGTGGTCGCTCAGGTGACCCGCGTCGACACCACCGTCAGCTACGACACCATCCGGGCCCAGGTGACCCTGCGTACGGTCTCCCAGCAGGATGTCTCGATCAACCGGACCCTGACCCTGTAGGAGCTGGCATTGGCAACGCAAACGGACATCGTCTCCCAGATGCGTACCGCTCTGGCGGTGACGGATCCTGACCTGGACACCTCCACCGGATCGGTCACGCGCAAGATCCTGGACGTCGTCGGCGAGGTCGTCTCCGAGGCCTATATCGACAGCCACCTGCTGACCTACCAGTACGACATCGACTCCAAGGTGGACGCCGACCTGGACGCTTTCGTCCAGCTCTTCGGCCTGGCGCGGTACGCCGCCCGGCGCGCCACCGGCACGATCACCTTCACTCGCACGGTGGCCACCGAGCTCGCCGTGGTGCCGATCAACTCCCAGATCAACTCCACCAGCACCGACGTCCAGACCGGCGACGCGATCAGCGTGCTCACGCTGTCCACCGGCATCATGGACGTCGGGGACCTCACGGTCGCCATCCCGGTCCAGGCCATCCAGGCGGGGCCGGACGGGAACCTGCCCGCCGGGTCGCTGACCCTGATCTCCACGCCGGTCACCGGCGTGACCTCGGTGACGAACGTCAACGCGCTGTCCGGCGGCGCGTTCCAGGAGACCGATTCGGAGCTCCGCGACCGCTGGAAGAAGACCGTCTTCCGCTCGATGGCGGGCACCGAGTCGATGTTCCTGGGCATCGCCGTCAACGACCCGGACTGCCCCAACGCCAACGTCGTGGGGGCCACCAAGCGCCGTCGGGAGCAGGTGCAGGTGGCGAGCGGGGTTGCCCAGTCCACGGCCGCCGACGTCTTCTACACCTACGCCAGCGGGCAGATGGTCGGCAAGGACATCGACAACGGCGACATGGCCATCCCGGGGATCCACTACACCTGGGACACCTCGGTCACCCCGCCGCGCATCGTCGTGCTCGACACGGCCGGGTATCCCGACGGCACCCTGCTCGACCTGGACTACGCCTACGTACCGATGGCCAGTCGCAACAGCCCCACCGACGCGATCACCAACCGGGTCGACGTCTGGTGCAAGGGCACCCGCTCGATCGAGGCCAGCCAGAGCGTGGTCTTCCGCAACACCCTGCTGTTCAACTCCACCGGCGGCAGCGCCATGAACAGCAACAACTTCATCCGCCCCGACGGCTCCACGCCGACGGTCGGCAACGTCTTCATCCCGCTGGCCTTCGGGCCGATCATCACGGTGCCGCCGACCCTGGTCATCGGGGCCACCACGTACGGCCTGGTGACACCGGCCCACGCCTTCGGGTCGAGCTCGGGCGGGATCACCTACGCCTACCAGATCGTGCACGACGACACCGCGTATGGCTGGGGCCCGAACAGCCGCTTCGGCCTGGAGTGGCTGGCCGCTTCCCAGCCCGCCGCCAACAGCGTCTTCAGCCTGGCCGCCGACTACAACTACAACGACGTGCCGATGGCCATCCAGCGCGAGACCGACCGCTGGAAGCTGGCCGGGACCGACATCATGGTCCACCAGGCCAAGAACGTCTTCCTGAAGTTCAACCTGGCGGTCATCTACGACTTCCGGGTGGACCAGGGGGTCACCGCCCAGGCGATCGACACGGCGATCTCGGCCTTCCTCGAAAGCCTCGGCTTCGACGCGGTGGTGCAGGCCTCGGACATCCTCTCGGTGGTGCACGCGGTGCCGGGTGTGGACTCGGTGCGCTTCCTGCACGGGGACGACATCAGCGGCTACGTCTCCGGCACGCCGAACATCTACACGGTCGGCATGCAGAAGATCGTCAACGGCACCGTCGTGGCCAGCTACGTCGACACCGACGGCCGGGCCAAGGACGTCATCCTCGGCGACGACGAGGTGCCCGCCTTCGGGCTGACCTTCAAGATCGCCAAGGCCGAGAACACCTGGACCCCGTGATGGCAGACAACGCAGGGCTGATCCAGCAGTCGAGCACGATCTTCGACTGGCCCGATACTCCGGTCGCCTCGCTCCTGCAGCTCCAGACGAGCCCGTCCGCGCCGCTGCCGGTCGACCTGTCCACCACCACGGGCCTGCTCTCGCCGGACGTGCCGACCGTCACCCGGCTGAGCCACTTCCCGGAGGACCTGTACGACCTGACCGACGGCAGCCACCTGGTGCGCTTCCTGAAGACGATCCTGGGCGACGCCGGGGCCGGGCAGCTCCGTAAGCGCCAGCTCGTCGCGCGCCTGCAGACGATGCTGAACAGCACGCACTTCTATGACCTGGACGCCTTCTACGGGTCACTGTTCGGGGTCAACCGGGGGATCACCGGCGCGCTGCCGGTCAACCCCTACACCGACACCGCCACGGCGGACGGCTGGGACGAGATCTCCACGATCGACGCCGACTTCCGGGAGAAGCTGCTCCGGCTGGCGCGGGCCATCACCATGGGAGGTACCCCGCTGGGCCTTCAGGCGATGGCTGAGGCCCTCACGGGGGTGGACTGTGACATCTACGAGGTCTACGCCCTCATGGACGCTCAGGGGAGCTCTGAGGGCGGCAACACCTGGGACGAACTGGAGAGCGACTTCGCCACCTGGGACGCCACCGAGGGCGGGCAGCTCTGGAGCGACATGGAGGGGCGGCAGACCTTCGGCAACATGGGGATCGACTGCCGTAACGAGGTGGTCGTCCGGCCGAAGAAGGTCTACGACAACACCCCGGACAGCCTGCGTGAGCGGGCGGACGACACCCGGGGGATCCTGCGCGTCCTGGAGGTGCTCAAGCCCTCCTTTGCCCTGCTGTCGGTGGACTCCTCCGGCGTCGGCGTGCACGCGGAGGCCTCGATCGCCACGATCTCCTCACCCTCGAACTACTGGGAGATCTCGGCCCGGGTGATCCCCAAGGACGAGCTGAAGAGCTGGTACAACAAGGTCCTGGACGCCTATGACCACCGGGCGAACCCCCAGGGCATCGACTCGGCCCAGCCGCAGCCACCGTTCACAAACACACAAGGCCAGCAGTTCAGCCAGGTCTCCCAGGTCGTCTCGGCGACCGCGCAGGAGACCGACATGGAGCTGACCAAGTCGCAGAACTTTGACAAGGTCAAGATCCTGAACTCGGTCGACTATGACATCGTTCACTTCCCGGACGGCAAGATCCAGACCTACCTCCCGAGCTACGCCGTGATCGACCCGAAGCGGGCCTCAGCGGCCCGTACGGCCTCGGACGGCGTCATGATCGCCGCGCCCTACTCCGGCACCCGCAACACCGTTCCGACGGCAGGATGAGGCATGGCTGACCCCATTGACGTCCCGACGCCGCCACCGGGCTATCTCTCCACGCCGAGCATGGCCCCGCTGACGGTCGACGGTCTCCCGCTGGCCGACGCCACCGGCGCGCTGCTGTCCACCCCGTCCACCCCGGGGCAGCAGCAGGCCGAGAGCCAGCGATTCTGGTCGACGCCGCCGCGCCCGCTCGGCGACCCGCACGACGAGGTCCTGCTGATCAAGCTGGCCAAGCCGACGCAGATCAACTACATCGAGCTCGACCTACCGCACTTCCCGCATCATTTTTATATCTTCTACTGGGAACCGACCAAGAAGGCCTGGCTGGAGATCCAGGCGCAGCCGAACAAGTACTCGGTGCGCTTCTACATCGACGGGGCGGTGCCGCAGGTCATCGGCCCGGCCAACGTGATGCAGGCACACCAGCACCCCAGCCACTACGGGGCGGACCACTGGGTGCACTACTCGGCCGACCTGGTGCCCTTCACCGCCACCAAGCTCCGGCTGTCCGGCAACCGCAACTTCGGCTCGACCAAGGGCGGCCCGGTCGACGTCCACGGCAGGCCTGCCAACTACGCCCTCGGCGTGCGCAACCTGGACTTCGGCACCCGCATCCTGAGCAGGCAGGATGTGCCGCTGACCGACCGCGACCCGGACATCATCACCGAGCGTGAGTCCTTCACGGTCGTCACGGACATCGCGGGCAGCCCGGTCGAGCTGTCCATGCGCGAGAACCGCGCGAGCGACCTGATCCTGGGGCGGATGTGGAAGTGCGAGCCCCAGCCCTTCTCCTACGCCGTCATCCCGCTGTACGTCGATGCCCGCGACCCCCAGGGCAACCCGCAGGTCATCGACCGGTTCTACCTGAACCCGATCACCTCCGGCGTACGGGTCAATCTCTACTACTCCGAGACCCCGCCGGACGCGAGTGACTTCGACGCCGAGGACACGCCGCTGACGTTCCCGCTCACCCGCCAGGCGGGCCAGGGCATCCCCACGCTCGACAGCGACGGCCTGGCCTTCCCGGACAAGATCGCCTACATCGACGTCAGCAACCAGGCGATGCAGTGGGACCCGACCAAGCCGTTCTGGGTCGGCGTGGACATCCAGCCGCAGTTCAACAGCTCCGCCACCACCGATCACGTCATCTGGGACGCCGGGCCCTTCTCGCTGCTCTGGCGCGACCAGGAGTGGACTCTGGCCTTCGACGACGGCTACCTGACGCTGCCGCCGTATGACCACCAGATCAACCAGCACCTGCAGTTCGTGATCGGCTACGACGGCCAGCAGGTCAGCTTCTACTCGCCCGAGGGCGGGGTGATCCTGCTCCCGGCCACGATCGAAGACCTGACCGTGGCGGCCATCCGCTTCGGCGCGGAGGAGGGCTTCACCGACGAGGACCTGATCATCACCGGCGACTACCGGCTGCACTCCTTCGTGCTGAAGAAGGAGTCGCTGCCCTTCATCTCCGGTCCCGGCGGGATCGAGGTCCCCCAGCCGGTCGCCGACTTCATCTCCGACCCGGCCGCGTACGTGCTCAAGGCCCCGTACGCCGGGCAGGACACCGGCTCGACCAAGAACTCCCTGCTGCGCTTCGGCCTGCAGTTCGTGATGGGCACCCCGGAGAACGGGATCAACCCCTGGGGCTTCGTCGGCGGCCCCGACAACGTCTACGACGACGTGGTCTGGACCCCGATCAACCGGGACTTCACGCTGGCCAAGGGGTTCATGCAGTTCAATCCCACCCGCGCGGCCTGCTTCAAGTTCGAGTTCACCAACCTGCAGCCGCAGCCGTACGAGGTCTACCAGCCCAAGACCACCAAGGTGCAGGTCTTCCCCTCGGCCATCGTGGCGAGCTCCACGCCGACCCAGCCCTCCGGGGACTCCGGCGCGGGCAGCTCGGGCCTGATCGCCAACAACGACGCGGTCCACCCGCTGCAGTACGCCGACGCGATCCGGCTGCGCTACACCGCGCCGACGCAGACCGCCCTGGGCGGTCTCCCGCCGACCGAGGCCATGTACGCCACCGACCCGGCGACCGCCCAGCGCCTCGCCCAGTACGGGGGCATGTACCACTTCCAGCCCTGGCAGCCGCCCGCGACCACCCCCCGCTTCAACACCACGGCCAGCCACTACTACGAGACCGTGGACGTCGTCCAGAACAGCCGGGTGGCCTACTTCGTCGCCCTGTCCGGCCTGAGCATGTACCGGGTCGACTACGCCACCGACGACGACACCGACCAGTACCTGGAGACCTTCGGCGACCTGCTGCACGTCGCCTCCTCGAACTGGCCCTGGCAGCCGGGCGCGCTGTCGACCCCGGCGGACATCGCCGCGCCGGTGACGGCCACCTCGGTGGTCTTCCCCTCGCGCCGGAAGGTGCGCGGGATCCAGTTCGCCAGCCAGCAGAGCTCGGCGGTCCAGCTCCTGATCGACCCCGACTTCGACGATCCGGAGCTGCGCGCCTGGTCACCGGTCGGGGACATCGCCCCGCTGGAGCTGAGTGAGGACTTCAACGCCTCGGTCGGATCCACGGTCAAGATCCAGCGCGAGTCCGGCATCGACAACTGGGCCGACATGGAGGCCAACTGGGCATCCTGGGACGAGCTGGAGGCCTCCATCGCCGGGGACACCCGGCCGAACTGGAATGACCTGGAGGTCGACACCGAGGGCGGCACCGTCGGCGGGGTCGTCTACGGGGCCAACGTCGAGACGACCAAGGCGGGCCGCCTGTACGCCGCCGCGCGGGTCTACACCGACGTGCCCCTGACCGAGCCACTGGTCCTGCAGATCCTGGACGAGTCCGGCACCGTGCTGGCCGAGGCCGAGCGCACGGTCACCGGCGGCCACGTCACCGAGTGGTACGTGGGCTACACGATCGGCGAGGGCGGCGGGACCGAGTCCGAGACCTGGGACGAGATCGAGGCCTCCAACGCCAGCCCGAGCCTGCCCAACTACAACGACCTGGCCATCCAGACCTGGGACACGGTCGACACCACCGAGCTCCCGCTGGGCACCAAGGTCTCGGTGCAGCTCCTGCAGCGCGGCTCGACCACCGACACCTTCTTCGTCGACAACCTGTCCCTGTTCGAGGACGCGATCGTCTGGGAGTTCTCCAACGACGGCGGGGCGAACTGGTGGCCGGTCTATGACATCCGGAACGACCCGCACGGGGTCTTCATCTTCCCGGATCCGACCACCCCGACGATCTCCACGGGCACCCAGCTCATGTGGCGGGTCACTGGCTACCGGCCCTACCTGCACGTGAACAGCCTGGCCATCCGCCCCTGGTACGGGTCCCTGCCGCTCGGGGTGCCGCACCGGGAGCCGGGCATGGGCGGGCCGAACATGAACCCGACCGACCACTTCCCCCCGGTCGAGCAGGACCCGCGCTGGCAGGCCTGGCATGAGCCGGTGCCCCAGGACTGGTGGTTCGTCCAGCGGCAGCTCCTGCTGCTCGGGCGCCCCTACATCCCGGTGGACACCTCCACGCCGAGCTCGCGGGCGAACGTCTGGCTCAACCCGGACGGCCTCGTGCCGATCCCGCCGGTCACGCCGCCCGACGACAGCCCGCCGCCCGACGAAGAGCACATCGGCCCGGAGATCTACATCGACATCTACGGCGACCCGTACACCGGGACCTACGGTCCGGAAGCGGGCGGGGGCACCTACACCGATAACTACGGGAACGGGACATACTGATGACCGATCGCGCGCACTGCTACCGGCTCATCCAGGACGCGGCCGGGGACCTGCAGCCCAACTCCGTGATCCGGGTGCTCCAGCCGGGGACCGAGACGCTGATCTCCGACCCGCTGTACCCCGACAACGCCACGGTCAGCTCGATGACCAACCCGTTCATCTCGGTGGACGGCACGCTGAACTTCTACCTGGACGTGCCGCAGCGGGTCCGGCTCGGGGTGACCAAGCCGGGCAGCGACGAGATCTTCTTCGACGACGTCGACATCCTGCTGGACTCCAACGCCTCGATCGACCAGTCTCACACCGGCGCGGGCACCAACTCCACCACGGTGGGCACGACCGCGACCTCCACCGGCGCGGGCGCGGCCTCCTTCGGCAACTCCGCCTCGGCCGACGGCAGCGAGGCGACGGCGGTCGGCCATTCCGCCGACGGGGAGGGCAGCAACTCCGTCGCGGTGGGCTCAGCGGCCGTCAGCACGGGCACAGGCGGCACCGCAGTGGGAAAGGGTGCCGTGGCCTCGGCCACGGGCGCGGTGGCCGTAGGGACGCTCTCAACGGCTTCTGGCAACAACGCCGGGGCGCATGGGGACAACGCGGTGGCCTCCGCCCAGCAGAGCACCGCCGTCGGCTCGGGCACCACGGCCAGTCACGTGCACTCCACCGCCGTCGGCGCGCAGGCGGCCACCACCGAGACCAAGCAGGTCATGCTCGGCCAGCCGGGCGACTTCGTGGAGATCCCCAACTTCATGACCCTGAAGTCGATCCCCGGCGGGATCAAGTACCGGGCCTACGTCCGTGACGATGGCACGTTCAGCCTGCGCTACCACTACCCGCTCGACGCGGTGAACCTGCTCACTACCGGCAGCCACGACGACGACTTCGAAGGTTCCAACGGCTCCTGGGCGGCCACGGCGGGCGCGATCACCAACAGCTCGACGTTCTTCTACGCCGGGGCGAGCTCGATGAAGATGACCGCCTCGGCCCTGAGCAGCCTCGCCACCTCGCTCAAGGTGGCCGCCGTGGCCGGGCACACCTACATCGGCAAGGCGCAGATGTACCGGCACTCCGGTGACGGCACCGCCCCGACCCACTTCCAGGCCTGGCTGCTCTTCTACGACGCCAGCAACGCCCTGATCGGCTCGGCGGTGGCCGGTCCGGCCCAGACCATCGTCAACGACACCTGGTTCCCGGCCGACATCCGGGCGGTCGCACCGACCCTGACCACCCAGGTGGCCCTGCGCGTCGGTGTGGGCACCGGAGAGGGCCTGAGCGGCACGATCTGGTACGCCGACGCCGCCGGGATCTTCGACCTCGGCTGAGCATGACGAAGGGCCCCTCCCGTGGAAGAGGGGCCCTTCGCGTTCGGTGGGTCAGGCGTGGTCGCGGACCAGGACCGGGATGGTGTCCTGGGGCTCCTTGGGCGGGGCGACCGGCTTGACGCTGATGAAGGCGATCTCGGCGAAGTTCACGATGATCATGTGGCCGGTCGCCTTGCCCTCGTTGTCGAAGTCGCTGAAGGCGTCGACCGTCTTGGACCGCAGGCTCTCGGTGAGTTCGCGCTGAGCCGCGCCGACGGACTCCCAGCGGGCGCTCATGAAGTACTGCCGGTTGCCCTTGGGGGTGATGAGTTCGACGAACAGAACCGTGGGGTTCTGCTTGGCAATGGTCATAAAGCTCTCCTTCGGGGTGAGATCGACCTAGCCTACTCCAAGGAATCCCGGAGTACTACCCCGCGCAGCATCATGACGTGGCGCTCCCAGGGGATGCCGAACTTCTCATCCCAGCGCTCGTCCGGCCGGGTCCGCCCGAACGGCATGCCGCACTGGCACCGGCCGAAGAACTCGCAGTCGCCGTACTCGATCACCAGCGCGTGGCCGCCCTCCCAGAAGGTCAGCGGTAGCGGCTCCTCCTCAGCGGGCATCGCGCTCCTCCCGCATGCGACGGGTCTCCTCGCGGATCTCGGCCGCTTCGGCCAGCCGCTCGCGGGTGAGGCGCATGTTCCGCCGGATGTCCCGGTAACACCACAGTACGAAGACGAAGCCGCCCAGCGCGATGGTGCCGCCGACGACACCGATCCATGCCCAAATATCCAATGATCCTCCTCGGGGAAACACGAAGGCCCGAGCGTCAGCGGCTCGGGCCTTCGATCGTGACCCTGGCGCGGCCCCTCCGGGGAGGGTCTCCATCCGGCCAGGGCTCCAACAATACTTGGTAGCAGGTGGACCCGCAAGGGGAACGAAGAGAAGGGCCCGGTCCGAAGACCGGGCCCTTCTTCCCCTCAGCTCCCCCGAAGAGCTAGAGATCGGCACCTAGTGCCAGTGGCGCGAGCGGGATTCGAACCCGCGACCTTTGGGTTATGAGCCCAACGAGCTCCCGAGCTGCTCTATCGCGCTGCGCCCAGGGTACCTCATACGCGGATCACGGTGTTCTTTTTGGTGGCCAGCGCCTGATTCGACTTGGAAGTGGCGGGGCCGCCCGGGGCCGGGCCGTCGGGATTGGTCTTCCCGAGGATCCGCAGGGCCTTGGCGATGCCGCCCGCGAGATCAACATCCTCGTCATCGACGACCAGGCCCATCCGGAATCCATCCCACCGGCCGCGTTGGGTCTGGCGGGCCTCGATCGTGAAAACGCAGTGCTGGCCAGCGCCGTTGATCTTGTCGATCTCCAGGTTGGCGCAGCCCGGCTCGGGGTGGGTGATCTCCACGTCGAGGCCGCGCGAGCGCAGGATGCCTGCCTGGTGGAGGAGGAACGCGGGGGTGTCAGCGGTCAAGAGAGCCTCCTAGATGACGTCGGGGCGGCAGGATCGCTCCCACCGCCCCGCACGTACACGGTACGTCAGGGGGTGTTCGGCTTCCCGACGTAGAGGGTGCAGGACTTGCCGCCCTGCTGGCACTCCCGGATGGTGTCCTGGAGGCCCAGCCAGTACTCCGCCTGGGAGCCGTAGAGCTTCTTGGCAGCCGCCAGCCGCTTGGCGTTGACGGCGGCGGCCTGCTCGGCGGCCACCTGCTGGTCGTACTGCTGCTCGATCGTCTTGGACGTCGGGGCCATGGCCGTGAAGTGGATCTGCGGGACACCGCAGGTCTTCTCGTCCGAGCCCGTCGAGCAGAGCCAGTTGATCTTCAGGCCCGAGGTCTCCTGCAGCGCGGTCGGGAACTGCGCCGAGACGGCCTTGTCGAGGTCCGGCCAGCCACCCAGCGTCCAGGTGTTCGGGCCGAACTTGCCCTTGTTGGCCGGGTTCTCCATGACCTCCTGGAAGGCACGGTCGATGGCCGGGCCGACCTGCTCCTTGAGCATCTCGTTCCAGCCCGGGTCCGAGCTCTTGGCCTTACCCGAGTTGTCGCTGTTCTCCTGCGGGGAGGTCTCCGCGCAGCCGTACTTCAGGCACAGCTTGGCGAACCACTCCTTCATCACGTCGGCGTTCTGGTTGAGCTGGAAGGGCATCGTCGAGTAGGCGTACACCGGCGTGCCGGGGCTGTTGGCATCCCCCTGGAGCTTGGTGCCCTGGGAGGTGTCCCGGTCCCCGTCGTGGCCGGTGATGTAGTTGCGCGCGTTGCAGGGGAAGTACCAGGCGATCTCCTTGTCGCCTTTGCCCACCTTGTCGCCGGGGGCGACGATGCGCTTCACGTCCTGCTTGTCTCCGAACCCGCGCCCCGTGACGGCGGCGCACTGCCCGATCGAGGGCGTGGCGTTGGAGAAACAGGCGGTGAGCAGGGGGCTGGCGGCGACACACGCCACCGCCAGGCCTGCGACCTTGATCTTGGTCTTCATCCGTGCCTTTCTTCGGGAGAGGACTTTCAGGTCAGCTCGGCAGCCTTACGCCTGGCCGAGTACAGCGCCTCCGAGACCTCATTCGGCATGGTCTCGTAGGTGAGCGGGTTGGCCGCGATCTCGCCGATCATCAGTGTGACGGCGTCGATGTTGGCCTGCGCGCCGGAGATGAGCTTGTAGGTCCGCGCCTCGATCTCCTTGCGCTGGGCGTTCCACAGGCGCATACGGGAGAGCCCCACGATCACGGCCCAGACGATCAGGACGAGCCCGACGACGCAGACCGCGATCAGGGGAAAGGTGGTCTCAATGGCGTATTGCATGACCCCTCTTGGATGTGGAGGAGGCCACCCCGGTTCCGGCCCCAGCTAAGCTCCCGGAACCGGAGCGACCTCCGCGAAGGTGCAAGTACGGACGGTCCACGCTCCGGGTAACCCCCCGGAAACCCCAAAGCCGTCCCGTCTCAAATGCACCTTGTCTGGATAGC